ATTGCAAAACTAAACGCTTGCTCCACGGTACGTGAAGCATCAGATATCATCCTACATGAATTTGAGCGTCCTGCCAACCAATCGGAGGAAGTTGAGATTCGCCGTGCTGGATATGGACAGGAGTTCTATAATAAATATTATGGGGAACCTGATGCTCCGGCAGAATTCGAAGCATACAACGTACGCGTTACAGCAACCTTATTGAATGTACGTTCTGGCCCAGGAACGAACTTTGGTATCAATTCATCCATTATGGATCAAGGACTCTACGGAATCTGTGATGAATCTGATGGTCAAGGGGCATCCCGCTGGGGGAAGATGTCTAATGGATGGGGATGGATTAGTCTCGATTATACGGAATGTGAATAAAATCAAGGAGGAGGGGATATCCCTCCTCCTATTTCTTTTCTATTTATATATTCTCAGTATATGAAGGAGGGCGTATATCATATGGCTAAAGATGATGTATTTGGAATGTATTCCAAGTTATTGGAATCTGAGAATAATAATCGTTCAGTGAAGCGAACTAATTTTGATGAAGAGGATGGCGAACTCTTCATCACTAGTAAAGAGATTGTTAAACAGAAAGAAGAGTTTGAAAAAGCAACAGGTGCTCCAGCAGACCGAGATGGTGTTATTGAAGAGGAAGCACATTTTAAACGATTCACGCAAAGGCGTCAACATAAATACACAGAAAGCGAGATGAATCAAATCCGCGATTCGTGTCGGAATACAATCGTTCACGACTATGGGGAGTTTGATATTTATCATATTTCTGATGAAGAACGACGGAAGAATGATCAGCTTGCTGAGATCAGTATGAAGTTGGCACGACTGAAACGTACATATCGAAGAGCAGATCAATATATTGAAGCAATGCGTATCGTATATGAAGCATGGTCCATATTGGAAAAGAATAATTACCTTCATACAAAAGATGAATTCTTTGAATTAGTATCCGAAGGAAAAATAGTTTCCAATCGAATTATTATGCCGAAATTAAAAGGAATGAATCGATATAACTTGGACCTATTGATCAAGTACATTAGTAATCCGGATCTTGATGCTTCTATCTTCAGTCCGAAAACAACATATGATGACGATTTCTTCTCTGATGAAACAGAGGAGGAGCAGATGGAACGTCTTCTTTCGGTAAAAGAAGCAGAGTCCATTCTAAATGAAGATGAAGTTGTCGATCCTCCTTCCATCGAAGTCAATGATATGAAACGAAAATATGTGAAGGGATATAATAAATCCTCACGTTCGAAAAAGAAGAAGGGGAGTAAGAAAGAACGATTGTTGCGAGAAGGTGTCGGTGAGCTATTACGTAAAATTGAGAATGGTCGTAATTATCGAGACTATAGTAGTTATATGATTACGACAGATCTCTTTCATGTTGAAAAGGAGAAGGCTACCATCTGGGATAAACATCCAATGCGTGGAAGTTGGTCCAATAGTGATGACGTTCGCATGTATGAACTAGAGATTCAAGAAGCTATGATGGAGGAACATCCAGAAGATGAACGTTATATGACTTATGGAGACAAAGAACTCCAGAAGTTTTTCCGCATCTCGGAAGAACATGGTGTAAATATCATTGATCTTCGGAGAAAGATTGATGGAACAGATGATGAGATATCCAAGAAGAAATTGGAGCTATCTCGTAAAGAAAATAAGAAAATTGAATCTGCGTTGATTCAACGTATTACGAAATTGAATCAATCCAAGAAATTTAAGAAACTCACAGCAAAAGCCGAATCTGCGTTGGAAAATTATAAGGAGGATACATAATAAATGAATACAAAAATTGATATTGAATCCTACTCGGATGAAATATATGTAGTCATTCGAAATATATTCGAATTGACGTTTCTTGTTAGGAAACAATATACAGACCCATCCATGTATCACTTGCATCGCCAAATCGTTTTGGAATCCATAGAAAATGCTCAAAACATTCTTAAGAAATTTATTATAACGAATGGCACATCATCTCCTCCATTATATGATGCGGATGTAATAGAATCGATCCTGCAGGAAAGCTATGAGGAAGCTTGTAACGCAATTCATGAATTGGGTCATCCTATTGTATTTATGGAGAAATGTCCATGGAGCATTGAAGAGTTGGTGACTGAAGATTATAATGATATTGCCAAAAAACTTAAAGAAATATCTCTTCAGGTATACATGGAAGAAGTACATGAGTATATTAAACAATACATTCTATGAAACGTTAGATAATAAACAAAGGAGGAATTAATTATGTCAAGTCTACCAATTGAAATTTTCACGGATGGATCCTCATTGAATAACCCTGGTCCATCGGGGTGTTCCTACATTATTCGTTACTGGAATTCCAATGATGAGAATGATATGCCAGTAGCGACAGATTTTGAATATAAGCAAGGATACCGACTTAGCACCAACAATCGAATGGAACTCATGGGAGCTATCCTTGGTATCGAAGAGGTTATGAAAAAGATTGCGGATGGTTCCTTTACAACAAAAACTGTGAATGTGATCTCTGATAGTAAATATCTATGTGATGCAATCAATAAACGGTGGATTGATAAATGGCCCCAGAAGGGTTGGATTACATCAACAAACTTCCCGGTTCGTAACAAAGATCTTTGGGAAAAAATAATTCAACTTCTGGAATCATGTAAGAAAGAGAGTATCATTCTTACATTTAGTCATGTGATGGGACATAACGGAAACGAATATAATGAAAAGGCTGATCAGCTCGCAGTTGAAGCATCTAACGATTCAGCAAATCATAAGATCGATGAATTCTACGAGACCAATATAAAAGGTAAAAGGAATTATTGAGAAAGGGTGTTAGATTCATGAATTATGAATCCCTACGTTCTCTTCCGATTCTGAACGGAGTTCGAATCATTGGAGATAAAACATTTGCTGACTATGGTCTCGTACCAATGAACTCGGCAGAAATTACAGAAATTCAATTGGAGATCTTTGGATATGTATTGTAAATATAGTGGTGGGGTTTCCACCACTATACTCTTTTATTGTGAGGTAAGTCATGACAAATCATAGTTGTAAAAATATAACAATCGACGCAAATCATCCTGGATTCTTTCATTTCATTATCCTTGATGAATTTGGTGGTCCGAAGTTCTCCAGCGGATATATCGTGTTCATGAAGGACAATAAACAAATGGTATCGGAAGCGGATGTCTCATCCATGATTCAATTCTATAAGAGGTGCACCGGAGAGATTAGTAATGAGTTTAATGACACCATAACCAAGAGGATTCGAGAGTCTTTGAATGCCGCCAACATATTCGTGGATGATGACGATCTTCCTTCTGATGATAAGAAGGAAAAAGATCCTCTCGATAAGATTGAACCATTATTCTCTATCATTCATACTGACTTCACAATTGTGGACGATGATATCGTGGACGATGGTATCATTGCAGAGTATATTCGCGAGAATATTGCTGAGAAGCATGCTCTGTACCTATATACATCGTTCGATACGGTTCCAAAGTTCCGTATTCCAACACATCACATTGATATCAATAATCGATATAAGAAGTTGAGTGATGGAGTTAATTCATATCTTCGATCATTGTATGATGATAGATCGGAAGAGTTCTACAAATCCATACGATATGATCTTAGTGTCGACTCCATTGTACAGAAAATCATTCCTCTCCTCTCAAAGTATGGAAAGAATACAATTGATGAGAGAGACTACTATGGTGTTCTGAACGATGAAGTATTGGCGTGGTTCGCGGAAGAAATTCTTCGTACGAAAATTACCTTGGATCGAGTGATTGCTCTACAGGATAATGAAGTTAGCAAACTTGTACTCAAATTATACATCCATAAGAAGGAGTTGTTTGTGGATCGTTATTCGCAGGAGTACTTTGATTTCCTGAAGACAATTGTCATTCGTTCCAACTTCAATGCGCAGGATCATGACTATCGTGACTTCCCAGCATTTGCTGCAAACAACTTCACCCTTGAACAGGTAATGAAGTTGATGACTGAGAACTGAGTTAACGAACAGTAAATAAGAGGAGGGATTATTCCCTCCTCTTATTTTTTAATTGTAGATATGGTAGTTTGTAGAACTCAGATTTATTCCTTCCATTAAAAATAATATTTTCAGGGAATTGAATATTGTTGTCATCAATTTTTTGAAACTGTGTACGATCACCATATTCATCAACGCATGTTGGAACATTACAAACATAATGAGTGGTGCCTACAGGGCTAATATCTGTCGACCCACACCTTGGGCAGTGAATCATATTTACTCCTCCAATCTATATATATTATATATATGATATAAGATAAAGAATCTGGCGATTTATAGATCTTATATCATGAGTATTCTTTTAGTGAAAAGAAAAGGGGTAGATGATTATAATGGGAAAGATTATTAATCAGAAAGAAACTTTCATTTACGAGTTCATCGATGAACTTGTTGAGCTCATTGACCGGTGGGATATCCTCCTATACCGGCCGCATACGTATGAAAATGTTCCGGGTATTAACCGGATCATCGTTGATAAGATCGATGGGCAGTATATCGCAGAAATGTATCGCCGCGACGAGAAAGTGTTGACTGAAGAGATTTCAGTTAACGAGCTCGTTGGTCTCGTCATCTTGTCAATGCGAAAAGTAAAATATGTTAATGCGGTTAAAATGATTATCACCCAAGATACAGCCAGGAATAAATCTATTCCGAACTGGTGGTATATTGAGGTGGACGGGGAATACGAATCCTTCTACGACGATGATGTATGTGACGAAAAGGACTAAGGAGGTAATTAAAATGAAAAACTTGGAAGCGTACAATAACGCATTGAAGATGGTGCGTGAAGATGAAAAGGCTGAAACGGATAAACTCTTCAAAGAGTTTTCCGCGAAGCATGACGCTCGCATCGCGGAGCTTCACCGAGCGATGGAGAAAAGCGATAAGATGATGAGCGATATTGCTGATCAGAATCAGCACAATCGGCAGCTCAAAAGTGATATCGAGGATCTCCTCGCCTCTATGCGTGGATGATCATTCTACTAATGAAAGGGACTCTACATCCCTTTCTTTTTTTGTATTATTTTCGACAGCGTCTTAATAGAATTACATTTAGATGAGGTGATGGCATGGAAGATAATATCATTGATTATGAATCATTAGATTATGGCGCATATGAATTGGGAAATGCTATATTTGAAGAGAATATCAAATATGGGAAAGCAGAATTTATGCGCCTTAATGTTCGTCGTATTCGATTGCCTGATGGTAAAGGGAATCTAGTTTATTTATTATCAAATAACTTTGAGAACTCCCTACGTATGGTTGTGAAGAAAACATTCATTGTCCCACCAACATATCGTCGTTTCTATTATCCATACATTGCCATGGGTAGTTTTATGAAACGACGCTATCGAATGAATCTTATCAAGGAAAAGAATGAACGCATTAAACAGATTAAAGAAATAACAAAACTACGTCCAATCACATTACGATTTATTCCAAAGACATCGGATAATATCTTTTTTTCTGCAGCAGATCTATTTCAATTATTCGAACCTATTGTGAGACGTTACCCAATCAAACGAATTTATTCTCAATTCTTCCCAGAGTTCGTTCGAGTGATTAGAGAATTCACTCCAGAAATTATGAAAGAGAGCGATTCTCCAGAATGGAATAATCGCCTTCTTATTATTGATGCAGAACAGTTTGCATTTGATATTTCTGGTGGTGTGAAAGAGAATCAGACAAATCCACTATTCCTTCTATATCTTGCATACATCCGTGGAAAGAATCTGAACAAATTAATGGATCTTGATCAAGATATGATGATTTGTTCCAAAGATAAATTTATCAAGTTCAATCCAAAGATGATGACGTTTGATAAATGGATGATGTTTAAACGAGCACTCTTCCGAATTATGGGAGCGGATCTCGATAAATATACGGAGGAACTTCCAGAAGAGGATAAGAAAGATGTTGAAGAGTTAACATCCAAAGAAATTACGACACAAGCAATTGTAAAGAAGTCCATTGAACCATACACGCAAATGAGTTCTACTGCGACAAAGGATGCTTTACAAACATCCATTGATAAACGAATTCATCAAAAGGTTGCTTCTAGTATTGCGTTATCGAATGAATTGAAGAAGGCTGTTCCAACGATTCTATCAAAAGAAAATCCAAAGGAAGCACCACGACTAGTACCGACGAAGTTGGTAAACCAGCGACCAACACATCCATTGAATCCAAATCAAGAACGTTTATTTCGCGCAATTTCTTCCGATTATGAACCGCTGTATTCAGAAGGCGAAGATGATCAGGACGAGGATATTATTCAAAAGAATGAGGATATCATTCAATCCGATGTATCGGATATGATTACGAATGATCCAGAAGTAAAAGAGGAGCTCCTTGATGATACGCAAGAACGTATTATGCCTATCGAGAATAAGAAAGCTTCTTCCATTTCATCTGAACGCGATCGAAAATTACGAGAAGAACAAAAGAAAATTGTCGTAAAGAGTTCTTCCATTGAAGAAATTCTTATGCGTGATGTTTCCAACGTTCCCATTCAGACTGAAAATAAATCAAAACAACTCCATACCTCGAATCAAAATGTAAAGAATATTACCTTCAATAATTTCGATAAGACATATATTGAAGAATTGTATACGAAGGATCTAGTTTCTTGCTTCGATATGTTGAAGGATAAGAATGCGCCATTTTATATTACTGGAATTGATATAAAAGATACTTCTACCAATATGGATCTTAAAGAAACTTGGTCCGTTCATATTGTTGATCAAAATAAGAAACGTTCTACAATCAAAGTAGATATCCCAAAGTTCTATCAGAATAAATTCATGATGATTGGTGGGAATAAGTATATCATTCTAAAGCAGAATTTCTATAATCCGTTAGTGAAAGATACTCCAGATACTGTTATTCTAACGACGAACTTCAATAAGGTGACGATCACGCGCCGCTCTACTCGTTCTCTCACTGGAATTGAGCGCATCTTCTCACTCGTTAAGAAAACACAAGATACGAAAATCTTTACGGTTGGTGATCCAAGTAAAGAAAACCTACGATATATTTCAACATTGGAATATGACGAATATTCACGAAGATTATTCTCATATCAGTCCAAGGGATGTAAGATTATCTTCTCTCGGAAAGAGTTAGAAGATAAATGGAAAGACAAAGTTCCGTCAGACATTAAAGGAAATGAATTCTTCATTGGTATGGAGGGATCCAACCCAATATTGATCAACGAAGATACTGGACGAGATCGTACGGGACGGAATATCTCAGAAATCATTCGAGATAATTTATCCGATGATTACCGTGCTGTATATGATTCAATTAAACCGGGTAGTACGAGAATGTATGTTGAAGCAAAAATGGCTGGTCAGTTCCTCCCAGTTGTTGTCATTCTCATGAACTGGGTTGGATTGACAAAGGCATTGGATTTGATGAATATTCATTGGGAATTTAATCCAGATATAAGAAGAATTCCGAATGATTCGAAATTCCATTATATTCGTTTTCAAGATGGTATTTTAGCGTATCAGCCAGACACATTTGCAGAACTCATTCTCAATGGGTTGTATAAATTAAAGCCTGAAAAGATTAAATTCAAAGAATGTGATACGGAAGCAGCATACCTGGAGTTCATGCATAGCGTATGGGGAAACTATAATGGGATTAATGAAATTCAAACCTTCTATGAATTCTTAATGGATCCAATCACAAAGGATGTATGTCGAGACCTCCTACTTCCAACAGATATCGAATCACTTCTCATCTATGCTGTAAAATTATTGGCAGATAATGCATGTGTATCAAAAGCGTCAGATAAATCGTATCGTGTTCGATCGGTTGAAATGATTCCTGCGATCCTATACTCATGTATTGCTAACCAATATAAAGCGTATCAAAAATCTGGTGGGCGTACGCCAATGACATTGAATCAGCGTGCCGTTATTTCAAAATTAATGCAGGAAAAATCGGTAGATGAATATTCTACTTTGAATCCTGCCATCGAAGTTGCAAAATCAAATACCATTTCAACGAAAGGATATAAAGGATCAAACTCAGAGTATTCCTATGATGAGGAAAAGAGATCTTATGATCCTTCTGCTGTTGGAAAGATTGCAATGACAACCTCGAATAAGTTGCGTTGTTCGAGTAAAACTTCTTGAACTGCTGGAAAGGTTATCATACCCAATCAGCAGCATAGTTACATCCAATGATGTAAACTGTTCAACGACTATCCGTAATGGAGTACACTCTAAGCAGAGTGGAAGTGAGAAGCGCGATAATATTTATCGTGATGATATAGTCTAATATCTTGCATAACATATGTAGGAATAAATGGGGACGCAAATGTCGGTATCAATAGATACTTAGTAGTAGAGCCAGAGATTGAAAATGCTCGTGGATATAGAAAAGTCGTTAATGACGACAGTGATGAAAGACAATTGAAAGATGTTGAAGTATTCTCACCAATTGATATGCTAACCCCTGGAACTTCATTGACCGACGATCCAATCAGAAATTCGATAGATTTATTTGCGCTGTCGAATATTTAAATTACATGAACTGCTGGAAACTCTCTTTGAGACAATCAGCAGCATAGTTACATCCAATGATGTAAACTGTTCAACGACTATCCGTAATGGAGTACACATCAAGTGATGTGGAAGTGTGTAACACGTTTATTAGCGTGAAGATATAGTCTATTACATGATGTGAATCATGTTAGTAAAAAGCTGCAAAACAATCACAACATTTGGTACCTACGCAGGGTGCGGTACCATCACTTATATCCAATGGATATGATGAAGCTGTGCAATATCATCTCTCGAATGACTTCGTCATTAATGCGGAAGAGGATGGCGAGGTTGTTGAAGTAAATGATGAACTTGGATTCATTATGGTAAAATACAAATCAGGAAATACACAAGCGATCAATACAAACCATGATATTGTTAAGAACTCTGGCGGTGGGTTCTATCTATCAAATACATTAAAACCCGTATACACAAAAGTAGGTCAGAAATTTAAGAAAGACGAAGTACTAGCATACCATGACAAATATTTCCATTATTCAAAATTCAATGGATTGCGCTATTCTGTTGGACCATTAACGAAGGCGGCCATTCTATCAACCTATAATACCTATGAAGATGCTGGTATGATTACAGAAGCTGCTGCAGAACGAATGAAATCATCCATTGTATATCTACAACCAGCAACCTTTAAACAGAATGCAAATATAATCCAGATGGCAAAGATTGGTGACCATGTTAATATCGGAGATTCCTTAGTCAAATATGATATTTCATTTGAAGATAACGAAATCGCGAAGTATCTATCTAAACTATCAGAAGATAATCGTGCTCTTCTAGAAGAGGAAACAAAGAATGATATCAAGACCGATCATGCTGGTACAATTATTGATATCAAGGTATACTCTCTTCTCGATCCATCCGCGCTTTCACCATCATTAGGAAAAATCGTTCAACAGTATTTTGATAAGGGATTAAATAAAAAGAAATTCTTGGAGAAGTATGATTCGTCCGATGGTGTAGTGAAATCAAATTATCTATTAACTGATTCTACTGAGCCAATCGTCAATCAATATAATACCATCAAAGGTCGCTATAAAGGAATCGATGTATTAATCGAATTCTACATTGAACATCCAGATGTTATGGGTGTTGGTGATAAAGTTGCATTATATTCTGCAAATAAACAGATTATCTCAGAACTCATTCCAAAAGGATATGAACCATATACAGAATCGGAACCGGATGAAGAGATCAGCGTTATCACTCCACCTGGAACATTAAGTCGTCGTATGACAATTTCAACAGTTAATGTTATGGCGACCGGAAAAGTTCTTGTTGATTTGAAAAAGAAAATCAAGAAAATGATTCACTACAAATAATATCAGAGGAGGGGAAATTCCCCTCCTCTGATATCTTATTAAAGTTCGCCACTTCCGGCATCATTTGATGATTGATTATTCGCGTTATTATTTCCATTCATTTGTGGTTTATTCCCAAGCGTATATGCCGTCTTGATGTAGTTATACTCATTCATCATTGCTTGAATCACTGCTGGGGCAATGGGAGCCCATAGTCTCGTTACTGCTGCAGTAACACGCGTTGCTGCATAAGACAGCATATCGTTATCTACGCCGTTCGTATTCGATTGGTTGTTTTGCTGTGTATTTTGCTGCTGCGTGCGTGTCATGGAAACAAGCATACTATTGAATGTATTCACCGCATTGGATATATCATCATTCAGCTTCTTAAAGTCATTCGAAACAGCATCAGAATTCTTAATGGTAGCAATCCAATGAGCCATATTATTCTTAATTTCATCCCCAGAAATAATGACTCTTTGTTTTTCGCCTTCTGAACCATTATCAAATAGAATTAGGTTCATATAACGTTGATCCGCATTTTTATCATTGATAAACCAATTTGCTATATCTTGGTTTGGATACAATGACTGAAGATACTTCTGGAATGCTTCTTTTGAAGCAACTTTATCTTTAGTAAATGCTTTGATATTATTTGGAAGATTCTGAAACCCATTCGGAAGAGTAATATTTTCTTTATATGGTAGAATCTGAAGTTTTGCATTCGCATCAAATGTTAATGCTAACAGATTTTGTTCATTCTTTGTCACCCAATTTTTCGCAAGCTGGAATGATTTTCCTGTCCAGAAATTTTTTACTCGATTCCATAATGATGTAATAATTGATTTCAATTTCGTGATAATGTTCGCCAATGAATCGGTTGTTCGATCGACCGTTTGTTTTACCTTTCCATCATCTTGTTGTGGTACATTTTCATCTAGTTCTTTGAAATAAATATCATTTGCAAATTCGGGAAGGGAGGAAACATATTCATTATACATCATATATGCTTCTTGTAGTGGTTGTCCATAAAATTTTATGGTTGGTGCTTGGTAGACATTATCTTCTATTGAAGGAACTGATAGCATCTGTTGCTGAGTTTTATTCCAATCAGATTTCATATCTGGGACATTTAGGTTGAACATCTGATCGAGTTCTCTCTGCGTTTTTTGATCTTTTGCGAGGAGCTCAACTTCACGTACCTGTAGATTCTGAAGGAAGGCAAAGGCAACCTCTTCATAGAAGGTCTCAAGCCAAGCAGCCATAACTGCTTGACGATTACGAATTCCTTTGTCAACCGTACTTCTTCTATGCGTACACCATCTACTCTGTTCACCAATGCTTGCATCACTGAGGAAGTTATTAATTTTATAGGAAATGAAACGCAAAACAATGATCATCGTGCCAATGAAATCACTATTACTTACGGATGAGCTATCCTTTGCCTTAATGATCGAAAGGAAGATATCTCGACTAGATTCAAATTGATTTTGAGGATTCCGATACAACGCATCTTTCAAACGACGATAATATTTATCACTCATACTATACTCATCGTTTTCATCGCAGGCCCATGGACTAGATTTTATAAGTATGATATCGCCGATCGCCGTATCTGCAAGCTCTTTATAGAATTTGATTTGTATATGCTTTTTGTTATTGTAATCATTTTCCGATTGGATCCTATTCTCGATATCTTCTTTTTCTTTTGTTAAGATATCGATTGCGATATGATGCTTTTCCGCAAACGTTTTAAGGTGATCAATAACCAGGTCCAGCTTCTTATAATCTTTGATTACGATCTCTTCCATCGATTGCATATTCAATACATTCGGACAGCTAGTATTTCCAATCGACTCATTATAATCCCCCAGCACAGTTGATTCTTCAAATGTTGTATTGGTAAAGAAAGAAACTTGTTGCTGAATAATATAAGAACGGACAAGATACATCGTGACAGTGAATGAAATATAATCACAGACGGTATTGATGAACGCAATAATTATGTTCGGTGCAGGTGTACCAATATCATCTACATTCATTGCAACAAGGTGCTTAATCACAACACTAACTGCATCGTATAATTCAATACGGTCCGTTGTATTGCAGAGGTTCGAACTATTCTTACAAGAATTTATGGTACTTACATCAATTTCTGTACAGTCGGTTTTAAGCCCATCTACTTGTGGAGATGTTACCAAATCGACGAGACCACCAACATCTGTACCCATGTTATGAAATGCCATTGTTAATGTATGATCTGAAAAGTCTTTGATCTTTCCCGGGGAATTAAAGTTTCCATCAAGAATACCATCTTCCAGACCATCAACAAATTGGAGAATAGAAGCATAATCATAATCATTATAAATAATATCATTGAAAAAATTATGCTCAAATACTTTACTTGTAATCGTTGAGCACTCTGTTGTGCGTAGAGCTGTTTGAGCAGCCTTTGTTTCATTCTCTATTTTACGCAAATACTCATTGAGGAATCGTATAAAATCTGCTGAATCAAACGAGTTTACTGCACTCGGTATCGGAAGATTTAACATCTTTCGACTGAGCATGAATTTTAGTTTTCCAATATATTGTTGAATCCCAGATACATCATTCTTAAAATCCGCTTCGGAAAGTGGAACAAAATTATTTTCCATAAATAACAACTCCTCGTTCTATTCTATTTGTCAATTACAGTTTGGTCCCAAGCCACAGGTATTATAAAATATTGCGGGGACGCCGTATTACCCTATTAAAGAGGTGGTTATCAGCATGCGAAATCATACGTATAAATGTTGTTTTTGTAAATTTACAACGAGTGATAATGGAAATAAAAAGAATCGATATGGCGCAAAACATAAAATGGGGCAACACTATGAAACCATGCATAAAGAGTTAATTCCTCCAGAGATGTCAGGTTATCAATGGTTCTACTATCTTATGACAAAGAAGGATCATGGATCATGTGTGATCTGTAAACAACCAACCGAATTCAATGAAGCGACCATGAAATATGCTAGATTTTGTAACAATCCTGCGTGTAAACAGAAATACAAGGAAGAGCGAGATCGACGTATGTTGCAAAAGTATGGGAAGGTATACTTGCTCGATGATCCAGAGATGCAGAAGAAGATGTTATCGAATCGATCCATCTCTGGAACGTATCTCTGGTCAGATAATAAGACAAAGTTTCCATACGCATCATCATATGAATTAGATTTCTTGCGTCTATTGGATCGTGAACTTCATTGGCCAGAAGCAGATATTTGTGCACCATCACCACATACGTATGAATATGAATATAATGGGAAGAAGCATTTCTATATTCCTGACTTCTTTATTCCAAGTCTGGTGTTAGAGATTGAAATAAAATCGAGCATCGGTGATGTTCGTAATAAAGAAGGTTATGAGAAAGAGGTTATCAAGGATAAATTAATGCGTTCAATGCATCGTATGTTTAATTATATTCGAATCATGGATAAGAACTATACCGAATTTTTAAAGTTTGTAAAAGAAGGGGAATAAGATCAGGATGGCTACATACGATCAGTCGGCATTCTTCATTGATTTTTCACTAGATCCAAACCTTACGGATGAAGAAAAGATTGCACTAGAACGGATTCAACAACTTTACCGACCAGTAGAACGTGTCGAACTATTATTAGAATATAAAGTGAATGGGAAAATTACAGGGGATCAATTTGAACAGATGACGGGAATGCCATATGAATATGACATGTGATAGAGTGGAGGGATAATCCCTCCACTCTATCGTATCTTCTCATTATATCTATATATATTCTATAATTGATAAGAGATATAAGAATATCCTTATCAGAGTATATTTTCTATGTATAATAGTAAAGGGGTAGATTATCATGGCAAAGGTTTTCAACATCAACGCAGAGGCATTCATCATCCCGAACTCCTTGGAGTTCAACAAGAAGACGGGAGAAGTTGAAGTCCAGTTGTGGTTCGTCGCTCCCGAAAGCGACGACTGCTATGAGTCGGATAACATCTGCGATCACGGCGTCGTCCTCAAGGATGGCAGCGAGGATGGTCTCTGGGTACGTCCGAACGCATACTTCCAGATGGTTCCCATCAAGAACTTCATTGGGAAAAAGGAGGGAGACATCGTCATCGTCGATGCTCCAGTCTCGGCAGACCGCAAGAATCCCGGCAACGAGGATGCGATCTTGCGCATGGCGTGCACACTGAATCAGGGATCCTATCGCTATCGTCGTTTCGGAACGTTCGACGAAGTGCTGGACAAGCTCATTCAGAACTTCCGCTGAGGTGATAGGAAGAGAGATAAACAAGCTGGCGCTTATAGATCTCTCTTTCTTTTTTATAATATGAACTCTGATTTATGATCTGCAATAATAATTTTTTTTGAAGAAGATTGGATAAGATTTTCTTTGGATATGTTCTTCACATTATTTTGCAAAAACAAGAATCCATTATTGTTTGTAGATAAACAGTATTTCGCAGATGGATAATTGTAATAAAAATTCATCAATTTAATATCATCAAGTATGAGAGGTATTTCATGAGAGTAATCTCCATAAACAAAACGGAAATGAATGTTTCCACTTTTTGCGTATCTCAATCGATTTGATAGATCTTGCAATTTTTCTTGTTTTGTTTTTCCAAAAGTTTTGAATACATCGGAAATATCTAATAGATTACAGTACTCATTTACCCATGGAATTATATCTTTATCGAATTCAATATATCCACCATCGTGCCATACCAGTATCCCATCATAAATTGCTTTCTCGATTCGTCGATTCCCAAACCATTTCACTAGATCACGATTGAAAAATTCATAATAGTGATCAATCCGAATTCCAGTATTCTTTGATATATGGAATTCAATATGATCAATTTTATCAAGAAAGATTCGATATAGATCCGAGGATTGAATTCCGTCTGGCGTTTCAAATAAAATACGACGTTCCTCTTTTTCTGGGTTACGGACAATCAATTTCCCCTTTGGTCCGAAGACAACATTCTCTGCATTCAGGGATGCAATTTGATTCATATCGTCGATGATCAGTTCTCCATTAATTATGAGACAGACATGATCGTTATGAGTTGATTGTAAGATTGCATCATTTTGAATAATGACTTTTCCACCTTCAGTAATCTCCAATATGCCATTACGGTCGATAGTAATACGAGATCTCTTTCCAGAACATACAATTTTGCCACGACAAATGCATTTTCCTGGTGTTTCTGTTTGATCAATAATAATTCCAACATATAGATTAGGATGCATGAATTTTGTATTCCGATATTCTTCCTGGACGTATAGTGTTGCCTTCTCATGAATTTCTAAGTTACGGACGCTTTTTTGATTTTGTTGAATTTTTGATAATTTACCGGTTGCTCCAAATTTAAAATACCCCAATGGACAATCACCAATCATATGATGAATATCGACGGTATGAGAATTTTGGTTTGGATTTCCATCCACCCATGTATAGGAAATGCGACTACGTCCATGATCGAAATTCGTTTCACGTCTTGTATTTTGTGTAATCTTTAATTGGTCCAATTCACTGATGTATTGAATCAGACTAAACTCTTCATCATTATATTTAATCCCATTTACGTTGATGATTGCTGCACTATCAATGATTAAATTTGGTGCATTGAGGATTGCATTCAATTTAGCAATATGAATATTAATAATTCCATAAATAATAAACGTTGAACTTTTCTCAACGATAATATCAGAATCTTGATCAATTGTTAATGTACTCGATGGATGAAATGTGATTTTTCCTTTCCCTCTACTATAGATACGTGAGTGTCGCATCATATTAACGTTGCCATATACATCCATTGATCCGCTTACTGTTAATCCTTGATTAATGAATAGCTCGGCATGTTCGTCTACTTGTATATTGCGATACGGCTGTTTAATATCCTTGATATCTCCGACAACAAAAAAATTTCCGAATCCAGTATGTATGATTCCTTTATGAATACGAAGATCAAAACGATGATCATCCTCTGTATTGCGTAAGCAGGTTACTATGATTTCACCATCATCCACTTCATAAAATGCGTTCGATGCAAGTGGTGGAATTAAATGTTCCTTTGATCGTTCTTGTTCAAATTGTATCAGGGATGGTTGCTTTACCATAAATGAATTCCCCTCTCATCCTTCAAATTATCTTATATAATGGATAAAAAAGAAATGAGAGGGATATCCCTCCCATTTTTCATTCATCACGAAGAAGAATTCCATCTTGGATGGATTGATAAATGAAATTGATCTTTGCTTCCATTTCCGGACTAAATCCGATTTTGATATTCTTTGGATCTGATACATCGACAATAATGTGTTCAGACATGGATGAAATCGTTGATACTTTATGGTCCAACTTCTCATCTACTTGTTTGTTTGTTTCATCATAAATGGATTTAATCGCACGGCACAGAGCATCTTCCGTTACAATTTTTGCTTCTTCACTCATATAGAAACACTCTCCCTGTTAGTATTCTTTTATCTTTCGGTCGTCATCCATAAATAATGTTCTGTAATTTAGAAGGACTGTTTACATCAGACATCCGGATTACATCAATAGGAATATCGATGATATTGTTTAAATTATGAGAAATAATGAAAACTTGCTCTGCATGTAATTCCACCATCTGACGATGTAACATTTTTAGGAATGCGGATCGATTATGTTCATCGAACCCAGCATCAATTTCATCCAATAGGATGATATTATATTTTTCCGTTGCTTTATGAGATAATGCAAAGGATAACGCCATTGTTGTCAGAGGGATTTCCGATTGACTGGCAAACCGAACATCTGGAATCTTTGTACCATTACGCACATATGGAATTTCAAACGTCTCTTGTGTTACTTTAAATTTTGCTAGTCGCAGTTGATCCCCATAGATGATTGAAAGTAGATTGTTTGCCAACGTTTGTATTTTACCAAGATATGTATTCATATAAACAACGGGGATCCCCTTCTTCGTTGAAACGGCTTCCATAATTATTGAGAGATCCTTCTGTTTCTTCGCCAATACTTTTGATTCCTCAACCAATCGATTGTATTCAGAAATCTTATACTCCGTTGATTTGATTTGTTCCTGCATACTTTCTAACAAAGCATTGATATTTCTCAACTGGAATTGGAATTCTATTTTTTCTTGTGAAGATGATTCCAATGGGATTAATACTTTATTCAAAGACTCCAATGTATTTTCAAGAATGTTTTGATACTTTTTTCCATCCTGATATTTTGTTACATACATAATATGAGAATCGAGTTCTTCTAATTTTTTCTGTAATGAAATAAGGTCACCATTTAAGGTTTCTATATTTTTATGATAAAATGTGATTTGATCTTTCATTGATTGAATCTCATGGAGCTGTGTATCAATCCCAGCATTCTTGTAAACGGATAATTGATCTTCACATTCCTTGTAACGTTGTACCATCGTTTGATACACTTCATACTCTTTTACAATCGATTGATATTCTTGAAGTGCTGCTAAATCAAACAAGGAGATATTTTGTGTGAGATTTGATAAAACGGATTTTTCTTTTATTCCATCTTTTAATTTATCTGGGAAACTTTTTACTAGTATACCATCAACTTCATTTAATATGCGATCAACGTTGTTTGAAATTACACTAATATATCGTAGAGTTTCATCATCCAATGATTCTTCATCGAGTTTATTTTTTACTTGATGCAGCACCTCTGAGAATCGATAGTATGGGCATTCTTGAAATTGGGTATCGCAGTTCGGCGTAATAATATCATCTTCTTGAAATGCCTGTGATAGAAGTTTCTTAACGTCATCTTCACTCACATGACTTAGATTTCGTTTTGCTTGTTCTTTCAAGAATCGATCAACAGAAGTATCCTCTCTACGGAGCTTTAGATAAATCTGCAAGGGTTTTTTCCCGAGCGTATAAATCATTTGTCCGATCTGATTGAACGATGACAGTTTACTAATTATTGCTCCGATATCCTCAGAAGAACATCCGTGTGGAATGAATCCTTTGAGCATCTGTTTACTATGATTTATTTTTGTTTGAAGATCTTTCATCAGTTCATGCAATGAAGATAAGTCACTCTCACTCATGACTCGTTTTACTGATGCTTCCATTCGTTCAATGTTCTTTAATGTGGTATCTATTGATATACGATAGGAATTGATTTTTGATTGAATGTCAATCCGTTGATTCACGTAATCATTTCTTGTATTGATTAATTGATCCACCGTTTTGTTTTCTAGATGATATCGCTCCACATCTTCTTTTGCTTTTCGGAACTCTAATATCGATGCTTCTGTATCCATCTTCTTTCGTTTCAATTCATCGATATTATTTTCTTTCTCAAGTGCATCAATTTGACTGATCTTTGAAACGAGACGATCTCGTTCCTTTTCTTGCGATTTTAATTCTTTTCGTAATGATGTTAATTCATCTTCTACATTGTTAATATCTGATATATGACAATGATATAGATTCTGGTTATTCGAATGAATTAATACTTTCAGTACACGGAGATCATCATTGACTTTTCGATAAATTTTCATATACATATCAATCTCGTCAATGAGACTACCAATATACTCTTTTCGTTTTGCCGGTGTTAATGATATGAATGAGTTTACGTTTGACCCTAACCGGATCAGACGCATCATATCTTGTGTTAAACCAAAATGAATTTCGACCAAGGATAAGAACGATGTCACATTACCATTTTCATTTAACTCTTCTCCGTTTCGGGAGAAATAACTCTTCACACTATGCGTATTTTTATTCGGTTTATAATAATGCTTGATAATGAAATGATCTGCATTCTTCTTATAATGAATTTCTTTATACCCATTCTTTCCTTCAATGATTGTTGATAAACCGGAACGTTCATCAATATTTGTTGGATAGGCGAATGGAGATATGTTTGCAATCAATCCACTTTTCCCTGATGCATTAGCTCCTTGAATAGAAACGATCTTATTTCCATTTTCAGGAAAATGAATCTCAAGAGTATCTTTATTCTGTGCTACAGATATCACGGAGAAATGTTCTAATCGTAAATAAGTTACTTTCATACATAACCACCAATCCATATGAGAGTGCTACCATAATAATATATCACTCTCGTAAAATCCATTGATATAATAAGTATATAAAGGATGTGAATCCATTGGATGAACTTTATTTGATGTATATGGATGAAGCTGTTGAACCAGTCGATCGATCATTTTTCGAAATTACTGGGGAGAATAAACATAGTTATTATTTATATGAGAATCTACAGCAGAAATATATCGCTGGTCCATTAGCAAAGCCAGTAAATCAAGATCATTTGATTGAGTTTACGGCAAAATTTTTGGACGATCATGTTCGCGCATTCGAAACGCCTGGACCAACTCATATGTTTACCTTCGATAAAAAAGAGCACGCGTTCATTTACGACATGTTTGGTGTGTCACATGAACTCATTCTACAATTGTGTCATGAAATGTTCAAAGTGGTGTATGGTTCAGAGAAACTGTTCGGACTAATTAAAGAAGGACCACATAAAGTTTTATTGACTGCAATTATCGTTGAATGTATTCAGAAAAACTATACAGATGTATTGGAAGCCTGCAAATATATTATGGCATTCATGGAATATCCGGTACTATATCGTCGTACCTGGTCAATTGGTGTAAATGAAGACGTAATGAATTATACCATTGAGCATCTCCCGAATAAATTTAAAATCAAGAAGATGAAGAACGTTCGAGAGTTATTAAAATACGATATGGATGGAGCATTTCGTCTATGTTATAACCGCCTTAAAGATCCAACAGATATCCAATACATCGGATTCATTCAACGCTGTCGTAATCAGTTAAGTGCATCGTTTAAGAAATTAGCAAAAGAGTACTATGATAATATCGATAATAATGCAACACAACATGCAAAGGATGGCGTTCTCGACGATGGGAATTTAGCAGATCAAGAAGGAAACTATGCAAACCTCTCTACCTCCATTGAAAATACATACACAAAATTTTTATCAAATGGGATTAGTGATCGCATTGCTAAGATTGCCGCAGAAGGGAATTCGGTAAATAAGGATATTCTTGTCACATACATCAATCAAATTTACACGACAAAACAAAATAAATTGTATCAATTTATTGACCGCGTTATCACTGCTTATATGTCAAAGAGCCCCGCAAATACATCACTTGGATCCGGCGAGTTTCTTAATTTCGGATTGACTCTATATCGATCCATTGGAACATCAAAAGATGAAATCTATATGTCGATTAGAGCCATCCTCAATTATTGGATGGATGATATTATTAAGATCACGAATTTTTATCAGAATAAAGGAACGATCATTAATTACACAAGAGCAATATTCAATTATATGATTATGATGATTAATCATCATAATTAATTGCTTGATTTACTACGATATTTGTAATGTGAATTAAATTATATTGATAGGAGTTGAAATCATGTCGAAAGAATTTTCTGTTCTTGATATGGCAGAAGAATATGCTGCTAACAATGACATTGATACAGAAGATCTATTCAAGAAACCTCCCGTGATTGAAACAGAAACCGAAGAGTTTTGCACAAAGGATGATTGCTGGGTAATTGAATCGCCTGTGGAAGAAAATAAGTCGGATGATGGCTGGCGTCCGGACGCATCTCTTCTGGAGGGCATGAATGAAATGAAGCCTGTTGTCTTTGACAAGAGTGAACTAAAGCAGCCTGATAATGGTCCTCTCCGTAATATTGCAGACGATAATGCTCTGCAGGAATCACGTGAAGCGATGGATGACCTCCAGCGGAAAGAAGCAAACATCGAAGATGTAAAGGCTCGATTCGGTATCACAAAGCTTCAAATCCCAGAAGGTGAATGGAAGGTTCGTATCCTAGCAGCAGCTGGTGATACGAATTATCAACGTTCAAAGGAAGCACTCGATGCAATCTTCACGGAGATCGTAAATAAATACCCCGAGTTTATTCTGGAACGTGTTTCAACTACAGCTCAGGTAAAACCGACGGAAGATACGAAGATTATTGATATTCCGAAGAAGGATGAAGATAAAGAGGTTGATTCTGTCATTTCAGATACACCAGAGGATTCTTCAGATACCAAGGTCGTGATTGATAAGTCTCGCGTTTCTGAAATCAGTTGGTCACGTGATGAAGTAGAGAAGATCAAAAAGTCTCGCAGCATTGAGTTGAATATTGTCGAAGATCAACCGCTGAAGTATAGTGAGATTGAAGATGTTGATGATAATGTCGTTGATCTCGTTCTCGCACAATATCAACGTAAGGCAAATGATTCGGTTGGAGTGCTCCCAGCATCACGTTATCGTGCAACATTTACAGGGCTATCCTATCCTGAAATTCTCGATCTATCCCATTCCCTTGATGTAAACAGTCTTGATACCGAACGTAAGAAGTGGACCATTGTTTACCATCATATGAAGAATCAGTCCATTGGACCATGGAAGGAATATAAGTGGTACATCGATCCATCGACAAAGAAGAAGGTCATCATTGATTTCGGTGATGAAGGTCCCGCGGATGATTCAATCGAAGTTCATGAGGTAACGAAATTCGATGACTTCCTGATGAAGACATCATTCATGGATCTTGAATTTATGCTATGGAAGATTCTTTGTGCAACAACGATGGATAAGGAGATCATCTCGATTGACTGTCATGCGAAACTTGATGGCACAGATAAAGAATGTGGTAAATCTTACGACTGGATTTATTCTCCGAATGATCTACTCGATGTTTCTTCGATCTCTCCTGAAATCGCTAAGGAGATGACAGAAGTTGGTGAAGCGAATTCACCGGAAGAGATTCAGAAATATTATCGTGCTGCAATGCTCAATGTGCAGAATACTGTTGAGCTTCCTCATTCAAAGTTCCGCGTGATCTTCGGACATATTTCTGCATACGATTATCTGAACTCAATCTATGGAGTAATTCATGATATTGAGCAGAAGGAGAATGTTGATATCTCTGAAGCGGTTGCCACTGGTGCACTAATGGTTATTAAGGGATTCCTCCTCCCGAAAGATGATCATTACGTTCGTATCAGAGGAACCCATAGCCTCATTAAGATTATCACATCTCTCGATGAAGTAGATTATCAGACCATCAATGAACTAATCCGCATTATGGTTGAACCGTATCAGTTCAGGTTCTCATTGCGCAATATCTGTTGTCCGCATTGTAAGAATAAGTCGAACATCACCATTGATAGCATGAGCCGCTTGCTTTTTATAGTAGCTCAGAGCCTCTCGAGCGTGCAAGTCGTATTGAAGAGAACTTAACGTTCCTTGAGGAACTGGGCAATCTATTTAAATCAGATCCAACATTCGATTATATTTTCCAACTACCCAAAGCTCATTTTCTAAAAATTGTCGAATTACGTCGGAAGAGGGTAGCTTCTGAACCACAATTAACTCTTTAATTCGAAGGGTGGTGTAACCTATGGATAGATACAAACCAGAGTATCTAGGTAAAGTTATACCAGCCGATGATGCAACGAAGATGTATGATTTTGTAAAAAATAAATCAGACATGTTCAATGATATCTATGATGCATGTAAAGAGAATTCTGAATGCATTGATGATATCTCTGTGGTTAAGACGAACGATGATTCTCTCAGTGTAAAAGTATCAACAGATACAAACACACTGGAGGCAATACGGCAAGAGGCAAGTTCAAAGGAATCTTTAAGCATGCAGGGTGATGTCATCACGGCGGTATAAAAAATAAGTAGGAGGGGATGTCCCCTCCTACTTATCTTATTTATCATAATGCCGGATCGTAACAGTTTTCATGTTGTTGTGAAATTTTATCCGTATCGATTAAATTTCCATTCTCATCTTTCCAACCAGGAGTGCCAGAGAAATATTGAATTACATCTTTCAATATATAGGAAAGGATTGGTTCAAAAGATTCACTCTCATGTGAAACGAATCGTCCAGCTGCTCCGAATACATGATCCCCATTTTCTCCGTTATCGTTATATAAATATACAATCAATTCAACATGATCTCCAAGTGTATCAATGTCGATAAATGGATGAGATGATTTGAAGATACTATAGGTATCTTTCCCTGGAAGCTTACATTGATAAATGGGAGGAGCAATCGTAAGATCATCATTGATATGTTCAATTAATGCACTTGGACTATCCTTTGCTAATACAAAGGAAATATGATTGAAGGACCATGCGATATCAACTTCCTTCTGGAGCCCAGCATAAGAAAATTTATCCTCGAAGACCATTTTATTCAGTTGATTGCAGACCCATCCAAGTCGAAGAAGTTTTACGGGACGTTTCCAATAAATATCCATATCTGTATCCACGGATGTATCATATACATATGCTTTGTTGGTGATAAATTCATTGATCTCAAACCATGTTGGAAGACAATCCTTATCATAGATCGATTCTACATACTTTGGTTCATTCTTATCATCACGAATCCAAGCCATTATTCGTACCCCTCTCTATATCCATATAATGCTGAAGATCGTACAAGATGTCAGCAAGATATGCGTTATCGTTGTCTGCATGTCGTTCGATCAATGCAGCACCCCACATGAGTGCACGGTATACATCTTTTGCATTTTTATCATCAGTGTGAATTTCCAGTGTATCATACGAACGAATTTTATCAAAGCGATGTTCCCAGAAAGATAGTTCATCGTCAGTAATATTCCGCCACTCCATTACATACGCATTCTCATCAATGTGTTCATAATTACTCATTGGACTAAAATCAAAACGTGGATACGGTGGTAAAATTTTCCATTCTCCATCAGAATATGTTGCTACTTTGATATCTGTTTTTTCACTATGTTTATCTCTGATTTGAATTACCATTGGATCAGAAGATGATGGTAGTTCATCATTCGTTGATTTCCATTTTGGATTATCCATATATATCATCCTTTGATAAAAAGAATAAGGTGGGGAATATTCCCCACCTTATTTACTTATTCATGTATTAGGAACGATAGTCAAACCCAGCGTATGAATCAAACTGCGTGAGACCATCCGTCTTGGTATTCCGTTCATCCCAACGCTGGCGCTTGTTGATGTTCTTCACAATCGCCTTCTGCGCCTTGACATAGTGCGCCATGAGTAGTTGCTTAAGTTGTACGAATAGTTTCGTATCATCCTTATCGCCACCCATTTTAACACTCCAGAACTGCATCTGGTTGATCGATTCTAGGATGCTCTTAACGGTATTGCTATATTCTTCTTCATTGAGTGGTCGAATCGGGAATGTTGCTCCACAAATATCGCACTTCCAATTATTCGGGTTCTCAGGATCCTGATGTACGCATGGTACTTCCTTTCCCTTCCGAATCACCCAATGGAGACAGGTCCTCTTAATCTTCTTGATGACCTTCTTCTTTCCTGATTTAAATTTATACCCGCCATCCTTTTTGCGTTTGATGGTATCAGAAACAGCTTCAATGAGACGACGTGTTTCTTTTTCAACTTTCTTTTTCTTGCTCATGTGAATATATCCTCCCAATCATAATCAACCAAGATAAAGTTCGTTGGCAGAATTATCGGAAATTAGTTCATTTAGTACACTCTTTAGTTTCGTGTACTGGGAATTGCTGTTTGCGTAATCGACAAACTTGATGACACGTTTCGTGTCATTCTTATAAGATTCCGCTGTCTTACGTCTCTTAATATACCTCTTGATGAGTGCCTTACACTTTGATGCTTTCAATCCATCGAGATATTCAAGAGTGCGCTCAATGAGAGCGGCATGAAGATCTTTCTGAGAATCACTGAATGTCTTATTCTTATTTGAAGCCTTTGTAAGAATGAACTCTGAGAAGAATCCTTCATAGAAGGACTTCTTATCGATTCCCTTCTTATCCAACTTACATACGGCAGATAGAATTAGATTGATGTCAACCTCATCATTTTCTGCCATTGTATATAGTGTCTGAATAAGACGTCTCTGCCACTGTCGCATATTTGATTTGAACACTTTTGTCGTTGGGATAACTGTTGCAAGCTGATATGCCATCTCACGATCAAGACCAAGCTTTTTGTATCGTTTGATTTCACTCTTCAGAATCTTTTCACAGAACGTAATGAGTCCTTCTGTATCAAGACTCTTTCCGATTTCCTTCTCTTCATCAGAAATCGAATCTTGATTATAATACAGAATCGTATTCATGATCATATAAGGGAGATAGACGAGATTTGTATACTCTTTCCCATCCTTCTTGTAGATCTTTGCAATACGTTTCATTACTTCGGGATTACTAATGATATTATCGACAGCATTCTTGATCTTGATGATCTTCTTACTCTCAGAATCCTTCTCTGCCAGAATCTTAACTGCCTTATCTAGACCACGGATGGCAGATTCAGAATATTGCGTTTTTAGCCGCTTGATATTCCTCTTCTTCTCACCCTTGGATAGACCTTTCCCCTTGATCTTGATTCCATGCTTTTTTGCAAACTTCTTCGGACTGAGTTTCAATTCAGTCACTGACTTCGGAATCTTTAGCTTCTTATCAGACATGAACGCTTCCTCCTCATATAAATTCAAAACGTTACTTTCCGTGTTTATAATATATCACCAAATTATATTTTTTGATATACAATGGACGTCTGAAATATTCATCGTTCCGGATCGCGTTTCGAATACATAACCGAAGGAGGAATCGTCGTCATCTAGTCGCTGTCGGAACGATAGTGGAGCAAACTCAATATCGTTGAAATTAGAATCAACCCCGCCTCGCTTTAATCGAAGGATATCTTCATTGACTCTAAGATCTGATTCATCCTTGATCATCGTTTCATACTTGGCTTCCCCATGGAATCCTCGTGTCACATGTTCTGGGCAGTAGGTAAGCATATCTTGTTCATTGGAAACAAGTAACGTTTTATTTCCACATTTGAACTCCGTCCATTTTGGAATATTTGTTGGATCAACATCGATGTTGATACATTGTGCGCGAACGATATCCGTCCAACCAAACATATCTGTGACCTTGACAATCATTCCATCAAAATCGATTTCTTCAACCATCATATTCCCATGGCGAAACGAATGGGTTTTATGGATATATTTACGGAAGAAATGGCGGATTTCATCCGTGTATACCTTTCCTTCCGTAACATCCATCCATTGGATCTGATTTAACGCGTGATACATTATACACCTCCAACCAATTGATCTAGCTGATCTTTTCCTAGGATAGGAATATTTAACGCATGTGCTTTTTGTATCTTTGATGATGTTCCGTCTGGATGATCTGCAATGAGATAGGAAGTCTTACGACTGATACTATTCGTAATTATCCACCCTGCTTTTTCCAGACGATCTTCCCATACAGGAGAACGGAATCCAGTAAAGACGATGGTTCCTTTGTGTACGGAAGACCCATCAACATAGGTTGGTTTAACATCCAACTCTTTTAATAGTTTCTTTAACTCATGACGGAACGATTCATCCTTGAAGGTTTCAATCATTAATTTTGTTTTTGCCTCTGCCATCCCATCAACATTGATTAGCATTGTATATAGTTGATCAAATTTTTCTCCAAACAATAATTTGATCAATGCATCGTATTGAATCTTACGGAAAATGGTTTGGAATGTCTTCATGGATAAACTTGCAATACCAAGAGATCCAAAGACTTCATAATCTTTTAATTTTCGTTTCGCTTCAATTTCATTGATGATTTTCTTCGTTTTTAGTTTACCAAATCCTTCAAGATCTTGGATTTCAAATTCGTGTTTACGAAGTTTATATAGACTCCGTATTCCGTGATCCAATAATCCATTCTGATATAAGACTTCCAACGTATTCGATCCAATATTCTGAATTCGCAGGTTTGTACAATAATTGAGAATCCGTCCGAGAACACGAGAACGACATTTTGGATTCTGACAACGGACTCGAATTTCAGTTAGATCCAATTCATGACCACATGATGGACAGAAATGCACAAAATCGATTTTACGTCCTTTCCCAGTAGAACGCTTTGTTACATATGGAATGATATCATACAATACGTTTACTTCATCACCGATATGTAGATCCATTTCATCGAAACGTTCCCTTGTTGATAATGACGCATGATCGACTCGATTTCCTTTTAAAATTACTGGATAGAATACCGCAACAGGAGTTATATATCCAAACATTGATGCTTCGAATTCAACACCAATGATCTTTGATACTGCCGTTTCTTCGGTAAACTTATAAGCAACTTCATATTGATTGATGTCATTCTCACGACCCAATGCTTTTTGTACATCTTTATTGAGAATCGTGATAACACATCCATCGGTACGGAAGTGCATTCCATTTACATTTGCCACACGGTGTTGGTTTGCAAATTCACGAATCGCATCACGATCCCCCAACTTGCAAATTTTAAAAGGAAATTTCTCGAAATAATCTGGATGGATTTGTTCAATGGATTCTCCTTTATGAATAATTCGTAATGGAACTGGGTAGAGGTACTCTGCTTTGATATCGGGTTCTGCAGAATTTAATGTCGATGTAACCACTTGGCGAGAATTCTTATAGGGAGAATCTGCCAGCAATTCATTAATCTTATCTTTATTCTCTTCCGTGCACATCACTTCAAATTTTATTCCACAATCTTTATTCTCTGAATAAAGATGATTGAATATATTCATAATATGAGATACATCCGTTGCACGGTTATTCCTCGTATCGCCACGGGTCAACCAACGCATCTGATCCCCGACTTCAAGAACAACAGAAGTTCCATCCATTTTACATTGTAGACAAACGTCTTCATCATTTAAATTGATACGTTTGCCGGTCACTTTCTCATACTTAGTTTCTGCCGACTTGATCCAATCATCTAAGTATTTCCTAGATTTATTCGTACTGACATCATCTTTAGAAAGATAATATACTTTGTCTAATGTACCTCGTAACGTTTTATATTGATGACTTGCTTTCGATGCATCGTTGATCTCAACGGTTCCAGTTAATCGTGGAATCCCCATATTAACCAACATCTCTTGTAGGACATCATAATCTTGATCACTTATAGGAGACCCAATCTCAGAATTGTAAAGAATCTGCAATAGTTCTACTATCGCTTGCAATTGCGATAGTTCTGAATCAGTTAGAGGTTCCTTTGTAATATCGTCGTGATGAACGAAATAATTGATGGTCCTTCGATGTTCTTTATCTTCTAGGAAGGATTTCACGTTCGAGAGCTGAATACTCTTGTTCGGCGAACTCGATAAATCCTCTAGCATCTTCTGAAATGTCATTCTTTTCACCCCCTGCTGATGGAAATGCTATTAATGGTCGATCCTTCAATCGATCGGTCGTATCGACGATACAACTCCTTACTGATTGTATTACCCGTGTACAATATGAATTGATCGCTTCATGGAATTCTAATAGCAGATCCATTTTTGTTCGCAGCGACATATCCGACAGGATCAATTTCAATTGTGTATCTCGTCTATGATTCGTTCCTCTCGGATATAGCTTCATCGCTTTCCATCGAGAATGGAATCGATATGTCCGATTCATATTATCACCTCCACAAATGCACGGTAATTTTTCTTGCTGGTGGGACATATTATAGGGCAAGAACGCGCCATTTGTGTCGCAAATTTCTTGAAACGAAAATATTGTTTCATACTATTCTTTGTCGGGATGTCGTTTCCATATTTATCAATGAACTCGATGATTGAGTCAATTCTCTCATTTGATGAACGGTTTTGATGTTTTACAGCCTTCCACATCATTCGACCTCGAATATTCATCATTATTCCCCCCTCTAGAGTTTTTGAAGAATTTTAATATTCATTTCATGAATGCGTCTATTTATGAGCCGATATGATACCTTCCCTTCATACTCATAAATTCGTTTCATGAGATCAATCCGCACAAATGGGTCCCAATACCACTGAAGTGTTCGTAACTTCATTTGTTTCCGTGTATTCATTAGAATATCCTCCAAGGAGATCGTTCAATGATAATTGACTTCTCGTCTCTTGGTTCAATTAAGCTTTTACATGAGCCATCCAAAATTCTATTGATAATTCTATGCTGATATGGATAATGTTTCATTGGTTTTTCTCGAACGAGAACTTCAGCTCGAATGATCTTATTCATACTCCTATTCATCATACAGAATAACATTGTATCCAGATTTTTTGATTTATGAATCATCATTGCCGCTTTTATGGTATTAACCCGACGATCATTCATGATGTCCTCCTCTGAAATAGAATATATACGTGGGGAATTTTTCCCCACGTATTATTTAGTCATTCTCAATATAATATTTGAACGCTCGTTTCACAGTGAACTCAATACGTTCGCCTTCATCGTTTTCAACAACAAACCGTTTTTGTCGATCACTCGCATTCCGCAGCCGATAATAGTAACTACGAAATTGCTTTGAATACAATTCATCGACCGGTTCCGCAACCGATTCTTTTTGTTCGACGATTACTGTATTTTCCTGATGTTCCACTGCAGCATGTGTACCAGCCATACTTAGTCCGAAACCAATCATTGAAACAATTCCTATGACGATAAATCCCATATTGATCACCTCTAAACAATCTTCGCCTTAACAATTGTATTTGAAACCGCGTTGCGTTCTGTTACCTTTCTCGGTTCCGATCCCATGGTTTCGATTGGTAGTTTTGAAACATCAATCGTTTCTGATTCACCATCCTGATAGAATACTTGTACTTTATCCAAACGATTACACCCAACCACAGATACCAAATGATCGCGATCTGGAAGGCTAATTAGCCGAACCATTTTATCATGTTTGGAATCACGGGTAGGTAGATAATCAATCTCGTTTAATCGTGCCTTTCCTTTGGATGTTATATATAACACATATTGATTCTCTTTTGGATTGATCGAGTAACAACCAACGATTGAATCATTGAATAATTTAAACCCTGGATTCCCTTTTGCCAATGTGGATGTGACACGAAGATTATTCGGATCTAATCGTTGGCCCATCCCATTATCTGTATAGACAAGAATATCTCGATCCGATTTTTCTTTTGTCACAATTCCTTTGATGATGATATCATCCTTTTGAATATCCATGCACGGACGTTTCGATGGAGTAATATCACGGATCCGCATCTTCTTTAGCATACCATCCTTTGAGATGAGAGTGCAACATAGATTTGAATCAAAATCAAACGGCAACATTGCAACAATATTTCCTAAGGATTGTTTTAAGAATCGATTCACAGGAACCTCTTTATCAACCGGAAGCTCACGAGCTTTGATAAATGAGAAATGTCCTTTATCATCGATTAATATGAAGGATGAATCATTATCTACTTTAACAGCAAATCCATTGGAATCCGTTGGTACTGGTTCCTCATCTACATTGGTTGCAATCTTACGCAGGATCATTCCATCCGAAGAAAGTTGTAGAATACATGATCCTTCCACTTCAGTATCTACTGAAATTTTATATGGAACGACATTTGATTTTCGAGGGACACCAAACTTTTTTACACCATCACGTAGCTCCGCGATAATCAGTTTATCGATTCCCTTCTCTGTATTCAGAATATCTTCAACATCCTTAATTTCAATGAGAAGTTCATCACGTCGCTTCAGACATTTCTCATACTCCTCTTTTGAGAGCTGATACATACGCATTTCTGATAATGTTTTTGCTTGTAGAGAATCCATCTGAATTTCAGTATTATGATACTCTTTGATCAGATTCTGCTCAATGTCCTGTTTATTCCGACTATTCTTAAAGATGGAAAGTGTCTTATTAAAATTTTCTTTTTGAAGAATGAAGATCTTCACATCATTTGTTCTTTGTTCAGCAAGCAATGCGGTATGTCGATGCACGATGATTACTCGCTTTTGTTCTCTTCGATATTGAATCCATGCAAGGATTAGATCACGAATGGAAAGATCACAACTCTGGAATTCGTTTACTACGCTAATGTTCACCGGATATGTTTTCTCAAACCCAGCAACGTTGGCAATCAGTTTCTTCATAAACTTATACGGATTAACATCATCCTTCAGATAGAGATGTAGATTAATTTCCTTTCCTGACAAGTCCTCCATTGCTTTTAGTTCAGATAAGCCATGATCGTTTTCTTTAATGTCAGCAATGCGTTCAACGATATCATTTGATTTCACCTGATAAGGAAGAGCACGGATGATGATCTTATTATGCTCATTATCAATGTCATATTTACAACGCATCGCATACGATGCTTTATAAGAGTTCGTCATCTTCTGGAAATCACTCATGATGATATCACAGCCAGTTGGTGAATCTGGAATCAGAACAAATGGAGCATCCGGTTGATTCATCAATAACCGAGTAACTTCAATGACTTCTGAAAAATTGAATGGCGGAATATTTGTCGATGCACCAAACCCAATCCCAAGTGACCCATTCAATAAGACAATTGGATATTTTGCTGGGAGATATAGAGGCTCTAACGTTTCTTCATCTGCACCCATGACCATATCAACAGTGGAATCTTTCCATTCAGAAAAGAAACAATCTTGTGCAAAGTCAGAAAGTTTTGCATAGATATAACGTTCTGCTGCCGCAGAGTCTCCACTCACCGTTCCGAAGTTACCACTTCCTTCGATGAGCATGATGTTGTTTTTCCACCATTGTGCTAAACCGACCAATGTATCAAAAACCGATACCTGCCCATGATGATGAAGTCGTGCAATCGTATCACCTGCGATTGCAGCAACCTTCCTAATTTTTTTCCCTTGATCTTTCAAATACATTGTATAGATCAAACGACGTGCAACTGGTTTTAGTCCATCAATAACTCCTGGGGAGATTCGACCAATTTGAAGATTTGCTCCAAATATGAGAGAGTACTCTTTGCAGAGTTCTGCTATATTTTTATCAATAAATTTTTCTTCAATTTTGTTACCCAATCTAATATACCTCCCAAATTATATATCATATAGATAAACGCATTTATGTATATAGATAATATATAAATCATTATCTATATCCAGGAAGGAGAAATGTCTACATGTTTTCATCCACGGACCACAATCTGAATGATCCGAATCGTGTCATTCAACTAAATCTCGGAATGGAGGATCCTTTCTCTGAATGTACAAAAGTTGTTAATCTAAGAAAAGAGGAGTATACATTAACAAAGATAAAGGATCCGAATACAATATATGTGATTACGGATAGCGATAAAAATGAGATTTATAAAGGAGATTTATTAATCTCATCAGACGAACCAAAGCGGCAGTATTTTATTAGTAATGGGGATACTATCGGAGAATACGTATTATATCTTAATGAACCGACATCCAATTATGATCGATTGATTCCTATCTGCCGATACAAAGATCCAGATGCAGCAATTCAGCAATTACATAAATTGAATCATATCGGATCCCATACAAAAATCGATTACCAACTATATCTATTGTTGGTTCGATATATTAAGAAGGAAATCTCTCTACATGAATGGATCATGGCAACCATGACCATATTTGGACATGGGAAGAAATCACAATTCCAGGAACTGATTCAAATCATTGATTCATTCCACATTATTAGTCTAACCGAAAATCCAGATTCAACAAAAGTGGCGATGCTTGGATTACGAAGATTGCCAAATAAACTCTGTCATTATTACGCAGATTTGTATGATCTTATGAATGGACAGTTTAACTATTTCCGTGATCGAAAATATCGAAAGGATCCTGATACGTTGGATCTTTCTTCTGAAATTCATTGTATCATTAATGTTATGCGCCACGCAGAAGAAAAAGAAACTGATTAGCATATAATGGTGTTGGGGATAGCCCCAACACCATTCTGTTTTACAAAATTATATATTCTTCTTATAATAAGTAGAATATATTTAGGAGGAATCAAAATATGTTTAATTGGTTTTCTGGTGAGAAGAAGGATGCAAAGTCTGAAATCGATAAGCTTGAAGACTTTGTGTCCGCAGCATCAAACATCCAGGTAAGCGTTGAGGATTATCCCGCAATGCGCCTGGAGTTCAACATCCGAATGATTGGAGCTGTCCTCGGAATGGATTTCGATCGTGACAAGGATGGAAACTTCAAGATTGTATCGATCCGAGAATCACCGGATTCCGACGATATCTTCGAGATCATGGGAATCGCTGATGATTTTCTGACCAATGTGGAGTCGAGGTTCAATATCGAACAGAATGATTATATCAATGAACCGGAAAAGGTGAATGACAAGAACTTCTGCGATATCGTCTTCGGCAACATCACGAACTGCCTGTCCATCCGAGACTTTGTCAAGATCGGACGGATGGGTTCCAATCTGCGCCAATATCGTAAAGATGAGCGCAATTCAATCATCGCCGGCATTGCCATCGGTACCGTGATTGTTATCGGTGGCGTTGTCTATATGAAACAGAGCGGTAGGCTCTGATTCGTCCGTTACCTCCTTTCATAAAAAGAAAGAAATCCCCCTACCCCGGATTTCTTTCTTTTTTATTTTTATAAGAGAAACTCTTGAATAATCCGTATGAAGGTGGTGAATTATTTTGTTTGAAAGTATAGCAAAACCTGGATATGATGGAGCATTTGAATTAGACCCATTTGGTAATCCGAAACTTGTTAGTGAAATTGAAATGATGACAAACGTCCTCATGTTTGTCTTATTTACGAAACCAGGACAATACCCATCATTACCAAACATTGGATTGGATATTGAATCACTCCTCTACTCATTTTTTGATGAGATTGATGAGAGTGATCTAAAAACGAAAATTGTTTCACAGTGTACTGCACTCGGGTGGTATTTTGAAAAAGGAAATATCAATATTCGTAAAGTCATGTATCATAAGAAACCATCATTAATGATACATATTGAAGGGAATGAAGAACTTCCAGATGATGTATCCTCTGGGAATAATTTGGAACGATACCAAATCGGTATTACGTTCAATGAATTAAATCAATTGATTTATAATATCGCTAAATCTTAATGAGGTGAAGAATTATGGTTGTTAACCGAAAACAAATTCAGCAACTAATTTATGATTTCTACGATGCTCTTGATCCATCTGGTTCAAATACGGATAAATATAAAGCGATCTTTGAACCGATGAATGATAAAGAATTTGAAAAATATATGAAAGAATTCTTATCCAAAGACGATGAAAATTTCATCTTGGACATTGTTGACTTTGAACATGAAATGAAATTCGAATATGCTGAGAACGCGGCTAAGGTAATTGGTACAGAATTATACGAATATGTATACTTACCACATTTGACACGAGATAAAGAACATCCCATTCGAACTTCACAGAAATGCTTGGTTGGGTATTTCAATACAAAGCGCACACAACAATTCCTTCATAAAAAGAACGCGCTATCGAATTCGAACGAACATATTAATGTACTAACCGGTCAGGTGTCTCGTGATGATAAAAATGCGCGTGATTCAGATATTGAAGCATCGATGCTTGTATCCATCGGTGCCGATAAGATCCTACAAGAATTACATAGCTTCCGTGCGGATGATCATGTTATGAAACGACAAGCACGCCAGGATATATCGACAAAGGGATACATCCTAATGGATGAACTTGAAAATAATCCAATCAACAAAGTAACACTAAATACAGTATCGGTATATCTCATGGCAATGAATATTGAAAACGATCTGATTACAGATACCTACATTCTACCGAAAACGTCTGAGGATATGTTCGGTTAAGCGTTACCTTTAAATAACCAGAAATTACGGTTGTATCTAAGGTAAAGGAGATGTAATTATTATGGTAAAGATACAGGTTATTGGAACAGGATTCCATCCTCGGGTCGGATTTCTTCCAAAGCTGAAGCCATTCTATGCAGAACCGAATACGATTGGATGGCTTCTTACCGATCCTCATCTGAAGCTAAAGTTCTATGATTCAGATGCGAGTTCTCTAAAGGATCTTGATCGGAAGAACTATCGCGAGATGACAACGAAGAAGTTTACAAAGGCGGCACCTGCTGTAATCGAAGAAAGTGTATGGAAGACAACAACTCCTTCCGATGGTGGATCTCCAGACATTCTCCGACCAGCACATTCTCCTGTAGCTCATTCAGATGCTTCTTCAACAGAGGCAGTACCACCAACACCATACCCACCAGGAATGGTGCCAGGAACGGAGTATACGTAATACATAATAATTGAATGAACATTAAATAGAATTTAGATGGAGGAAGAAATATGCTAAAAATTCAAGTACTTGGTACTGGTATGATTCCTAGACTTGGAGTGATCGCTCCTAGGATCGAACCGTTCATGGCGGATCTCACTTGGATCTCACTGATCCTTTCTACTCCTGGTCTCGAAATCAATTATATTGATCCAACAGACTACTCCGTTCATCCGCTTGATCGGAAGAAGTTCCGTGAAATCTACAAGAAGTTTGAAAACGTCGATTACGATCATTCGCGAAAGATTGCGAATACGGTAAAAGAGGAATCAACACCACAACACTCACCTGTTGTTCCAGAAGATAAGTTCTCACAGCTCGAAGAGAAGTCCGATGATTTCTCCGTGAAACCAATCATGAATGAAGAGCATGAGAACGAAAGTGCTGATGAAACAAATGATGACTTTGAGATGAAGCCGGTTACATCAGAGAATAATAATTATCAGAATAACAACGGTGGTAAAAAGAAGAAGCACAATCGATGATGAACATGAAATGACGGAGGGAATTCCCTCCGTCATTATTTTTATTAATTATATATTTTCTTACTAGATTTATAACAATTTCGGAGGACGAAATTTAGTGGGAGGATTCTGTGGATGTATACCTTACCAACAATACGAACAGTAAAAGATTGTGAGCGCGAGTTTCCAGATATCTATATCATCAGTAAACTGAATACGTATAAGCGATTCGATGATTTATATTATAAAATTTATTATGCGTGCTGTGCTGCTTATGAGATTCCAGAATGTATTGGGCATCAAATTCGTTTTAAATTTTATCCAACCGACGATCAAGTCTATCAATTATCCATGCCAAAGATGTTAATGAATATGAATGCGTGGAGACCACTGATCGAATTAAATACATTGGAGAAATATTATAATAAACCGATTGAGATTTTGGACGAAAGTTATATCGTCGGTATCATGATGAGCGAATCATTACGTGCTGGGTTGGAAACAAAGGTATTACATCAATTAACCGAATATGGTATCTCTTTTGAACGATCATCGGAATTGATTAAAATTGTCGTTGAACGCTACCAAGAACTTTCCATGGAATTCGCCCTACTTGACAAAGCGTGTGTAATGACGTTAGAGAGCATATTCATTAATGATTATATGAAATCTGCGAAAATTCGTGAATTGAATAATCTGAAGATTCCTCAATCATTACAAACGGCAGATGTTGAAAAATTATTGCAGGAGAAAACCAAAGAGTTGATTGAAGAATTTGGAAATACAAAGAATCCAATCTGGTATATTTCCAAAGCAGGCAATCATATCAAACCAAAGCAGGTACAGGAGTTATTCATATCATACGGACAGATCCCGGATATTTCTGGATTGGTTATCCCATATACGATGCAGGGAAATGGATTCTCCACCGGTTACGTTGATCCGATTACATATTACATTGCTGCAACGGGTGCTCGACTATCTTCCATTATGAATAAAGAGCATATGGGAGAAGCAGGATACCTTGCACGTAATATGATTCTAATCAGTCGTACACTAGAACTATCGAAGACCGTATACGATTGTGGAACAAAGCATCTTCTCCATTTATATGTGCGGGATGCAAACTTCCTCCATCGATTGGAAAATAAATGGGGAACGTTAAATCTTGGAGATAATCTGGAGCTAATTCATTATAGCACACATCGTCATTGGATTGGCAAATGGATTTGGATTCGTTCTATTGTTACCTGCGCATGCGGCGATGAATGCTGTCATGTATGTTATGGTGCAGACTCACATCTTGTTATGAATATGCCGGGCATGGCTACATTCAATACCGAAGTGTATTCTGAACCGGTATCACAGAATATCCTATCCACGAAACATCTACTCTTTACAAAAGCAAATAAATTATCCTTTAATGATCGATTCGATAAGTATTTTAAATTTAATGCAGGGGATATTTATCTGAAGGATAGAGAAGAATTTGATAAATCGGTACTCATTGATTTTCTATCCATACGTATTCCAGAAGAGAATGTCATCCAAATTAATCAGAATGATATGATGGAATATAACACGTTTGGGAATCATATTAATTCACCGATCTACATCTACGATGCAAAGAATAAAACGTATGACGAAATTGAAATTGGTAACTACGAATCTATGTTTGTCGATGCAAATTCCATGAAACGATTCAAGAAAATTGTTGATAAGAAGTTAAATCGTGTGTATTATGAAATTACCTTCGATACATTATCCAGTGAACTTGATGGACGTCTCACTTCCGTAGAAATTAAGAATAATGGATTAACGGATACATTATATGGAATCATGGATCTTGTCAATAAAGAAGCATCAAAATATGAAGACTATAATATACTTACGCAACGCTTCTTGGAAATGTTGATGGATGCAAATATTAAATGTCGTCATGTTCAGGGTGAGATCCTAATCAACCGATTAATTCGTGATGCAGAGGATCTGTATCATCGTCCAGACTTCCATAAGTTTAAGCTTCCTCCCTATAAGATATTAAATTTGAATCAAGCACTTCTGAATATCAAAGCACCGACCGTTGGTCTATCCTATCAAGAAGTAAAACGACAAATTTCTGGAGATGCTATCTATGAGGAGAAGGATGGATCTTCTTATCTTGATCCATTATATGCAACGAAAGTGCGTACGGATCGATTGATTGAGTTACGTAAAATTGTTGCACAGAAGAAGGCAGAAAGGATGAAGAAACTTGAGCAAAATCGTTGATGATTTGAAAAGTTCGTTCCAACAAATTATTGAGGATATAAAAAATAAATCCGAGGAGGAAGGTTCCGATGAGGATTTTCTGGTAGATCATTTTGTTGTTATCGGTATTGCAGAGGATTCCTTAGCAATATTAGAAAATGATGATATTGTTGCATGCATTGATCGTATTACAAATAATTTCAAATCCATTCCGGATTATGAGAATACGGTTAGATCATTATTAACGATTATGATTACAGCTGCATCAAGTTCGGCATATCGCGCAGTCATCCGATATGACGAATTATTGAAGCGTGAACTGAATAAGAACTTCGATAATATTATCCATCATACCAACCTCTGCAAAGCGGACATTGAAGGAATGAAAGCAGCAATTCAAGTAAACAATAAAGCAATTGGGGAAATTCAAAAACAACTACAAATTGCATCCATTAAAAAGGAAAATGGCGTAGAATAATAAATGGGGAGGGAATTCCCTCCCCATTTATTTTTGCCATTTATATATTCTTATTAAGACGAGGAGGAGGTAACTGTCATGAATTTTAAACCAAGACGAATCATCCAAGCGATGATCGATTTCAACCGTCGTGTCATCTATGATGGAACAGTTGAATTCGATACGGATTATTCGATGAAAGATATCCGTCGCAAATTCTTCTTCACAAAGATAGCGTATGAGAATGTACAGGAACTCTTCCAGCGCTGGGACACAAAGGAATATCGGACGGAATATCTGACAATTCTTCACCGCTATCAAGATAATATTGATCGTATTATTTCTGGATTGGAACAGATGACGAATGCACGATTTGTTGTCAATGATGATCAAATTCGTCCAATCCTATCGAATATTCTATCCGATGATGATTTTATTACAACAACACTAGATCATATTACATTTCAGAATAAGACGATCTATTTTGTTTCAAAAGAAAATGGAACAATTCGAATCCGATATATGAAAGAGGATGTCGGTTCGAAAATTACAAAAGCCCTGCTGGATCATCATATCATTTGTAAAACAGATGATGCGGTATGTTCATATTTTGAACATAATATGATAGCGATGCGTGTTTCCATCTATGATTATAATCAATATATTACAAAGATTGAATTTCATGGTGATGAAACACTTATTCCTGAATTAATTGGATCGATGAATCCTGACGCATTTATCATCCGTAATCCATTTATTCTGAATGATGATATATCTCAGTGGTTAGCATATTTATCTAACATAGAGGAAAGATATGTGCAGGATGATGAAGTACTCACATTCCAGAGGATCATGAATGAGGATGTGATCCAAGCCTATCCAGAGGATTCATTTCAATCATTAATTCGGTTAGTTCATCAAGCAGCCATAAGCCCATTTGTTACATCCATTAAGATGACATTGTATCGAATTGGATCTGACCCAACATTGATTGATATTTTATGTAGTGCTGCACGGAAAGGAAAGTATGTTCATGTAAATTTGGAAATGGAAGCCTACGGAGAAAAAATTAATGCAAAGTGGTATCAACAATTAGAGCGCAATGGTGTTTATGTAACGACGTATGAGCGCGGTGAATTAAAAGTGCATGCAAAAACCTTACTGATTACATTCTGTAATGGAGACCATATTGCACAGATTGGTACAGGAAACTATCACGTGAATACGACATCACAATACACAGATCTTTCCTATTATACTTCTGATCCGAAGATTTGTGAAGAAGTGGATCGACTGTTTCATGTACTCGATGATGGTGTATCTTATTTCAACCAAGATCATTTTCTCGTTACACAATATAATTGCAAGAACAAGATCTTGGAGGAAATAAAACGTGAGTCCAAAAAGGACGGTTATATTGCAATAAAATGTAATGCATTGGATGATCCAGATATCATCGATGCATTACATTATGCCGAACAATCAGGTTGTCGCATCGATTTGATTGTTCGTGGAATGAATCTATTTTATCCAACGACAGACCGTGTGCATATCCGTTCTTTCATTTGGGATAAATTGGAACATTCTCGTGTATTTTGTTTCGGTCGTAAATCACCAACGATTTATTTAGGCTCACTTGATTTGGTTGAATCAAAAATAAATCGTCGTATTGAAACGTTAGTTCGTATTGATGATGCTGAAATTCGTTCCTATTTAATCGATTATTTTAATCGATATATCACTGATACAAAGATGGGGTGGGAGCGTCGTAATAGTACCGGATTATATCTGCGAGGAGAGGATGAATATTTTGATGCGCTACAAGAGTTCGATGTCAACATGGTTGAACCCAGACATTGAATATTTATTCAACGTCGATCTGGTTGAATATGATTGTAAAGACGCTGGGTTTAGTATCATTAAACAGTTTAGTCTGTTGGACGATGCAACCATTCGTAAACTTGAGGGGATGGAGAAGAAGGAGCGTCATATCGCTGTCGGGAAAATACAAGGAGAAAATAAAGATTTCTCCAAACGATTCATGGATAAGTTCGCTGAAGTCCGCAACATATTTATCACGACAAATGATTTGACTGACAACGATATTATCAGTGTCAAACGAGATGCTATCTTCAGCACGAAATCATGTAAACGATTAAATTTCGGAAAGATACGGTTTCGTGCAAAGAACACGTACTCGTCTTATATTCGATTCCCAGAAAATCGAAACCTTGAGTTCTATTATGGAGAAGATCATTTTGACATCAAAGGAATGAGTGATGTTTCAATCGATCGGCATCGATTGTATATGATTGAATTCATTCGAAACATCATTCGTTATATTGAAAATCAAACGAAAGTATCAGCGTATCGTTATGTGACAAATTTCATTGCAAAGTATAAACAATCTGAATTGGAGGATGAATATTATATTGAGTTCAATAATATGAGTCGAAACACGGATCCGATGTTCAACTATACACGAGTGATTATTCCGCTCGTTGAGATCATGTTAAAGGAACTTTAAGATGAGTGATCTATATAAATATTATATTATTTATCGAATGTTTCCTGATGGAAAAGGGAAAGCTTATGGTTGGACGTTTGATAAGAAAATTCTAAAATCGTTCTTAAAACAGCGAAGCGCAAAAAAATATAAAGCGATCGCATCAACCTATGATGAGATTACTTCTCTATTCTCTGAACAGGTCGATGGTGCTAGTTTGTATGGAATCGATTGGTTAGAATTAACATCAAATCGAACAGGGGAAACAGTTAAACTATTCCTCACAGAAAACGAGAAGATTGTAGCCGAGAAAGCGATCAAACGTTTGTTGAAAGATACTTGCGCGCTTGATCGTATCAATGGAGAAATTGAAGATTATGTCGATATGGTACGATGGTTGAAGGAGAAGTATTTTGATGCATTGGATTTAATTGGATATCATCCAAAGGAACTCGAAGCGTTGTTCGATTCCATTGAAGACTATTCATCAATGACTACTGCATTCAATCGTGAAACTGGGGCATATTATGAAATCACCCCCGACGAATTTTATCAAATGCATAATGTTTCTTCCGGCGATGCATACGATCACGCATTCAATCAAATCATATGGTCGTTGGAAAGTTTCATCCGTGTCATGAAGGAAGAATTATGAAGACATATGATCCAGAAGATATTGCAACATTCTATTTCGTTATTAAACGAGAAGGTGATGGTTCCAAGACCGTTCGTGCATGGACGGACGATAAAGATTTATTAAACGCATATATGGAATTGCATCACTGTAAAAAATATACCGTGAAGAAATTACGTAAAACCATGCGGGATATTTATGATATCATTAATGAGAATATTCATGATGAGATTGATATTGTCAACGTTGTCACTCGTGGAAAAGACGGTCCTGGTTTAATATCGATTCCAATGACGACAACGGAAGTGACATTCATCCAAGATGAATCAAAATCATTTTATTCCATGCAAATTGATTATCGCCTATTGGATGAAATGCTCCCATATTTAAAAGATCGATATCATAGAGCGATGAAGGGGATTGGTATTCAAGATATCATTCACCATGTCGTATACAATAGTCCATCCCCATTTGTTCAAGACGTTTTATTGGATCAAGCAATATTATTTGTTCGATCGTTTCCGGATGAATTTGGCGTATGAATAAGATGATATATTCTGAATATGAGGAGGTGAATGATATTGCTACAAAAAGTATTACGGAGTTTAATCCATGAAAAGTTCCCCTTTGATCTTCGCGTGGATCTTGAACTCTTATCGAAACGACGTGATATTTTGAATAAGGAAAAACAAGAGGAGCTTTTCCATATTCTGAGGAAATATGATATTGACGATATTGTACCATTGGGTCCTGGAACAAATCGGTACGCTTTCAAGCTGGATGGGTTTGTTATCAAGTTTGCCACCGATAACGATGGTAAGATTGATAATTTCAAAGAATTCAAGATGGCAAAGCGTTTATTTCCTTATGTAACGAAGGTATATGAGGTTTCACAAAATGGGACGATGATGGTTGCCGAATATGTACAACCTTTCGAGTCTTATTCTGAAATGCTACAATATGCCTCTGAAATCCGAAAAATATTAACCGACATGGGGTCGGTATATTTGATTGGAGACGTCGGCATTACGGATAAGAATTATAGTAACTGGGGACTCCGAATTGGTACAAGTACTCCAGTTTGTCTTGATTTTGCTTACGTCTATGAAGTAAGCTCTGATCTATTCGTATGCAAGTATTGTCAAACCAATGCAATGCTTGTTCCTAATAAAGACTTCACAGAACTACATTGTTCTAATCCTTCGTGTGGTAAGAAATATTTGTTTGAGGACATTAGACGAAAGATTGGAAATGATGTGCATAACCATGAAATTGGTGACCTCACTACTGAAGGTTATTTACTATCATCAAGCAATGTACTAACTGAGCTTGATGATAAGAGAAGTGGTTACCTTGCACGGAAAAAGAAAGTAGTTGAAACTGAAGCACCCAAGGAAATAGCAAAGCCTCGTAGCTTTGTTATGGATAAATCTCCAAGTCATTATTTAAGGAGGAACGACAATGGATGAGAAGATTGTTCGGGGTATTGTACGCGAGCTTGAGGGATCCGTATCGATTCCGCTGGTAAAAGCGAAAGTTCGTGTCGTCGGGGAGAACAAAAAGGAACACGAAGAGTTCCGTGTCACCAATCGTGAAACCATTACCCCTTCGGCAAAGGTAATGTTCCGAGGGACAATGAAACATTCTCCTGCAGATAAAGAAGAGCCTGTGAAGGAGAAAGAGATTCCTGTAAAGGAAGATGTCAAGATGCATGATGAGGTCATTATTAAATCACCTTCAAAGGATAAGGATGAATTACCGCGTCCAAATGTTAACAATCTACCGAAATCAATTTCAAAGATTTCGAATATGATTGAGACTTATCTTCATCAGGAAGATATTCATTCAAAATGTGTATCTTATCTGAAGGGGAAAATGTATGCGGATGAATTCTATCGCCGCGTCCAGAATTGCATCTACAAGACATTGTGCAATTACTGCCAGATTGAGAGTGACGAGCAGAAGAACATCATTCTCCCGAAGGTTGATCAGATCAATGATCGAGGTGTTCTTTCCACCCTTGTATTCTTTGATCGTATCTATAATGATCGTTCCGTCTCATTCGAGAAGGATGTATACAAGGTGATGCCAAACTATCGGGAGAAGTTCTCCGATGGAACCGATGGCATCTCTGCGGAGTGGATTGATTCTCTCATCGCTCGCATCAAGGTAAAGTTCAACGGAATTGGTCAGGTTGCAATCAACAATATTGTTGATTCCATCAAAGGAATGTGGACGAACCATCCCATCCCAAATGTCACAACCGTTGTTTCGGATTTCACCGAATATAATTCAACGGAAAAGCCAGAGACAATCAAGTGTGATTGTGGTTGTGAAGAGCATTCAGAGAATGGGATCAATATCGGAGTCTCGGTTCATATCGGATTTGGCGAACCTGGTACATTCGATATCATTCGGTTGGAATCTGCGGATGATAATGGATCAATCTCGCTGCCGCTCTACGCATCCATAGAGGATATTGTTCCGGATGAAGAGGATGGATGGAACTTCCTCATGTTGCTCCAGCCTCATATGATTTTCAAGACACGCACGCCGGATAAGTATCTTGCAATCAACGATGTTTCTCTCGATGAGAGTAGTGTGCGGTGTGTTGTTATGAAAGAGGAGGATGGAACATCCTATATTGGCGTCTATATTGTTAATGCGATTTATCGCGGACAATTGGACGATGAAGAAGAGGAATTGATTGCTGGCGATGACGCAGAGGAGTCGGCAGCAATCATTAGTGCCGTTGTGCGTAAGGCGAATATCATGGATAATCCGTATGTTTCATTCAAGGACAGAGCGCTTCATGATGAATCCTTGTATCAGGAGGAAGATGAGATGCTTGGGCTCCTCGATCAGATTGATGAATCAATTGATGATGAATCAGCGGATGAGGAAGTCGGCGATGAAGAGTCGAGCGATGATCTAAGCAGTGCTGTTCTTCGTGGAATCATGAACGATTCAACAGTTCCTTATGATGATCCTCATGATTATGATGCATCGGCTGATCATGAAGAGTCATATGATGAGTATGATGAGGAAGAGGAACCTGAAATGGTCGCAACAATCGATGCCGATCCTGAGGATGAAGAAGAGTTCACGTTCCAGCCAGTACGCCGTAAGCGTTAATTATAAATAAAATCGAGATGGGAGGTAAATCCTCCCATCTTTATTTTTGAGGATATGATCATGTTATTTCGTATCGATTTAGAACATTATCTAACACACATGGTAGATTACTTTACTGCAGATGAGTTGAACGCATGTCAATATGTGATCATTGGAACAATTCCAAACAATGGTCGTTCAGCATCAAATGTTGTGAAATTAAATGAACTATATCCATCCAATGATACGATCTTAAAGTACGCAGAGACGCATAACAAGGAACTTCTAAAAGGGGAGTATACGGAGCAATTGAATGAACGCGATAATGAGAGTATCATCTACAATGCGTTCATCAATAATATTCTCCAACATCAAAACATTATTCTTCTTTCACGAAGAGAAGAAAACGATTGGATTGATGTGTTGTGTAATTTCCTAGAAGAAAAATTCTCTATCGAGTGTGTTGATTTAAATGAATTATTCAAGACTGGATCCGTTGGTCCTATTCATATTGATCGTGATGAGATTAAAAATCGTGCGGTCGATGTTCGTCGTCGATTCGGACAGGATATGATCAAATACATGGAGAGGACTAGGGAAGGCCGTGAAAAATTATTAGATCAGATGGATATCAAGTATAAGATGAAGAAATGTAAAGATCTCGGAATCAAGTTGAATAAAGCCGATATTAAAAATATCGACGATATTCTACGAGAGGCTTGGGTTGAAGAGGATAGTTAATATCCTCTTTTTTTATTTTATCCCAGAAACTCCTTGGAACAAAACCTTAAAACAGTAAAGGTATTTTATCATTCGTATATAAAGGAGAGAATAAACATGATTGATCTAATGGGTGAAGAGTTTGATTTTAATCTTGATATCAACGACTCCGCTCAAACAGAGAGTGTCATTGATTACGTTCAAGACGCAATGGCAAGAAATGACTACGATGATACAAAGTATAAGTCAGTCAATGATAAGGTTACAAAAGCACATGCGTACTCTGGTATTGCCCAAGATATGTTAAAGGACGTTGGAGCATATCAACCATCAATTGTTGCTCGTGCACGGAATTCTGTTCTACAATTCCCCGTATATATCACACAGGGAATTCGTGTTGATGAAGCGCATGTTATCTCAAAACTATTTGAGCGTGTTTATACGACATTGGTGCAGACAGTAATTTCACAACACCCGATTCTCGATGAACGTGAAGCAAACAATCTCGTATTCCTCAAGAAATTCCATACCAACATCAAAGAATCCGCAACAGTTGCAATCAATAAGTATTATGAAGCGATTGATGATCTTGATCAAATGATGCAGGATAGTCTTTTTTACACGGAAGCAATTTCAAATAATTGCGTGGTTGAATTCCGTTTAGGAAGACCCTCTGCAGAACTTATTGCAGAAAACTCGCGTCTTCTCAATGAGCCTCTATCTGGATTCTTTTATCTACGTGAAGCGAAGGATACTGTATCTCGTAAATCGTCGGAAACAATAACAGATGCCGATGGGAATACAACCGTGAAAACAAACAGCACGAAAGAAACCCGAGTTCATACGGATGATGTAAAAGTTCCGATTATTCTTAAAGAGGCAGAGATCCGAAAGATCAATTCCATGCTTCCATACACGATAGAAGTTCAGTTCCGTCTAAAAGGTGCAGATGGAAAGCTACAAGATGCTACGATTAAATACATTCTCGGTATCAAGAGTGTTCTCCATCTCATCTCAATCAAGGATCTATCCGAAGATCTTCGTGATATCATCAGTGGTGAGATGAAATCTCTACGTAAAGTGAAGTATAAGACGGGTGAGATTTCATTTAAGGACTATCTTTTTGATGTCTCCAATGCAAAGAAGGCTGCTCTTGATAATGTTAAGACCGGAAAGAAGTGGTTAAATACGCTTCGTCGTCTTGGTGATTATCAGAAGCTAAATGGAACCCTGTTTGGTAAAGGTAGCGTTATCGGCACGGCATTCCGGGCAACTGGCACGAAGGGTGCAACGAAGCTTCATGACAAATCAGTATTTCCAATTCCGAATGGCACAATGGTTCTTTCACAACCAGAGGTAATGAAATTAACCAATGACACTGGTATTGATCTTAGTGTTGTTGCAAATGCAAAACGGTTAGCAAAAGCATTATTCCTCGTGGCTGTTGTTATCGTTGACTCAACGGCAGGAACAATGCGTGTCCTATTCACGGATAGTGATAATGCATGGGATGTTCAATCACTATCATCCATTCAGTCTGAAGTGAATAAAGTGGACAATAAGAAGCTAGCAAATGAACTGAATCATATGATCAATCGTTAAGAGGGGTGAATGTTTATATGTATACAATTACAACGGATCCGGTAGAACTCCTTTCTGGAACGACAAACCGGACAAGCCCAGTATATATGGAAGCTCTCGATACAGTAAATGCAAAGAGTTCAACAGTACTCGGAAAAATCAAGAAACTCATTGAAGCGATTAAAAAGAAATATAAGAATCAGGATAAATCAATATCCGGTTCCAAGGGAAATATCGAATCCTATAAAGATAATACCAATATCGAGAAAGCATTTGATATTCTGAATAAACATGCGACTCATACAACATCCATTACAAACCTTCAAAAAATTTATACAGCGCTTAAGAAGAATCATACCTTATATGAAGAAGGATACAGTAAATATATTGATCTGATTACCATTGAATATGAGATGGCTGTAACAACGCTGGTTACAGGTTTGGAGTATCAACTCATTTCCTCCATTGAAATTGAAGAGAAGAATGGTTCGCTGTTTATCCGTAAATCAAGCGGAAAAGAGAATGCTGTTCTCGATAAACTCATCAGTGGATTTGCAGAGGAATTAAATAACGCTGCACATATTGAATATCTTCGTAAGATTCTAAAGACAAAGGATGAATATAAAGTTTCGACGGATATTCATGAATCGATGTCTTTCCAAGAAGCAGGAATTATTGACATTGCTGATCTTATTCGTCAAACCATTTATGCTGGTTATCAAACAGCAAAAACCGTTTCCGGTATTGGTGCTCGAGTTGTTAAATCTATTTTTAATATCACAACACTATTACGTGCTGCAACTTATTATTTTTACCAGCGTAAGGCAAATAAGATCATTAGTCTCAGTGAACAAATTCGTTTTATTGAATTGAACATTGAACAACTTCAGAATATGAAAACGATGCCTGAGGAAAAGAAGGCAGAAATTATCAAAAAGCAACGAGCAATCATCGAAGCATACAAGAAGAAATGTGAAAAACTATATGCCCAGCTTTCGGATGGTTCACGTGAAGCTTCCCAAGAATTGAAGCAGGATGAGCCTGAAATCAAGAAGAATGACGCAGATGATGATTTCCAGTTGTAAGGAGTGATGAAAAATGAAAAAAGACTTTTCAGCATTCGCTTACATTCAAGAGCAATCTTCGTTTGCTGAAGATTATAATGGAAATTTCGGTTATGAAGTTCATGATCGTGGAAACCGATTCTTTTTGACGTTCAATGCGATCCTTCAATCCTTTGGTGTGCGGAATCGAAATCGTCGAAAGTACATGGCGGAAAATGTAATGAACTGCATTCATACGGATCCGTATATTCAGGATCAGCTCCGCCTAAATAAGTGGATGGGAGAAATGGATCATCCAACACCAACGCGTGTTGGTGAAGAACTTACCGTCAATCGTATCTGTACTCCAGATATGGAACGGACAACACACTACATTCGTTCTCCTCGACTGGAAGGGAATCTCTTGAAAGCACATATTCAAACGGATTCATCGAATAAACATGGGATGAATATGGCAATCAAGATCGTTGATGGTAAGATTGTTCCTGGGTTCAGTGCTCGTGTTATGGGTGAAATGCGAAACATGAATGGTGAACCAACGGTCTTTGTAAAGAAGTTAATTACCTATGACTTCGTTGGTTTCCAATCACATCCAGAAGCGTTAGCAGAAATAAATCAACCATTGCAAGAATCGGTCGCGAAAAACGTGATTCAAAACGAACTACACGATCGAGTTATTTTCCTCGATGAGTTAGCCAAAATGGTTGCGAACAATAATGAAGAGACACAACTTCTTTGTGAAGCATTTGATCTCTCCATTGATGACGTTGTCGGTATTACGGAAAATGGGTCTGTTGTCATACAGGAAAATCAGAACGTTTACGTTCAACCGATTACCGATAAACGTATCCGCGCAAAAACAACATCCATGTTATCGTATTGGCTTACTGCATAATCATAATAAAGTGGGAGGAATACCTCCCACTTTATATTTTCATTTGATAACTCACAGATAAATAGAGAAAAGGGGATGATTATTGGATGAAGATTTATATTAAGACAACGGAAGCGTGTCAGCTTCATTGCCAACATTGTTACATCGGAGAACATCGATCAAAACATCGAATTTTTGATGAAGTCATGACAAAAAATTGGGTGAAGGAATTACTTAAAGTTCATCATATACCAGAGTCGAGTATCAACTTCTCATTTCATGGTGGGGAACCATTCATTGCACCAATTGTAACGATGCGTAAGTTTGCAGAAGCATTTCCTTCTGCACGATTCGATAGCACGACAAACTTATGTTATGAATTGACCGATGATTTCTTTTCTTTTGTATTAGGAACATTTCGTGATCCAGAAAAAAATAATCGACCATTTTTAAAAACATCATATGATTACCGAATTCGTTTTACACCAGAACAATTATCTCTATGGAAACGTAATATTGATATTCTGAATCATCATGATATTGATGTACGTGTGATCACATGTCTAACATCATACCTTGTTGACGAATTAGAGCCAGAACAATTATTTGATTTCTTCTACGGTCTTGGCATTCGAGAAGTACATTTTGAACGATTAACTCCGAATACGACAGAAGATAAAAGTTTAATCCCTGATTATGTAAAACAAGATGAATGGTTAACGAAATTTTATCAAATTAATTGTGGAGAAATTTTTGTTGATAACTTTGAAGAACTGGAGTATGCATGTAAACATGAACACATCAATTGTCGTGGACGACATTGTATGCGTGATGTAATTACAATTAATGCGGATGGAACGATCGGTGGATGCCCAAATTCAGCACCATATCATTCGTTTACTTCTATCTATAAAGATCCAAAGGATTTCTTCAAAAATAAAGTTCGGGATGAATTGATTCATGTTGAAAAATTGAGAAATCCTGAATGTTATGTTTGTGATCTATTTGAGATATGTAATGGGGATTGTCATCAATTATCATGGCAAGGAAATATTTGTCCTGCACCAAAACATTTAATTCGAACCATTGCTTATGATGTGAAGCATAAATGATAATGGATGAGGGGAATTCCCCTCATCCATTATATATTCTTATGTTAATAAAGTTGGCGGTATTGGAGGAGGTAACGATTCATGCGAAAATTATATTTACACCCAGAACCAATTGCTACGTTTGATGGATATACCTATTGCATCTTCACGGAAAAAATGTTGATGCAGTTGATTCGTTCAAAACGCACGATTGATGTTTCTATCGGGAAAGAACGCTATATTGTTTATTATGAGCGTTCGGAGAAGCATAAGACGCGATGGAATGAGTTTCATATTAACCGATATGATCATTCGCGAGAATATCGATTGATACGAGAAGATATCTCTGATCGAGAATTGGCAAAAGAACTGATGACAGTAATGGATCGTATGGATGATACAGACGATGACATCAGCGTCTATTTCCAGTCATCACCAAAAATGTATTATATGGTGCGATTGCAGTATTATCAGCATCATTGGGTAATCGGAATTCCATGGAAAATTTATGATATGTCTTATACATATCCACCATCTTTGCTTTCTACTTACTCGGAGATATTGCATGATGTTTATAAAGTGCATGTCGTTGTTCCACCAAATAACCCATATGGAATGGAACTTTCCTATTATTTCACTTGCACCACTGAAAACAAGCAGTGGACAGTACAATTGATTCATGCGAATGGAATGATCAAAGAAGTAGCATCTACAGAATACCTCAGTTATCTATTGAGAGAAGTATCTGTAAATCTTTTCAAGGATGCTCGTGTTTACATCTATCATCGTCATATACAGGAGGATGAAGTATGAAGGAATTGATCTCAGAACTCCAAAATGTGAAACAGTGTTTGTATTTTGGAAAGGATATTATCTATGGAGAAATCTCAACGAGAGAATTTAAGAAATTCCTTAAATCTCGACGTATTGAAAAAATGACATTGGACTATGGAGATGGTGATGAGATTTACCTCTCAAAACAGTTGGAACAATGGTTCTTTGAAAATCATTCAGTCTCATTTATTCGTATGAGTAATACAGAGCTCTATGATTTCATCGAACACGATCTTCCTAAACAGATCATTTGCTACTCCAAATATTGTAAGGAGTTGCCCAATGAGAAAGATCGTACATTTACATTCAGTCGTTCGAAACCGGATGAGGTTTGGAATGTATCCATGACTGCATTGGCTTACAAGGTCCAGGGATATCCAGTATTATCAGATGAATAAAATAAAGGGGGGTATTCACCCCCCTTTATTTTTTATAGATCTTCGACGACGGTGTCTGGGTTGAATTTAAAAATCTCGATGTTATTGTTGTGTTTTTGTTTAAGATAAGCGTTAAGTGCCACGGCACTGATCTGCACCGAGAATAAACCAGCATTCGTAACATCCATTTTCTTAAATAATTCGCCCGCACATTTATGACAGATTCTATCATTGAGACAGGTCATTGGTGTACGCATCATAACCGTTTTACCGATATATGAATTGATGTTGGAACGATCCAACATAATTAATCCATCACCTTCTTTGATATAGGTGTATAGCATATAGTTCGCACTCTGTTTGGTGATATTGATCGGTAATAATTGTTTAGTACCACAGTCATCAGTATCATAATCGATGGACATCATCTGTAGCATCGCAAGCAGTTTCTTCCCCATATATCCAGCAGATCGCAAGGCAATACTTGCTGGGTATTGTGCAGATAGAATACTATTTGCGTGAGCGGGAATATCCTTCTGTTCAATACCATTCATGAATGATGAACCGATGAAATCATATTCCCCCGTAATGCTATTAACAACAGCACCACGTGCAATTGAATTGTTTTTATAGTTTGCACTGAAATTCAGATCACCAGATGTATAGAGATCCATCCCTGGATCATCCTTCAATACCTCTTTCGCATAAGCAACCAGTTCATCCGTAACTTGTGTCATCACATCAATATTACCGGAGGATAGTTCTTTCTCATATTTTTTATAAAGCTCTTTCTTTTTCTTCTCTACTTCTTTTAATGGTTTTGCGAACTTTGGTGATAGCGTATGAGCAATCATACCATTAATCCAGTATGCAAGGTTATCTCGTCGATCAATATATCGATTGAATTGTTTTCGATCAATTTCGTTTTCTAGATAGAGTGTACCGATTAGACCATCCACTTTCCCTAAACCTTTTTTATCAATCGTATCGTTGATGATCTTTGTTGCACCGATAACACCGGATCCTTCCAATACATATTTATTGAATAAGAAACGCCCGATGGTTGTTTTGGTTTCTGCTTGCCCTTCATAGAAATAATCCTTTGGAATCGTAATAATATCATATGTATTGTGTAATGCTTTCTGCGGTACGACTTTATCTTTCTCTCGTTTACCAGTGTTAGCAAACATCCGTTTGATTAATGCTAAAGTAAATTCATCTGGTTGTTTGGATAAATAATCGCTTACGATATTCGATGGTAATACTTTACCACCAGGATAGATCTTTGTTAATTCATAATAGGAGTTTGTTACCTCCTTCGAAACAACACGAGAATTTGCTCCAGAAATGGTCAGAGCAGTAATCTTTGAGTTCATTAATCGATCAGCTTCTTCATTCGCTTCCTCAGACCATATCCCTCTGAGGGAACATTGATCTCCGTCAATGTGGAGATATCGCAATTATTAAAATAATCAACATCATTAACGTATTATATAATAATTAGAAAAAAGATGAGAAAGGGACCAGACTTATGTTGAGTGAACTTGAACGAATTGATGCAAAAAAGAAACTAGACGATTTTTTGAATATCCGGGAGATTGATCCGAAGTACTCTATACCATATCGTGATGATGGTGTTCCTCCATACGGATACATATATTGTATAGAGAATATGAAGAATGGGAAAAAATATATTGGTAGCACATATTCTATCTGGACTGGAATAAAATTACCGGATCAATATATTCAACTCAGGAAGCGAGCATCAAATTATTTATATGAATATCGTGCTCTCCTGAGTGGGAAAAAGATATCAAAAAATTTGGATCGTCCAATTATCCGAGCCATGGTTGATTCCGGGATTGATAATTTTATCATGTATCCTATCGCCGAAACAACCAAGCATAATCACTATGAAGCAGAAGAATATTTCATAAAATTATATAATACACGTGAAACTGGATATAATATTACTCTTCCATATAGATATCATGGAGGCTATAAGAAGGGGTATAAACATACTGTCGAGGCTAAAAAACTTCGTTCTGTAGAAATCATAGCAATTAATGTATCTGAACAAAAATTGATCTATGCTGATAGTATGAAACTGTTTGGAGATTATATGAATTCATCTAAAGATATGATTAAGAACTCCGTTCGAAAATGCCGTATCTATAAGGGATGGTATATATTCTATACGGATCGAACAAAGCGGAAATTTGTCATTGATAAGAATGTGTTGGGGGAAGGTCTTCCAAAAGGTGAGCGACATTCTCCAGAATCACAGGAATTGATACTTGAGCTCGACTGGTATCTTACATCATATCTATTGAACGAAGATAGTGAATTATTTCCCAATTTCACCGTTGAAGAATTGCGTTATTAATTTCCACGGACTATATCTTCACCCATTTCTGGGGTTTGACACTTTGGCACTCTTTGGAGCACCTACTCTTTTTCAAGATAGTCTCTACACGCGCATTGAGTTAATTCAATGCTTCGCACGGTATCCGAAAGCTATCCATGGTTATGGACCTTATCCTCTCTTAGGGAGCGTATTCGTGCGTTGATAGATGCGTGGGCTAATTGCATCCCGCCTTATCTAACTCCTACCGTTTTCATCAAAATTTTCTTGTACCATGTTACCATGGTAGGCGACCTTGACTTTTAAACAAATGCTCTCTTATGAGGCAATTGAAGAAGAGTCGCCGCCCATACCTTCCAGGAAGGAATTTGAGAATACTAATGTATCGATGAATTGAACACCAACCATCTCATGTCTTGTATCCAAGTCAATCTTTGGATAATACGGATACTCTTTCCCATTAAAGATGATTTTTATATGTTCTCTTGTGGATTGAACGCGTATCTTTGTAAATACCATTTCTTTATCGGTACGAACCGGATAACGTGATATCATGCAATGACGTTTTTCAGCAACATCCACGCACGCAAGATACAATACATCAGTAACGGTCATCGGTCGTTTTAGAATATCAGAAACCGTATTTCCAACGATTACCTTACCAACAAGACGCATACTCACTCTTGCTTTTCGCTCTTCAAATCCAGGAATAGTGACATCAACGTTGATTGGTGTAAAGCGATTATCTGGGTTCGCCAGATAATCGTTGATCATCTTTTTTATGCGTCGATCAGAAAATTGTAACTCTGGTTCATGGAGTTGTCCGACAACATATTTATCATTGTCTTCATCATAGTATGATACTAGATTCGGATCGTTAATAATTTCCCTCGTGAAGAAGTTCTTTAACCATGATTCGACGAATGGATAGAAAATGGAACAACATTGTGATATAGGGATTGCCGTATGCTCCATATCCACCATATTTTCTTGAATCGTATTCTTATTATAATTATATGCTGAGATGACAGAACGTACGCCGAAGTCCGTATTCTTACCAATCAAATATTTTCGAATCAAACCACTCTTCTTTGATAGCTGCGATTTATAATAATTATTGATATCCAGTAATGTATCTTGAATCTTCATCTGTGTCGCATATTGTGTACGGGCAAATAATCCGCCTTCTGACAATAATGCAACCGCACGAATGAGTCGAATGTATAATTCATTTACCTCGTTTACGTGATCCGAGGTATCTTTGGTTCCTGCCAACATAACATCACGATATGCTGGAGGAGAAACAATCTCTTTGGTTAAGAACACTTTATTCTTTGGCAACTTCGTTAACAATTCAATTGCTGTACGATTGGATGATTGTTGTTTCCTCCAATCAATTTCTTCCCAATGATCATATAGCCCTTGAATACCAGTCCAACCATCTGGGCTCTCAGTTAACTCTCCTTTGATGACAACATATCGTTTCTGTCCAGAAACGATATATTTGATTTTATGGAACATTCGCTTCAATACGTTTCCATAGATATGAGGATGAATAAATGGTCGTTTGAGATCAATGTAGGCGAATGTTCCTCTGCGATCCGATTTGGAGATACCGAAAATTTCATTGGATAGGATCCCATCTGGGTCAAACGTTAATCGATTGGAGAACAATCTTGGAGAGGTTACCTCCTTTAATTTATTTACTTCGATCAATCGATCGACATCGAGAATATCAAGCTTCATAGAAATCTCCTTTCTAAGGGTGATTCAGTTATACTCAGGTGTGAAATGGACAAAAAAATAGAGGGAGCAATTGCTCCCTCTAGCATAATATTTTAACGATATGCTGCATCGAGTGAATATGTTTGTCGTACACGATCACTCATTCCATTTCCTCCAGATCGTTCCATCGTTGCTTCAAATACACGCATGGCAACTTCTGGATCGGTTAATCGTTTGAATCCTTCCAATCCCCCATCAATTGGATTGACTCCATTGTTATACAACATCGAAGGTGCTGTATATCCCGCCATCCGATTATTAATATCAGATGAATTAATTTCTATTTCCAAAAACTCCAACTGGGTGTCTAAATCACTCCAGTGGACTCCCTTTGCATCCGCAGCTGCGACGAGAGCATTAAAACGTCCACCGCCCCATTGAGCAAGACCACGACCTGGTCCACCACCATATTCGTGAGCGGCTGGATCAAATTGAGATTCATGTTTCAAATTTGCCATGATCCCAATCGTTGCTGCGTGGGAATATCCACGCCGCGTAAAATGTTGATAAATACGATTACTTACGTCAGTTTTATCATATGCCTTGTAGGTTGGTTTTGGGGGTGGTTCTGGTTTTGGTTCTGGTACTACCTCCTCTTTATGGATATTACCACCACGGGATATTTCTTTTGGTTCCAATTCACGTGGACGATCCTCTACAGGTTCAATCGGTTTTTCTTCGGTCGACACAACGACTGTTTTCGTTTCCCACAACGCTGATGCAGTTGCCAGATGATAACAAATCGTCGGTAGCGCAAAGATGGTAAAGAGCAAGATGAAAATGCGGTCCCACCGCGGTTGTCTCCTCATCTTACGCTTTTGACGTATTGGGGATACCTGATCACCAATCGTTTCAATTGCCTGGGATTGCGAGACTAACTTCATAGAAATTCCTCCTTTAAACTATAACTACTATTAGAATATATCGTTACCAAGATAGAGGACTCTTTTCCCATGGTTGTTGGGATTATATATTCTAATAATGGTTAAAGGAGTAATTAGGGAGGAAATAATAATGCATATTTTAGAATTAAATCGAAAGATACGTAAAGGTTGCAAAGACCAAGAGTATCATATGCAACATATTGGTATGGCAAAAGATTATGCGATGTTCATTCGCAAAAAACTTGGCGAATTAACAGATCGTCATAAACTCGGATTCGCTGCTTTGTCACATGATTTATTGAAAGAGAACTATGGAAAGAAAGATTTATTCATTGATGGGATGCACATTCCTGGGGATCTAGAAAAATATGTTTCATCGAATATAGAACTGCTAAGTATGTATCATATCACTCCTGCTATGATGAAAACCGATCTTCAAACTCATGCCCTTGGTGCAGCGATCTTCTTGATCCGAGAGTACCAGATCAATGATCCAGAGATCATCTACCCCGTATTGTTTCATAGTTTGCCAATCATAGAGGTTTATCGAGAACTGCCAGAAAAGATTCAACAAATGATAGATATCATGGTGCTCGCTGATAAACTATCATCGAATTGGTTACGAATCAATATGAATGAAGATAAGGTACGTTGTGATCTTGATCAAATCGTCTTTGGGAAAGATGGGAAGGAATTTAATTTCTCATTGGGATTGTATTTAGCACGTGTCATTGGCGCTGGAAAGAATCCGGACTACACGAGTGATGCGTCCACCCTCTATTATTTTCATCGACTACGTGCAACGAATCCATTAATTCAGGAGAAGTTATCGATGAAGAAATCGTTAGGAGAGAAACAAAAATGGCCAAAGAGAAACTCAGTGGTCTCGAGAAACTAAATAAAACTTTCGGAGAAGTGATGCAACGCGCATCACTCTCCTTTTATTTTTCAAATAATAATCATCTGATTAGCAAGTCTGATCATGTAACGGTCATCACAATGACACCATCGTTATGGGAATTATTGCATTCATCCGGTTGGATGAAAGATCATTCTGTGCGAGAGATTCGCATGGATCATCCAGAAGAGCGATCATTGATCACATACGATTCTGTATGTAATGATGATGGGTGGGTGAATATTTCGAATCCAGAATCCCTTTATCAGGGAAATGTGAATCAAGTAGATATCCCGGAGATTGATTACTCCGTTTCTTATACGAAAGACTTATTTCCATTAAAGTTAAAGAAAGCAGAGTATACTGATATCAGTACAAAACTGACGAAGGATAAATATTCATATATTCTCGCGTTACGAAAAGTATTTCGAGAAGCAGATGATTCATTTAGTATCATACGATTGTTTCGTATCATGTAAAGGAGCCTTCATGTATAAGCAGGACCTTCGCTTCTTTGATGTAGCAAAGTCGGTTAGTAAAACATCTGATTATGGTCGTATCTCCATTGGAGCAATTCTTGTGTCTGGAAAAGAAATTGTTTCTGCTGCAGCAAATGCAAAGAAATCGCATCCAGAGCAACGTCGGTTGAATCGATTGCGTTTCGATGATAAATATGATAATTGCAAGAATTCCATTCATGCAGAAATGCGATGCATATTGAATTGTCGTGATATGGAGAACATTCGCGGAATGAAACTATATGTGTATCGCGAGGACCGTATTGGACATCTAGCAAATTGTCGCCCATGTCCAGCATGCATGGAGAAGATCCGGGAAGTAGGTATTCGTGATATATACTATACTACTTACGAAGGGTATGTGCACGAACATTTGGTTTATTGATAAAAAGATGAGGAGGGAATTCCCTCCTCATCTATACTTAGCGTTGAAATAGTTCCATTAAATGTTGAATCCCAATTCCATTGAGATAATAATGATCGGTGATTCCCCACATAATAATCGCGATAATTCCAGAGGTAACGACATCACGCATCCAATGTGCTTTTACAACAAGTCTTGTGAATGCAGTAAACACACCAAGAACAAGTCCAAGAATACCCATATACCCACAGATATTGAACCAGAAGATTCCACCGCTTACGGCACTCATTGTATGTCCGGAAGGAAATGAATCTCCTTTATTTACGGACCAATCAAGTGTTAATGCTGGATTTACTGTTGTATCAATTTCATTTGGTCGGGGATTATTAAACAACCATTTGAGAAATACTTGGATCACTGTACATCCGAGATAATAAAGAATAAATACCTGTAGAAGTTTTAGTTCTCCAGCAAATGCGCCATAGAGAAGTACACCAATCGGTGTAATGAATTGTAGATTGTCACCAATCTTGCGGAGGTCCGATTTTACACCATCGCTGACCCCCCATAACAAACGATAAATCAATGATTGAATGAATTGCATTCACACCACATCCTTTCTTATAAGGGAGTTGAATTATATTGAACCTCGATGTTTATAATACACATATGGAATTGTATCCATATAAGAAACATGATTTACCTGCACTCGAATTACTATTTACAAGTATCGATAATTTTTCAAAAGAGGAAATGCCTTGCGGTTATATGATTGCCGACAAGAAACTATACCTTCCTCGTGGAACTCCTATTAGTAAAGTGGAATACATGAGCGGATGTAAAGTTAATTATATGAATGAATCAGATCCCATCGAGAAGATGTCTGAAACATTTGAATCATTATATGAACCACGCAACAAGCTTCAAGAAGACGCCATTAAATTTTTAACCGAAGAATCAAATCATCAGTTATCTTTTAATATTCTAATGGGTGAAGGAAAAACATTTTGTACCGCGTATGCTTCAACAAAATTGAATGATAAGACTATTGTAATTGTACCAAACGAAGGATTGAAAACACAATGGATTGATACGTATCATAAAATGTTCTCCTATCATCCTAGAAATCTGATGAATATTGCTGGTTCAAAAATTATCGATGGTATTATGGATGATTCAATTGAACCACGGGATGTATACTTCGTTAATCATGCAACGTTGCGAAACTATATGACCGAACACGGTGGTTATGCGTTGCATAAATTTTTCAAGAAACTCGGCGTTGGTATTAAAGTATATGATGAATCACATCTTGACTTCCATAATATTATTATGATTGATCATTTCACAAATACAAATCGTACCTGGTATTTGACGGCAACATTTGATCGTTCGGATAAAACGGAATCCGTTTGCTTCAAACGAGCATTTGCGAATACACTAAATTTTGGTGAAGTGGAATCACTTCAGAAGTTACAAAAGCATGTGGTATATCATGTTGTAAATTTTAATAGTCGACCAACCATTCAACAGAGACGTCAAGTTATGGGTTGGCGAGGTATGACAGCAACGTCTTATGGAAAATATGCGTTCATCACAGATACCAAACAGGTTGCTTATCATATCATTCTTCGTATTCTAGAACTCATAAAAGATGTGGAAGGAAAAGTATTAATATTCATCCCATTAATTGAGGCAGTTGATATCGTTGTCGAAAAATTAAGGAAAGAGATTCATGATCGTAGCGTAGCGGCATATCATTCCAAAATTGGGAAAGAGGAAAAAGAATCGGCAATTAAGAAAGATATTATTGTTACAACGATCAAGTCTTGTGGAACTGGTAGAGATATCCCAGGATTACGCTCTGTCATTAATATGGAACCGTTGGCAAGTTCTGTTGGAAGTTTTCAGTTAATCGGAAGAATTCGCCGATGGTCTGATGGCAGAGATACCTACTTCTTTGATTGTGTTGATGTTTCGATCGCCGCTTGCAATTGGTGGTTTCGAAGTAGATATAAAAAGATTGAAACATTAGTAAAGAAAACGGTATATTTAAATCTGGATGAATAGTTGATATCTTAGGAGGTAGCGATTATGGTAAAGCATTCATTGGGAGAAAACAAATCCATCACGATTCATTTTCGTAACGTTGGGGTAGAATATCGAGAAATCTTTCTAGATTTTGAAGAAGAGAAAGCAGATGATACCATCCGAATGAAATTATCCTTCTTAGTAAAATCATCTCAATCGATTCATGAGTATTTTGAAGAGGATGATGGGAAGCATCAATTAACTCTTTACCTCTGGATGAAGGTATGTAAGATTCCGCTCAATATTGATAGTATGATTGATTATATTGTTTATGCGGAAGAAAATCATACAGAGTATAGTTCGATTCCTATCCCTCAAGAAAAACCGAAGGATGAAGATGAGTTAGATCAGATGGACACCATTGAATCATATATTGAGACGATCATGAAATATCTCCAGGATGAACAGAATCCGGTACCGGCGGATATTCGTTTCATGGCAAAAGATGTATGTGATTATTACGATTATAACAAATAAAAAGAAAGGAGGGAATTCCCTCCTTTCTTTTTTTTATATTTCTTCATCAAGTAAATCAAATGTTACTGGATCCCCAGCATCTTCATATGTTTCTGATTCCATTGAATCCATGCCGATGTCTTCATTCACAAAATCGGTTTCATCAATTTCTTTCTTAACAATATTAAGTACACGCATTCCGATCATAATTTGAACTTCCATCATTTGTTGAAATTCATATTTTTCATCATCCGTTAGATCTTCATCAGAGATGATGTCTTCAAGATCATGGATGCTTGACTCTACTTTGAGAAATAGCTGTTTACATAATCCGAGGGGAAGTCTATGTTGTTCATCCATTCCTATCACTCCTATTCACATAATTCTTAAAATTTCGTACAAAAAGAAAGTGAAACAAATCTTCACTTTCTCTTATCATATTACGCGACAAACATCTTTTCCACTTGCTTGTAAATTTCACTATTTCCAGACTCTGTTAAACTAAACCGTCGACAAATGGCATCGCCAATCTCATGAACAAAATCTCCAGAGATCGTTCCCGCATTGTTATAAATGCGGTAATAGCGACGCAGCATCGAATTTGAGTTACGAACAACAGACAGCGTATTATCCGAAAGAAGTTTATCCAGTAGATAAAACACTTCCACATACTTCGTGTTCTCCGTCAGTTCTGGCATGTAGTAGTGTTTATCATTATCATCACGATTCACTTTGATCGTGTTGATGATTGCCCAGAAAATACCTTTCTTCGTAATCTCATAGAACGCTCTCTCATCATTCATGGTGGAATAAAACCCATGCTTCTTCGTGATGCGTCCAAAGAGATTGTTTGTTTCCAAGGTATTACTGAGGATCTGACTCAATCGATTGATTGCCGTCTGGATTCGATCATCACGTAAGGTGTTGATATCATCCAACATCTTACCAACTCCTTTGGGGGAGGATTCTGGTTCTTCGGAACCAATGATTTTCTTGAACTTATTCCGATAGGTTTTTGCTGTACTTTCCTTGATGAAGAACTTCTTGGAGACAGCAGTGGCTCCTTCGGATGCATAAAGTTCTAGGAACTCCTTCATCCGTTCTCTTGTCCACATAGAGGTCGGCTGTTCTTCAACAACAGCATTCGTAGGAGCAATGGTCGGAACGTCAATGATCGGTTCTGCATCAACGACAGAAAATTGAACTGATGGAAAATCGGTCGGTGCAACATCATACGATGGTCCATCCAACAGAATCTCCCGCAATCCATCTTCAACGAGATGCATGATATCGTTGGACACATGACCAATGAATTCTTTCAATTGGGTTGGAGATGCTGGGAATATACGTCCCAACTGAATATGCGCCCCTTTGTCTTCATGATTTGGATAGATCTGAATGGGAATATCGTAATCATGAACGAAATCGGTCGTCGATATTGGGGCAACTAAAATATTCGGAATATATCCTCCTTCCGTCGTCTCGGATGTACAAACATGTTGTACAATCAAAACATACCGTGAGTAATGCATTGCTCGCTCTCCTGTCGGAATATCAGCTTCCATAATGAGCGGCTCACTCTTCTTGCCATACGTGGGATCATCCCAAAACCAAATCTGACCCCTGGCATAAATTCGTACATCTCGCATTATAATATTACCTCCTTTAAATAGATACGAGATTCCTTTACATAGTTAGAATATATAATAAAAAATAAATATGATGGAGGGATTATATCCCTCCATCATTCATCATCAATATCAATAAACTCACTTGGTTCCATGTTCTTTAAGCGGACTGTTGCATTTGTTTTCTCTTTTCCATTCACATCGATATCAGAAACCAATGATTTTAGACTCAGAATCTTTTCTTGGTTCATATCATCCAATAAACGGAATTGATTCTCTTTTGCAAATGGGTGAGCAATATACGTATATTTTGCAAACTCTGCTTCAGATGAATCAATACGGCGCCGTTTAACAACGTTGATTGCTAGATACTTTTCATCCGTACCAGGTTTATATTCAACATTGATAAATGCTCCCCAATCGATTGATTCAATAATTTCCCAGGCATCCCCAGTATTCTCACGACCAACAAGTTTCGTTACATCCCCTTTTCCTTGACGCACTGCATTATCTACAGCCATTGCACCAGCACGATTACTCTGATGTGCCGTAACGACAGGCATATCATCAATAACAGATAATGCTTTTAGTTCGTTTACAATACGAGCAAGTTCCGTTTTGGTTGTATCTGATGTCATTGATGTTGCTGGGCGGATTCGTTTAATGTAATCAAGAATCAGACAACATACTTCCATATTGTCTTCTCGTAAGTCTTGAATGATTGTAAACAAATCATCTGTACTAATTTCACGATATGGAAAATACTTAATGATGATTTCAATATTCTGATGTCCTTCTTCTGATTTAAATTGAAGACGATCATCGTTTCCATCTTCATCACGATTTTTACTGATATTGAATCCCATCGCTTCGGAAAGTCGTTCAACTGCTTCTTCTTCAGAATAATTGGTGATATTATCATCGAATTCCATATTCCATATACGTTCAATTGTTTCAGTAAATGTATTCTCCATTGTGATATATAAGACACATGGTTTCATTCCTGGTGTCTTTGGTTCAAAGTCCTCATTGTATTTACGTATATCCAATGCGGTCTTTAACAGAATACCAGATTTATAGGATCCTGGCAAGCCAATATAACAATACAATCGTCCACTCATATATCCTGGAGATAATAATGTATTGAGTCTTCGTATCCCCGTTTTTAATACAGCACCAGATCCTTGTAGTGATGAGATCGTCTTTGATACAGCTTCCTTTACGGAAGATAAATCTGCGGAATTGAATGTAATTTGATTTGATACTAGATTGGTATTGTGTTGTATATCAATCAATGATTTTGATATTAAGAAGAGTCGATCCATTACCTCTTTAAATGCTCCTGGATTATTGAGATCGATATCTTCTAATAATTCTTGATACTCCTCGCGCATGGATGTAACGAATCCATATTGCAGCGCATCGGAGACTAGATCAAAGATCATTTTTGCTTCAGGAGCAGAGATAATGTTTGGATCATTCACACAGGAAGAAATAATTTCTTCCTTTATATTATCGAATTCCGGTTGTCTTTTCGCTCCCTCAATAATCAGATCGATTGTAACAATACCTGACAACCATTGTTTTGAAATATAATTAATACACCAGATATAGGATTCCAATTCTTTATTCTTTTTATATTTCGATAAGTCGATATTCGTGAATAGTCGATTGATATTTTTTACTGCTTTAAATGTTCGGAATCCAGCATGTTCCATCACTAGGAGCTTAACAATTGATTTGAGAATTGAGCGTTTAAAAAATACACGGATTTTATCGACATGAAGGTCCGATATTTTTGTCAACCTGTTTTGTTTTTTCAAACCCAATCATCCGTTCATAATTTAATATGTATTTCTAGTGTTTCTGTAAATCGTTCATCATATGGTATATGATGAACATATTGCATTGTATCACGATCTGCTATAATGATAACTTCTTCAATTTCTTCCAGATAATCTGCGAATATTGTTCGAACAGATCGATCTGTCAATGTTCCACGCCCGAATAATTTTATATTACATTCGATCGACCTTCCATCTTTACACAAAATTTTTCGAATATGTCTACGCAACCATTCTTTCGATATACCATAAGAATTGATTGATTCATTGCTAGCATCTATAATAGAGTTTTCTTTACAAAACTCCTCCAACGAAATCATATAATTTTTCCTCATTTCTAATTTCTGTTCACCTTAAAATATATAATTCATATGAACTAACGTCATTGACACACAATTTAACATATAAAAATAATCATCAGAGGTGATTTTATATTGAGTTATATCATTGAAAAATCTCATGGAAATCTACAAGAATGTTATCACGTCGGACCGAGTACGAAACACTTAATAGATCGTGCTAAAAAAGTAATAATAACAGGGATTAAGAAATACGGTATTTCCAAAAAATGTTTCTGATGTGTTTAAAAATATGATGATTGCAGGTGATACTTTGATTAATTATAAAATTAAAAATTTCAAAAGAGCCTCTGAGTATAAGCCGCTTCGGCATCGAGGCACAGATCAGAGAAAGCTTCTTGATCAGTTTAATAAAAATTTTAATCTCAAAGAATCAAGTGATATTATTTCCAAATTATATGATACGGCAAAACGGGATTCATCAAAAATCGAACTTTATCAAGAAGCCATTTATGAAGCAATTGATACAGATCCCGTAGCGTATATCAAAAGCATCAATAAAATTATCCCATCATCGGTAGGTCTCAATACACTATACGAATTTGTTTATACAAATGGAATTAGCATTTTGAGCTATCGACCGATTGTTGAATCAATAGAGAGTTGTATCGATAAATATAATTCATTGCAGAAAGATGCTTCATTATATAATGAAGCATTAGAGTTCATGGAGTCCTTCAAAAATACTTATCGACATAACTTCTATATGTTTGAGAACTTCAGAGATTCTCTGCAACCGAATTACATTGAAGCATATTATAAGAATTTCCCCATTCTTCGTGAAGGAAAAGAAGTAAACTTTGCAAAAATGATTGAACGGTTTGGGGAATCAGTAATTCCGGATATGCTTGTATATGCATCAATGTTTGGAAACCCAATGAACATAATGATGCCTTTCAAAGAACGATATGATCTAATTGATAATACGACAAAATTATGGCTAGAAGAATGTGAAAAAGATATTTATGTGGAGGGATTATTCTCCAATGTATTTTCAAGCAAATCTAAAAATAAGGATTTTAAGCCATCATTTTCAGAGCTTCCTTCAGAACTGAGAATATTATTAAAACAATTTCTAGTAAATCTGTATAAAACTTTTAGATTAGCATATAAAAATACACCGGCGGTGGTGCAATCAATTGATCAAATTATCTCAAAAATGAATTCTACCGGGCATGATATAATCCCAGAACCGTTCACGCCAAAAATTAAATGCAGTATGAATGAAGACGGAAGAAAAAATGTTTATATGGATAATATTCTTCCTCCAAATAGAATCAAGGCGTTAAATATTCCAATAAACCAATTGACAAAAAATCAATACGATAATCTCATTCGAAACGTTTATAAAGAAGCATTTTATCCCCTATATCAAAAACTACAAGCATGGGGGATATATATATTATTCGTACCATACGATGAAATCAGTCCTCATACGGATCCAGATCATTTAGTAATAATGACAACCAAATCGGATCAGTCTTCAAAACTTTATGATTATCTTGATAAATCATCAAATCAATATCAAAAATCATATGTTGTTGAATCAACACATCTGGAGAATTATAATGGAGGACGCAAACATCTTGAAGAGAGTGTTTGGGATATTATTGCTCGAAAGGATTCTCTAATCCAGGAGTCTGTTATCCTTGGAGAAGAAAAAGAGATTTCGTTCACCGAATCAGAACTTGAATCCATTCAGGATCTGATCTCATTTAAAGAGAATCTCATCACATTAGTAGAATCGGAAGAAGAGCGTATGCAACTTCAGCGTGAAGTATATACGCTATATGAAGCTGCTGAAGATCTATTGGATGAAGATGTTGCAGACTCTGTAATTCCGATGCTTCCAGGAGCAAATCAGAATGTTGGGACACGTTCCATCAACGAGGATTGGTTGAATAATACACACAACAAGAAGACTGGGTCTATGCCAGATTATTTAAAGAATGCTCATGATCTCAATTGGGGTGAAGACGACGATGCTCCCCCGAAGAAACGTCCATCTGCAAGCGACGATGATAAGCCGCTTGATGATGACGATCTTCCTTCTGATGATAAGAAAGAAAAAGATCCCCTCGACAAGATAGAGCCATTTGATTACGATTCCAACAAATCTAATTCCTCCGATGATAAGAAGGATGATGCACCCAAATCTTCTTCAGGACATATCCAAAACTACTATTACTATACCTACAACAATTCCAACAATACACATTCGACGACAAATACGAACTCCTACAATCAGAGTCGAGACGATCATTCGAGAAACAAACGAACAAGGTCACACGATTACGCTGCTGGACTCAAAGAGGAGAAACAGATTTGGGAACTTGATGTTCCTGAATTTGATTCCTACCAGGAAGGATTTTTAGATAGTGCTCAAAAAGTTCTATCCACAGTTTCACGCCACGTATCTACAGTACTGCCAAAAAATCGAATGCAAGCAGTGCAAGAATATGACTCCGCGATATTTCAAAGAAAAATGATAATTCCGTTTCGACAATATTTCGGGAAGAAATCTGCAAGAACTAAGCTCAATGAATCCGTCGATTCATTTACAGAGGCGCGAGCCGTACCAAGAGAATATAACCCGGGACATGTTCTTGGAATGTCTAAATATGATTATCGAAATATTGCAATGAAACTCTCGCGACAATTTGGTGTAAATATCATATTCATGAACTCTAGCTCTCCAATAAACAAGGCAACGGTTGCAACTACAGGTGGGGCGTTTGTCGGATGCGTCGATGAGCGCAAGTTACTTGCTATGGCTCGTGGAAATAAGAAGATGATGCAACGACTACAAAATGAAGCGCAACAATCTGCGGAGGAAAATAATGAAGATATTATCAATACTCTTATAAAACAAATACTTGGTGGATCTCGAGATAAAGGTGTTAAAAAATACATTTTTATTGATATCGATAATATGAGAAAGCATTTTGGTTCATTCCGAAATCCGACTGCATTGGAAACAATATTGCGTCATGAAATCGGACATATTTTCACTCTGGATAAAATATCTGATGCTGATTTTGAGAAATATGCATGTGCTCGACCATTCATTATGATATTTAATGGAATCATCCAACAACTCACCAATCTCCCAGAAAACAAGATTCTAGCATTTAGCAACCTGCACATTTATCATCAACTTCTTGTGGAAAAAGCCGCGAACGATTATGCTAGAATCAATCCAGCAGCATTGACCAGGATACTTCTAGGTACAGATGCTCCTCCACCAATTCCTGGAATCAATCTCAATGCACTTCGTGATCTATCTGTTCCTAGAAACGTTGCATCAATTATGTTGACTTGTATTGCTTCCGGAATGTATTCGAATGAAAATGATGAAGCTTTGGTGGATAATTTCTTACTCAAGGATTCCCTCAAAAAAATTCTCAGTCCACAATTATATGAAAAGCTGAAAAACATCATCAAAGAAAATGATCCTAAAAAATATGCTATCGTATTCGAAGGGTCTAGTAAAGCAAAGAAAAATATAATTCCGGAAGATAAGGTCCCGAAACAAATTATTCGTAAAACCATCGGTGAAGCAAAGCAAAAAAATAAAAACGAATCTGTTATGTATGAAGATGTATTGGATGATCAAATGCCCAAATCAGATAATCCGATTCAAGATACCATGCTTGATCTAGATCGTAAACTTTCTAGCGTTCAGCAATCCATCAAGTCAAAAGCACAAGGAGTTCAGCGAACAGCATCTGCGATAGCAAAACCATTCAAACGGACATCACAATGGATTGGTAGTATGATTGCTCGGTGGAAAGATGCGAATGAGAATGAGATTAAAGCGAAGATGGCAGATCCTCATGAACGTTCCGGCCTTCTATCTGCATTTAAATCAGCCGTTAAATATGGATCTCTCATGAAAGCTGGACTACTCCTCAATCCAATATTCATGTTCTTATCAATTAGCCGAAAATGGTCAAATCGAAAGAATACATTCCGCATTCGAAATGAGATGATTGGTGAACTGAAAGCGGAGCTTGAAATCATTGAAGAAAAGATTCGAGATGCCGATCATGCTGGTGATCGTGCGGCAAAATATAAACTCATGCGTTTCCGTAATGAATTAAAGAAGAAGCTCATTCGTGTGGGTGGAACGCCAGAAATGAAAAATATGATTTAATTCATCTTATCCATAAAGGAGGTGATCATATTCATGGAAAAAGAATCGACGATGTTCGATCGTATCTTTATGGAAGCAGATGATGCTCCACCGGATATGCCGGCTGAAACACAAGATGCTCCAGCAGACATGGGAGGAAATGATCCACCAGATATGGGAGGAGAGGACCAATCCGGTGATGCTCCAGACGATATGGGTGGAGGGATGGAAGATCCTCCCGATTTATCCGATGACGGTGGTGGAGATTTTAGCGATGATAATGGGATGGATGATGAATCTAATAATGATTCGGATAATTCCAATAACATCGAGTTCGATGAAAAAATCTCCCGCATCATGAATATGAATTTATACCAGCGATACTTAGCCTTACTAAATAACATCAATGGTCAGCTAACGATGCTGAAAGATAATTCGGATGTTCTATATGCGGTATCCGAAGACTCCCTTGATATCATCAGCGCACTAAAGAAGCTTGATGAAAATGTTCGATTATATCTGAAGGATTATTTTATTCAAGAAAACTTCAGTAAGAATCGTTTGTTCTTCGACAAATGTTTAAACTTATTGAATTTATTGAATGAAATATTTCAAAAGAAAATCGAAAAGGGGATAAAGCACGTAGAATAACCATTATGTAAAATTTGTATAGGCTATTTGCCACGATTTTAAAAAAGTAAAGGAGACTGTTAACATGGATAACAACGTTAGTTGGTTTTATGAATCCGCTTCAGAGCGGGCACGACATGGTGGCGACGATAGCACCAGCGTAAACTTTGGAGCATATCAGAAGGAAGGAACATCATCCTTCGATGAACATTTCCAAGATCTCTACAATCAGTACAAGGAACAGACGGGCATTGATATCAAGAAGGATTTCAATGCAATGATTTCAGACAAGCAGTTCATGGAACAGTACAAGCAGGATCTCATGGGTCCCACGTTTGAAGCGTTCCGTGAAGCGTCTGGAAACGATCCTCATATCGAACAGAGCATCAAAACGATAAATACGCTTTGGGATACAAAGATTAAGAACTATACTGAGTCTGCGTCAATGACCGGATTCCTTCCCATTGCAACACTCGAATTCCCAGTCCTACTGAAGCAGTACTGGACCTCCATCATGAAGGATATCATTGATGTTGAGGCAACCAAGACGCCAAACATTTCGAAGCACATTCGTACCACCTACATGGTCGATAATCAGACCGGTGAAGAGTACGAATATCCTCGCTGCGTATTCGATGGTACGTGGGAGAAGATCTGGAATGCACAGAAGGGCTTCCCGATCAAGAACACGGTGGTTCCTCTTACGAGCGGACGTCTCCACAAGTATGACATCATCACAAACCTCACCGATGGTGTCGCTGGTACCGATAAGCTCAGCTTTGACTTTAAGATCACTGAGATTCAGATCGGTGCCAACCGTTATAAGCTCAAGGGCAATGGTATCACGGTCGAATTCTCAACGAATGGTACATTCGTGAATGGTGATCTTGATTTCACTGCTGATGATGGTACAGTTGTCGATGATACGCTCTCCGGGCGTGTTGACTTCAAGAATGGTACCGTTGACCTCTCATCTTCATCTGGTCAGGTCACTGGCGTTGTCTTCCAGGGCTACCTCTCCAACGAGAAGAACCTTCGTACGGCATCCGTTCGTGAAAAGCGTTCAATCCTCCGCTTCACCATTGAAGATGGTGCACGTTGGAATATGCCGTTCTCGATCGAAGAGATCGAAGATGCTGCAGCACTTCTTGATATCAACTACTACAACCGCATGGTTGATGAGATCATCAAGTGTCAGGAGATGCAGGAAGGTCTCACCGTTATCAAGTTCCTCAATACGGAGTTTGAGAAGTACAATGGTGTGAAGACGAACATCTATAAGCTCGAATCTCTGGCAAACGTTCATGAGGTCGACCTTTCACCAACGACGTATGTACCTAACTTCGCTGGGGATCCATTCTCCTTCATGACTCGTGCACTCCAGTTCAAGCTGAAGGCAATTATCCATCAGCTCACAGAGCTCACGAAGATGGAAGGTCTCTCCTTCATTATCGTTGGTAACCCGATGGCAACACAGCTTCTTGCTGAGTTCACGGATTGGAAGATCCAGCAGGGTTCCAGCATTGGTGGTATTAACGTCAACAACTCGTATGGGTTTGCTACTGACCTTGGTGCAAACGTTCGTGTTGTTGCATCAAACCTCTTTGATGCATATACGAAGGATCCTGTTACAACGACGAATAAGCGTGAGCTTGTACTCCACATCATTGCTTATCCGACGACGCCGGATCATATCTCCTATAAGCATCTTAAGTACACAAGCCACCTTCTCACCTCACAGTCCCAGTCTGCATACCAGAGCACGAATGCTCCGGGTGGCGCATATAATATCGTTACAGCAACATCCCGCTTCAAGGATATCGCTGTACAGGGTATTCAGTCTCGCCTTATCCTCCTCAATTCCGAGAAGGTTTATGGTGCAGCTCCAGCTCATCCTCCTATCGTTGGTGCTCCCTGGAACTAATCATTCCCAAACCAACCAAGAGGTTGGAACGCCTCCTTCTAATATATCACAGCAATATAGGGCAGGGGTTAATTCCCCTGCCCTATATTGTTTTTCTTTTCTTCGACTATCTTATAATGTTATTTACGTGAAGAACGGGAGCGTGTATATATATGATCGATTCAAACCGTGGAATGGAAAGTATGCGTGTTGCAACACGAACATTGATGGATAAAATTAAGCGTGGAAAACCAAATCAAAAAATTGTCACTCCATCTGTCGGTCGTACCTTCGAGAATATCATTAATCAGCAATGCATGAGGGAATGGAGAGTCGGCTACAAATCCGTAGCGATTAAGATTCTGAACTATCAAACCTTCAATACGGTGGAATTTATTCCTCCAAAGATCGAACGAACATTCATCAAACGATTCATTGAAGGAAAGGAAACACTTGACGGTTTCCTCCATCGCCGACCAATCATTGAAATACGAATCTCTCCACGCGTATTTCATGGAATCAAACATGAAGATGATGTATATCAATTTTTCAAGTATGCAGTATCCTATTATGCTGAGGGGATTAATCGTGCCTCTGAACAGTTAATGCATGAAATTCTGCGACTCAATGGAAACATGAAGTATCTTATTGCAAATACGAATCTACGAGGGTTAGTTGAATTTCCATTAACGATGCTATTCAGGTTTAATGATGTTCAGATATTCAATTATAAGAATACCTTCAAGATTGATAAGTCTGACATTCGTTCATTGAATCAATTTGTAAAGAACATTGCAACTCGCTATCGTGCACCGGAACGAGAACGTGGGCAGATCATTCGTGACGTAAAGGATCTCGTAAAACAACTAAACGAATCCTTCACCTACGATCAATCTTGTACCTACCTTCCTGAGGCAGTAGAAACACTAATGTCTGGAGGATATCATAAAGATCTTCTTAAGTATGAACATCTACTGGTTGAATCTGTGGTAGATCATACAAAACCGGTATCGCCACAAGTGAAATATTACCGCGAGTTCTTTGGCGTAAAAAAATTAAAGAAGATTCCGAAAGACCTAGTTCCATATATTCAGATTGAAACAGAAGCAATTGAAACAGCAAATGATAAAATGATGCTGGCTTCTTATACATTGAGCAAGATTGAAATTGTGGAATGGTATATCGAACTATTATCAACAACGGATGAACGTTCACGAAAGTATGTTGTACCACATACGAAACCGTATTTGGAAACGATCCGTACACAATTACTAATCTGCTATAAAAACATTATGAAAGTAAAGATTGAACGGAATAAACCATTGATTGACATTGATTATCCAAAAGGATACGAAGGATAAAAAAGTAAGGAGGGTTTAACCCTCCTTACTTTAATTTCTATCCTCTTTATCTTTGTTTCGATTGTGTAAAATAATGCGTATCGGAACTAGTGGAAACACCAGAAGCGCAATCGCAACCCCACAAACTGCACCGCAAATGGAAATCGCTTGATTTATAACCTCTCGCAAGATATCAACGTCTCCTAAAATACCTTCGAGTGAGATGAGAATGATCCCAATCGATAAAATTGGTAATCCGGTTACCAATACGACTGCAATGCAAATCGTAATGAGATTTGACACCATTCGATCAAACCACTTGAGAATTATTTCTTTCATTATGGATCAACCTCCACAAGTTCTCGAATTTTTATCATAAGAGAAACGAGTAGGATCCCGACCATACCCGGGACGATTGTGAGTCCAAAGATAATAAACCCGATTGAAATAATCGTTCTTGTAAATGCGTGCACAAGTTCATGAAAATCAGAACCAATCATATTCGATATAGCAACAAGTGTTATCGTTCCACCAATTAAGATTGCGACTAAAATGAGAATAGTGGCTAAACCAAATCCTCCAACTAGGATAATGCTCCTGGATAATCTATCCACATTGTATTCAAACGAATCATCTTTATGCCGATTCATGATCTCCCTCCTATCAATATGATCTTTCGCGGGATATCTTCCTGATCGGTCGCATATTCAATAAGAAGTTGCTCCATACTCTCATCCTCGATCGGAAGCTTCCTCGTCACCTCATTTCCATACCGATAATGATGGAACGATATGCGCCAACCATATCTGGGAGTATATTCATAAACTGCGATATAGTCTTGATACATTGGACTATTTTCGTAAACAATAATACGTTTGCAATGACACAAGATTTCATCAATATTATCGAGAACCCATTGACGAAATACCTCTGAGACTCGTTCATCGTAAATCATTCTTTATTCACCGCCCTATCGACTTGATCCGTATATGCGAAATATTTCATCAAATGGAGTGCAAGACCAGCAAAGATTAATACACTAACGCTAATCGATGCACCAACGATAAGGCTACCGATACCAAGATCAAGAATTGTCGTATAATTAAACATGTATTGAAATCCATAGATCAAATAATATCCTCCGACCAATATGACCCCAAACATGATGTGTGCAATACCAATTGGATAGAGATGTTTAATAATCATTCCAAGTAAATTAAACAACATAATGATCCTCCCTATGAAAAAGAATAAATGGAGGGTTATAACCCTCCATTTATCCCTAGCACGGTTCAATCATTAACAATGACCATTAGACCCATCTGCCCCTGTAATATCGGCGTACATTCTACCATCCATGATATCACGTACGTATAGTTCTCCAACACCAAACTCTTCGCAAAGAGTTTTTACCGGAGTACCCTCTTTCCCTTTCCGATATAACTCCCTGATGTCTTTGATCTTTAAGCTACTCACGAATCAACAGTCCTCTCTTCACTTATATTAATTCTCTCTTATAGGAGAGTTATGCTTTTGCGCTGCGTTCCGCCTTGCGTTTCTTTCGGCATTCCGGACAACGCTTTGGAAGAATGAAGCCCTGTTGATTAAACCACGCAATGTTCTTTGCGGTCATCTGGAATTCTTTTCCACAATCAACACAAGTGAACGTTTGATCCTTCCCACTTTCTTCCGTCTTCGGATTGACCGTAACGGAAACTTTTTCTACCACTTGAACGGATTTTTTCTCCCTATTCTTTGTGATAGATACGGTTGCGTCACGGGTTTTCACAGGGGGAAGAGATACTTCACCCTCATGTACCATAGAAGATAACTTGTCCTTATTCTTAGCGAATGCAAGATAGAAAGGATTATCCGCATCAACCGAATTGTCTTTCGGTTCATCACGATAGATGATCGTGGTATCATTCCCCGCCTTCGTTTTGTAACGTGGCGTCGAGCTCGGCATATCCTTCTTCATCTCGCTGGACTCGTGAGCTTCTTCCATGATTTCGTTTGTGATTTCCATACTTCGTTACTCCTTTGATTGTTGAAACAGATTTCCTATGAAGATATTCATCTTCACGGATGACCCTCTTGTTGAAATCCGATGACATCGTCTCGATGCCGTAAGACTTCCTCGTCAGTACGTTTCGATATAATGTAATCGATTCCAAACATAATGGCTGCTCCAGCACCGAAAGACAGTACCAGGGTAGCACATTCGATTGCTGCATGCATATAACGTTCCTCCTTCCTAGGAATAAATTAACTATGGGTCTACTCATTTAGAATATATAAATACTTGACTTTACCTATAATCAAGATTCCATCGAAGGATGCGTATCGATTGGCAGATATTAAAGAGATTAATGGGAAATATTATGATTTCAGATTCTCTTTAACGATATCCTGATGATATTCTGAGCAAATATATAACACAAGATCTCTAACAGTAATGACTTCTTCATATTTCAATGAAAGTACTTTACAATTATCATTAATATTTCCATCATATGCTTGGACAACATATGCATCTAATCCATCGGTCTGATATGGTCGCTGAGAGTCGTTAAATTTTATATATTTTACGACATCCATTCCGTTAACCATGAACGCACCAGTTTCATTGTGTATTGGTCCATCAACATCGATTAGAATGGAATCTTCGGAAGGAAAAGTTATCTTAAAATCCCATCGATGATAGGGTGATATTCTTGATACTCCAATATCTTCGGGCTTAAAAATTGTCGAAAAATCTTCATGCTCTATTTTATTTTTATACTGCCTTTCGACGGATAAATCGAACACAAATGATTTCATATAGTTTATAAAGGTTTCCTCCAATTCATTTCCCGAAGTTCTTGGAGCTGGTTGATGCATCAGCCGCTTCTTATTCCAAGCATCTATCTCCTCTTTAGACAAACTAGACCACCATTTTTTCATACGTTCTGATTGCTCTTTCTTCTTTTTATCGCTATCTTTATCCCACCATTCCTTTTTTCGTATACGAAGTTTATTAATATGCATAGATCTCCTCAGTGGTTTAAGGCGTTTTTCTTTTCTTTCCCGTTCCTCTCTACATTGTTTTGCTAAAAGTTTTTGACGTTCGTGCAATGCTTTCATAATTTCGCGATTTCTCTTCTTATAAGAATCTGAATTCATTGCTTTTGCCACAGATTCCATCCATTGCTGTCGCCTTTCTTCAGACATATTTTGCCATCCGCGTTTTCTAGCTTCACAGGCTTCTTTATATTCATCATCTGTAAGGTTTGCCCACCAAGTTTTCATCGCAACAGACATTTTATCTGAACGGGATCTCTTCTTCTCCCCTTCACTCATGTTCTCCAAAGATTTTTTTATTTTGTTGCAGTGTGTCATCCTTGCGGCGTCATCCATATTAGAAAAATATTCATCGCGTTTCTGATGTATATGTTTCATTGCATCTTTACGTTCTTCACTGGTTGTAGATGCCCACCTCTTTGATGCTGCATCTGAACGTATACAACTCTTACATAGATTTGGCAATCCATCCCTTTTTCGCTCGTGTAGTGTTCTTGCTCTTAATATAATCTCTGAACCACATCTTTCACATAACATTGTAATACCCCCATAATCATATTTACTTTATCTCAGCAAGAATTATTCCTTTGTACAAACGACATATAATTTATAGGAGGTGCACATATATTGGCAGATATAAAAGAGATTAATGGGAAATATTTTGATTTCTCTGTCTCTGGTGTAAATTTTAATCCGTCGTTTATGCAAACAGCGATGGAATTAAAAGCATTAGGGATAAAGAATTATTACTTTATGTTACGTATTAACAATCCAAGAATTGCAGATATTGATCCATATAAACGAAACATAACAGAACAAGAAGCATTAGCATTGATGCAAGAAATGAAATACAATGTATGGTTCTATATGCGTGTGGTTGCTCGCATCCGTTCTGATGCTGGTATCGTTCGTTATGGTTTGCATCGTGGATTAGCAGCGATGGCATGGTGTTTCGAACATGGATATGATAACTGTTTGACCGAACCTCGCCAGACGTGGAAGACCTCAGGAACCATTGCTGGACCATTAGCATGGGCATTCCAATTATCAAAGAACTTAAAAATGCATTTCTTCGGAAAAGAGTCAGAAAACACCAAACGAAACTTAGGAACGTTACGTGATGATGTTGAACTTCTACCAGAGTGGTTACAATTTACTCGTTATATTGATACGGATGGTAAGGTAAAAAAGACACAGCGTTCCACGGAAATTCTGAAGAATAAGCAATTGAATAATGAAGTAGTTATTCATGCTGAAGCGCGAAGCCTAGCTCGTGCACAGGGTATGGGTCGTGGTGCTACGGCAGCAATCATTTATTTTGACGAAATTGAACATACTCCATTTTTTGATGAAATTCTCTCAAACTCTGCTCCTGCATTTAAAACAGCACACGATAACGCTGTTTCTGCTGGCCTCCCATCGTGTCGTATCATGTCAAGCACGCCTAATGTATGATTATTTAGAACTAGCTCCTCATACTTTAAACTAAATGGGTTTAAATATGAGGAGGAATATGCGATGAAAATAGATCTCGCAAAATTCAGAAAAGTGACATATCCTGGGATCACCGAAAACAAATACTTGATATCTGAAAACGGTGATTTATATAACATGATTAGCGGAAAATTTATAGGATATTATTTGGATAAAGATGGATATAAGCGAGTGTGCATTGATGGAAAGAGACATATCGGAATATCGCGCCTCGTAGCATATCAGTTTTGTCCAAATGCAGACATTCGTCTGGTTGTAGATCATATCGATGGAAATAAACAGAATAATCATTATACCAACCTGGAATGGGTTACCGTTAGAGAAAATACTCTTCGCGCAGAGCGTATGGGGCTGCGCAAAGTTCGCGGTTCTGATAATGGTAATAGTAAATATGATGAAAAAATGATCCATTCCATATGTAAGTTATTTGAAGAGGGTATTTCTCCAATCGAAGTGTATAGGAAAATCACTGGTGAAAAATATCTCAGTCAATCAAATAACAAAGGTATGGCAATATATCAGCTCATTCATAAAATAAAACAACGAGAGTGTTGGCCAGACATTGTATCACAATATAAATTTTCCTCAGATATTAGGCGAGGGCCTAAATTTATTAAACCAAATGAGTTTCATACTTTTTCTGAAAAAGAAATACGCGATATATGTGTTATGATCAAAAATGAAATATCTCCTCAGGAAATTCTAAGTCATATGAATATTTCAAAGGATGAAGATCCTAAATATCGATTAAAGCGCGACATAATTTATCGAATTAGATGTGGTAGATTATGGAAACATATTGCAGAAGAATACGGAATTTTTGAGCGAGATACAAACTATACTTCGTATAAACTTGATAATGAACAGCTATATGAATTTGCTTACGAAAACATGAGTATTGATGAAATCATGAAACAACTTGATTGTCCGAAGGAAAGGAATCGATTGAGGTTATTTCGTCGAGCAGTTTCTCGTAGAGTAAATTTCTATAAAAAAGTTATCGCGTTAGCTGGAGACGAAAGTCTCTATATTGAGATACCATCATTGCATAGTAAAATAGTTTGATTTGCTTGGGCGGCCATATTGAGAAGTATGGTACAAATTACCGATGAATTGCTGGGAACTCTTCTATTGAAGACAATCAGCAACTGAGCTTATATAAATCATATAAGAAAGCTCAACGACTATCTCGCAAGAGAGTAGAGAATTAATTCTCAATGTTTCGGTACTCCATATTGATGGATGAAGATATAGTCTGATCTCATATGTGAATATGAGTTAACATAATGGGCAATCTTGATACCAGAGAAGGTAGAACATCATACCCGATTATCAAATCAATGATTCCGTGGTCCGAGAAATTATATGACATGACCCCGGAACAGATTGAAGAATATAAGAATGCGTTTCGCGATGAATATAATAACAATGCTGAAAATAATCTCAGCCGTGAAGTTGTTGATATCATTTATATTGAATATCAATATTGGCAATTACGGAAATCCTATGACTGGGTATTGGAGCAGTTTAAACTGAGTGGTGATCGTACCGCAATTCGGCGCGAGATTCTATTACAACGGCTTCGTGGTTCAACGGACTCACCATTGGCGCCAGAAGATATTGAGTATCTTATCTCAAATATGGTGAAGTCGACGAACGATCTATTGCTCTGTAACAAATGGCGTTTCCGTCTATATGAGCATGGGCAGAAATCAACCATCGGTGGAGAAGTTACTAACTTTGATCCACGTATCCCATATATCATTGGTATGGACCCAGCAGGCGCTGGTGCAGATAATACATCAATTACCATTGTTAATCCATACAATCTTAAAATCGCTGCGGAATTTAAATCTCCTTATATTTCGACAACAGATTCCATTCGCGTGTTGATTGAATTAATTAATCAACACATTCCAAAAGCAGTGATCTATCCAGAACGAAACTCTATGGGTATTGCCATCATTCAGATGTTGGCAGAATCATCGATCCGTGAAAACTTATATTGGTCGGACAATGATAAACAAGTCGATGCAATGGCAGAAGAATCACCAGAAGAATATCAAATGCGCGTAGCAGCAGATGAATGGAAGAAGTATGGGGTATATACCACGAAGAAAGTTCGTGATATGATGTTCCAGATCCTCTTCCGACATGTAAACGAATGCATTGATGTATTGAATACCGAGTATCTCGTCGAAGATATGTGTAAATTGGTTCGTACGTCCACCGGTAAAATTGAAGCTGGTAAAGGCGAGCATGACGATTCAGTCATGTCCTATAATATCGCTATGTATCTTTTCTATACTGGTGATAATCTAGAACTTTTTGGTATCAATAATAAAGTACATCCGATCCTTGGTTCTATCGAAGAACAACCCATAGAGGAACAAGATCCAATGGCTGGATTCTTCTCCATTAAAAACGCAACCTATGAGGATATCCTATTACAAGATACCATCCGAGCGGAACAGGAAACAAAGTATATCGTAGACACATTGTCTTTTGTTGAAGATGATGTCTACTCCAATCAAAAGAATCGGAATCGTGACCTGAACGATGATGTTAGTATTGAACCATATTTTTTTGATATGATAAATAATTGAGGTGAGTATATGAGCAGTTTATTGTATGCAAAAGAGGGAAAGATCTTAGCGAAGGAATATGTAGAGATATTAATACCAAATTCATACTTTGAAGATGGATTTGCATTGAATAAAGGAAACATGGTGGAGGCATTCGGGATTGCATTTATTCGTTCCAATAAAGATAGTGATGTAAAACTTCTGAATGCACCAACGATTTTAGAGTTCCAACTATATGATTATGAAACCGATCATGTTACCGTGCACGGAAATAAAATGGAATGTTTTGTAATGAAATATATGAAGGATTCTTATATCTTCCATCAGAGCATTCCAAAAGAAGGAACTACGGCTGGCGCATTTCTAAATTACGTACTATCTGGCAAACTACCGAAATCGATTAATTATAATAAACTGATCGATATTTGGTGGAAGAATTTGGAAGTTGCTGGATTTGATTACCGCGTTCCTTCAAAAATTCTAGAAATGATCCTAGCGAACATGTATCGAAATCCAAAGAACTTCAAACAACGCTATGGTCAATATTATGGGAAACAAACCAATCCAACAGGATTCGATTATGATACCGGAAATGTTCGTGATATCGTTGAGGGACTTTCTACCTTCTCCGGAATCGTGTATGAAGATATCAATCGCATGATTACATCAGGATTGACGAATACCCTTGATGGGGTAGATGAGCAGGTATCTCCTCTGGAGAAAATCATTCATTATTAAGCAAGAGCCACTCATTCGTGGTAACAACAGAATAAGACTTGAAATCTTATTCAATTTTGTGAAGGAGTGAATGATTGTTATGGCGATTGATACGGCTCAAATCATTCCATTCTATGCACACCCACATGTTCACACGGTCATCAATGATCATACCGAATATGAGGACACCGTTGCAAAGACTGGAAACGTAAATGATCTGCCGTTCAGTACCCTTGCGGTTACTGGCGCAGATCAGGGAATCGACAATAAGTTTGTCCGATTGTCGAGTCTAAATCAAAAGATTCTACAGTTCGGGAAGAGTAATTATCAGAAGTATGGACAGGCGTCTATTCAGGCAGACAACTATTTCAATGGATCAACCAATGTTTGGTTTATGCGTGTTCTTCCAGATAATGCAACGTATGCAAATATGATTGTACTTGCGCATTATCGTAAGGGAAAGATCCTCGATGATCTAAATCAAGAAACGGGTAAGTATCGTCTCGAAATTAAATTCTCCACAGCATATGCTTCCAAGCCAAAGCTGACTGAGGGAGCTCGTTCTGATGCAGATATTGAAGAGTTTGCTCGCAGCCTTACATCAGAAACCGCAGATCCAATCACTGGCTATATGACTGTACCTCTTTTCTATGCTCGTGCCATTGGACGCGGTCAGTACGGTAATCCGTTCTCAATGACGGTTACACGCGATACGGATTCAGAAAAAGAGTACAACATTAAGATGTACAATTTTAATCTGATTTCAAACGCGGAAGCCTCTAAGATCACAAACATCTTCGCTGGTACACTTGTGCAGAATATCAAGTATGATATGAGTACTCTCATTTCTGACGTCATCGATCAGTATGAGACTGGTAGTGTTCCTGTACGTATCGAATCCTTTGAGGATAGCTATGAAACACTCTTCGCGGAGTATCAGAAGATTGTTAAGCAGAATGCTACGTACATCGCAAGCGCTGGTACACAGAGTGAACGCAATGAACTAAAGTTCGCACAGGATATTACCATTGATACGTTTGACCCAATCTTTGGTAAGCGTCTCAATACGCGTATCGGTGAAGATATCCCTTATTATCAGAATTATACAGAGCAGGAGAAGGCTTGGGAAGCTCCTGCACTGACAATTCCAAATACGGGTGGGGCAACGAAGCCACTAAATGTGTCTGACTGGAATACGGCTTACGTTGGTGCTCGCGTTCTTGTTATTGCTGATCCCGTAAATTCCGGACATCGTTGGATGTATACCGTTCTCTCCATTGATGCGGATAACGGAAACATCATTTATGATGAAGGGGAAGAATCAGCGATCGATGCGGACCAGTATACTGGTGTAAATATCTCCAATGGGATTGGGCAGATGTTCGATGGTGGACATGATGGTGACTTCCAGGAAGTTATTGTTAACGGAAAGCATCGCGCACCTACCGATGCAGAGATGAAGATTCTTCTTTCGCGAGAATACGTCAAAGCGTTCCGTGGAGAAAAAGATCGTCGTATTCTATCACCGGCTCGTATTAATGTCGACTATATGTTCGATGCTAACTATAATATGACGTCCGACGTGAAGATGGATGCATCCGGTGGTCTACAGCCACTCTTTAATGGATCAACCATTCTAACGGATAAAGATGCCCAACAGCTAACGACGCTCGGTGCATCAACAATGGCGATCGATTTCACGGATATCAATGTTAAGAAAGCAATGTACGATCTTAATATGTTCCGGAACCGCAATGGTATGACGATCAGTTCTGAACTCGGTGCTGGATGCCATCTCCATCTCGATTGCAACCTAACTGGTCTGAAGTCAATCGGTGTAAATACAGAACTCCGACAGATCATCAATATGATGAGTGACTTTACTGGGCGTGGAACATCGATCGATCTTGGCTATTATGAGATCTATGATAAGACCTCGAAGAAGAGGATTCCGGTTACCGTTGCATACTTCCTCGCAAAGGAATTGATTCCACACATTATTCGTCATGGAATTAATAAGCCTTTCGTTAATAATTATGCACAGCTTCGTCCGATCGTTCGGACCAATGGGTCCAATTCATCCGTAACAGGAAACATTATTCGTGATTCATTCCATCCGGATCTCGATCTTATCGACTGGGATGTAAAGGAACTCCTTTACAATTCTCGGATCAACTACTATATTACAACGGATGAAGGTCGTGTCATTCAGCGCTCTGTTCAGAATACACGTAAGGGAACTACATCTGTACTTCTTGAAGAGAATAATATTCGTATTCTCAATGTTCTTAAGAAGACGCTCGAAAAGAATATTCAGAACTATACGTATGAATGGAATGACCCGAATGTCCGTAAGGGTTATACCGATTCGCAGATGGATGTGTTCCGTCCATGGATTGGTACTATGGTCGAAGACATTGAAATCCGTTTCGAAGCAAATGAGTGGGAACAACAGCATATGATTATGCACTGCTATTGTGAAGTAGCATTCCGGGATATTGCCAAGAGAATCATCTTTGAGGTCAATATCAATCGACCGGATTATAGTACAGCAGGAGGTGAAGTGTAATGGCGATTCCAGGCGTAATTACTGCGCAGACCGGTGGCCGTCAATATGACGCACCGGACATGACGAAATATAGTATGTTCGTTGGCGGTGTTAATGCAACACATCATGCATTGCGTAACTACTCGCCAATGGTTAACGGATTCGGTCGTCTTTTTATGGTTCGTCCTCCGCGCGCGATCCTAAAGATGTTTGCCGGTTCCGATGCAAATCTCTATTCTTCGGATAACCAATTCATTCAGTTTAAGCATATGCTTGAGTATATGAATCGTTCGGTCACTGGTTTCCAGGAGAAGAAGATTGAAAATGCATCAACATCGATTCAAGGTGGTTTTGCTGGACGTATGTTCAACACACCAACCGTAACAAAGGAGACAACACAGACCGTTACCATTAGTCTATACGAGCTTGTTGGTGCACCCGTGTTTACGGTTATCGATGGTTGGATGAATGCCATTGGTGATGAGAACTCTGGTCTAGCAACATATGGTGGTTGGATCTCTGGTGGTAAGGACTTCAATGGACTTGAAAAGCGACTCTATCGTCGTGCCAATGAATCGGAAGAAGGTATTCCATTCAATGAAGCAAACCATACCGCTGAGTTCATCTATGTTATGCATGACCGTTCTGGTGCACAGGTAGAGCGTGCTGTCATGCTTGCAGACTGCTATCCTGAAGGTATCAACCAAGGAGCAATCCTTGATATGCAGCAGGGTGGTGCACACGATAACGTTACCTATGACGTAACATTCAACTGTGTTGTCTACCGTTCACCAATTATCAATGCAATTGCAAACGATCTACTCAAGCAGTATCGTATCGTATCCAATTCACTCAACTTCAACCCAGAGCTTGGCGATGCTGTCTATGCACCTGGCAATTCCGATCTGTTCCAGCGTTCTCTTGGACCTGTTCCAGTCGACTCTGCAACAGGTACAAACGTCGGCAACCTCCCAGTATTCCAGGTTACGAATGCTCCAAAGACACTCATTGTCAACAACAAGGACATTCGCGATGGAAAACTGGCTGGTCAGTCCGGTCGTCTCGCAGAACCTTCGAAGGATGGTTTCATCGAATAAAAAAGATATTTATGATGGGAGGGGAATTCCCCTCCCATCATATTTGTTCTGCCAATGAATACACCTCGACAAATTAGTTACTAATTTGTCGAGGGAGATGATCATATATGCAACGAATTGTTCGAGATAATGAAACCATTGGATTGATGGATGATAAACATGAACGATTGGTACAGACGTATTTAAATACACGCTGTTTATCTAAGAATGGAACAGATATATCTTTTAAACGATCCAATCTAGCAAATCGTACTGAAGTACTAACGAAGAATAATTCTGTTGGTTGGGGATATTATGTCCAAGAATGTACTAGCGAAACAACATTCACTGAAGTCGGAATGGAAATGAAAGACGGTAAGATCGTCATATCAAATTTATATCGAAACACGCCATTCTACTATAATAGTTATCTGACTAATAGTATCATTAAGTATGTTCTTGAAAAAAATGGAAATGAAATTGATTGGAGGGATATAGAATATGCATCAATCATACCAATGAATAGTATTACGAATAGTACACTGACATTATATATGGAAAACAACAATCATCACTATCTAGGTTATCCCTATCAGTATACCGGACTCCTTTTTACAGATTCTATTTACATGTCTATGACTGGAGGATACGCTCCTCCCGCACCATGGCATCTACAGGACTTTATAATATCAATAGGAAACAATTTTCATAGTTATAGTGATAGCATCAGTATCGAACCAACATATGATTATTCTAAACTTGGACCAGATAACAAAGATGAGTATTGTAAATTTTATCTCATTGGAAATAATATCGGTTATGTGGGATTTGGATCAGATAGTTGTCCAGAATACGGTGGTATCAATAAAATTTTTAATCCAAATAATAGTATGTTTATCTATCATGAGAATGTCTTAGATTATTTGAATCCATCAATACATAGTTATTTTACAACATCAACGCATATGAGAGCACTCTCATTAAATGAACCGATATTCCTTCATGCAAAAAATATATTTGTTCATTATAAAACCCAAACTATATCATTTTATAATGAACTAAATCTATTGTTTGAATTAAATGATATCAGTGAATTAAGTGGTGACTCTATTGAGTCCTCATTGATTTTTGCAACAACGGGTTATACAAATCGGGATATAAAATTCCGACATGGGAAGACGTACGTACTTCTATTAACTACTACAATTCCTGATATCGTTAGTGTGAATCCTGATAAAAAGAATCCGACGTTCACATTGACGAATTTCTTTAAAACGAAAAACGATAAACCGATCACTGGAAAAATTCAGTAAGGATAGGGTGTGGGAAATTCCCACACCCTATCTATTTATCTATCTAGACAAATTGATTATCAATTTGTCTAGATAGGGTTGATTCGTGTGAAATATATTTTATGTTTAAATAAAAATAAAGAGTTCTTCTACGAAGAAAAAGATAGTACTCGACTAAATAGTGGAAAGCAAATGGATTTTTATCGCTTAACACATATCGATACTTTCAGGACGAACACATTGGCTTGGATGAGTTATCCGGCAAGTTATGAAGTAATTGGAACCGATATAAATGATAACCATAAAAGTTTTGGCCGCATGAGTTGTTATCTTGATCAAAAATTAGACCATTATCCATCCATGGATATTACATGGGAAAGTGGACCAAATAATATGTCTATTCCAAAAGGAGAGCTTGGAATCAATCATTATATATCATATGAGCATATTGATGTAAAAAAGTATATCGATAAATTTTATAATGATTATAGTCATTATCCAAGTATGATTGAATTATCCCACCCGGATATGAATTTTATGATAAACGCTGTTGGCAAAACATATGAATATCATGGGGAGTATTTAACCAGCCAACAACATTATGAACGATTTGGTTGGACCATTAACAAAAAAGGTTATGTAAGCGGCTTCGCATATAAATATGATGCACCAAATAATTTTACAAAAATACGATTGAGTTACTATGATAATAGTGTTGAACATGAGATTGCCATCGGCATCAGTCAACCATTACCATCAAAGTATCGTTCAAATCTGGCATCGATATCAATAAACCAATTATATGATAAAGCATTTATGATTGGTGATGCAAGGTTCATGGGAGGTCGCAAATATATTGGTATCTCAAACGAGGATAACCCAATTGATTATAGAATTGATAATACTGTGCTTGAAGAAAAATTCACTATAACAAAGGGTCGTATTCCATTCAGGTTGATGAATGCTACCGCAAATAATAATGATAATATTACACTTTTATTCGAATTCGATGGAAGAATATACGAATGTTATATTCCATCTAATTTATATCTGAATGCACGAGCTTATGAGAGTAACGGAGAAGTAATGTATGACCAGTATATCCATACATCAGAACTACTTATTTCATCAGACATGAAATTTCACATAACATCTAATAATGGTCATATATTTTACCGGACAAACGATCGTGTTTATTATTATGATTTATTAAAAAATCAGGGATATGGTGAAGTAGGTATAAACATATATAATAGATTTGAATGAATCGGTTGGTGGAGGGGTGTTCCCTCCACCAATTTATTTGTTATTATATATTCTTAATACGTAAGATAATTAAATTCATTTATGCGAAAAGGGGTAGAGAATTCATCATGAAGAGAAAACTAAATAATTTTAACGGAGTCTTCCTTGAAGTTCTTGGGGAGACTCCGGATGTCGTTGGATGGAATGTCAGTTCATGTCGGTTGGTATTCCAGTATGGTGATCGAATATTCGATGGAAATGGTAAAACGCTCTACGCCCGTGATGGTGTGCTGATCCAGTACATCCGTACTGCTCAGTATGAAGAGCTGTTGAAGCAGTTCGATCCTGAGAATGAATTGCCGCTCGACGAGGAGTGGGAATTCGTTCCCGAGGCTGTGGAGGACGCCCTCCGCATCGCTGGCCTCGTCTAAGATCAAGAGAAGCGGCAGAAATTCTGCCGTTTCTTTTTTGTATTTATATATTTTTGAAGGAACGTAATTGCTAATTAGATAAGCTTTTAATTAGGGGAGGTTAATTATGGCAGAAAAATTTAGCATTATTCCAAGTTTAAAAGAGAGGAAAAAGGAGTTAACTGGAAAACGAAAATTAGCACTTGTTGGACAGGGTGATTTCCCAGGCGCAAATAATATCATGCGTGCTACGATGAACATCAAGCATCAAATCCAACACTTAACCATTGATAGCCCAGAATTCCCATATGTATATGATGGGAAAGAAAATGTTGCAGGAGAAAATTCATCCTTCTATGAACGGACAAAAGATCACCCATGCGAAGTCGTCGGGATTGTAAAGAAATATGATGGACGTTTAAAAGGAAAAGTACGTTCTGCATTGTACTTCCTTTACTACAAGGATATTGATGAATACCATGTAAAGGAACGGAAGAGTGTTGAGAATCTCACCGAGGATTATGGCTTCGATTACAAAAATGATTATCTTGATGCATGTGAAGTCGGGGATGTTATTCCGCCAAGAACAATGATCTCATCATCTACCTCATATGACGAGTATGGTAATACTTCCGTTGGAATTAATGGTCGTATTTTATTTGGCACACATCCAATGGTTCAAGATGATGCAATCATCATTTCTGAATCATTTGCCCAACGCGCCATCATGAATCATGTTACATCCAAAACGATACCGATTGGAGAAAATACATTACTACTAAACTTATACGGTGACGATAAACATTATAGAGGATTACCTGATATCGGCGATGTAATTGAGTCAGGTATTCTATGTGCTACGAGAAACGTAAAAGAGTCGCGCATGTTTTCCGATATGAGAGATTCATCATTGAGTAGTATTAATCTACAATCGGATCAAGTCTTTTATGCAGATGGAGAAGTCGTTGATATCAACGTCTATTGCAATAATCCGAATCTAAAATCAAACAAAGCAAATGAACAGTTGATCGAATATTACAATGATCTCCGATGGTTCTATACGGATGTCTATAAAATCTGTAAAAAGATTGTCAATAGTGGAGCAAAATATATTAGTAGAGATATCAATCGATGGATGCGCAAAGCAATGGATTATCTAGATACTGAATCCATTTGGGCATTCAATGATAATACCTTCTCAAACATCATGGTGGAAATTCTTTTACGTAGAAAAGATCCGATTAAGATCGGGCGTAAAATTGTTGGACGTTCGGGCAACAAAACCGTCGTATCTAGTATTTGGAAAGATGAGGACATGCCTTATCTTACAACAGAAACATATACGGATGAATATGGTGTCGTTCATCCAAAAGGAGAGAAGAAACGAGTTGAATTAATCACAAACCCATTAGCAATCATTAACCGAACGATACCAATGGCCTTGTTTGAACCAAGTATCACTTGTATATTGGAACAAACAGCAGAGCATATGAAAAAGTTACCAAGCGTAAAAGAACAACACGATTTCATGTTTGATGTTCTATCATTGTTGAACAAGAAGTATGCAAAAGAACTTGACGCAATCTACAAAGGTTTGAGTGACCGTGAAAAGAAAGAGTTTATTAATGACTCTATCAAAGATGGTATTCGTTTGCGATGGGAATCATTTGATGAGAAGTTCAATGTAAGAGATAATATCATTGCCGTACATCAGAAGTATGGAGATATCATCAAACCATATCATATCTTCGTCCCAAAACCAAAATGGGGAAGGGATATTTATATTGGTGATGATTTTATCGGTTATCAGTATATGATGATCTTGAAACAGTCTGGTGAGAAAGGATTCTCTGCACGTTCTGCTGGAGCAATATCAGATGAATCACTACCAGAGAAATCTCATGAGAATAAAATCGGGCGCCATTGGGCCAGCCAGACCCCGATAAACCAAAATCTTGTCGGGATAAAACTCTTTGAACTGCTGGAATCCGCATAAGGTAATCAGCAACAAATGCATCACCAATAAATTGGAAAGGAGGATTCATAATGGAAGAACAATGGAAAGAAGTGGAGTTGAATAAAAATTATAAAGTATCATCTTTTGGTAGAATATATAGTGAAGTCACCAAAAGCTATATAAAACCATATCAACATAAAGATACCGGTTATTTGAGTATAGGATTACATGAAAATGGATCTAGCATAACAAAGAGTATTCATCGTCTCGTTGCTCAGGCATTTATTCCCAATCCAGAAAACAAACCGCAAGTGAATCATATTAATGGTATCAAAACTGATAATCGTGTAGAGAATTTGGAATGGGTTACTCGTGAAGAGAACGTCCAGCACGCAATGAAAACCGGTCTATTGAATAATTTTGGAGAAAATAATCCAAATAACAGATATTCTGAAACACAGATAAAAAATGTCTGCAAATTATTGGAAGACAGATCATTGAATTATAATATGATTTCCGCGCTCACCGGAGTTTCTGTTGGAACAATTGGCGCAATTGTTAGAGATAATATTTGGGAAAATATATCAAAATCTTATGATATTCCAAAATCTTTAATACGAGAAAGAAAGGAAAAATATACTGAGCAGGCATCGGAATTTATTGTTGCCGGAATGGATAATAAACAAATAATATCAGCATTAAATCTTCCATATAATAAATCATCTTTTCAGTATCTGAATGATCTGAGAAGAAAATATAGGTGATGCGATGTTCAACGACTATCTCGCAAGAGAGTACGGTATAAGTATACTGGAAGTGAAGAGCTATCTAGAAATAGGTAGAAGATATAGTCTCATCTATACAGAAATGTATAGCAGTACATCATGTACGGCAAGTATGTAACGAATACTTGTGAAGATAATGAGAAGGAAAAGATAAGTCGATCATTGTTCATCAAATTATGTCAAGGAATATCGCTATCGATAACTTTATTAAATTTAGATTAGCACAGACTTGGAATTCTGCAAAAGAACAGCCAGTGGAACGAGTATTATCGTTCTTAGCAAGTATCGTAAATACTCATATTAGTATATTTACATTACAAATCTTCCGTAAACAGATTTCTGCGGAAGTAAAACTCTTTGAATTGCTGGAAGCCGCATAAGGTAATCAGCAACAAATCAATCATCGAATATTATTGAGCGATATATTATAATAGAAAGGAGGAATTTTAAATGACAAGTAGAGAACGAGATAAAATGGATGTCCCGATGACATGTGCTGATTGTGGTAAAAAATACACGATGAAATATAAGTCTTTGCGATTAAGTAAAACAGATATTCATCGCTGTAAAGATTGTACAATGAAGGCTCTGCAGAAAAAGCTTTATGGAGAAACACCAGAGGAGAAGGCTAACCTTCTCAAGAAACGGAATGATGCGATAAAAAATGCTTGGGCAAAACAAACGCCTGAAAAGAAGAAACAGATCTCGGATGATCGAATCAAAGCATGGTCAGAAGATACGAAGAGAAAAGAAGAGCTGAAAAAACGGTTGATGCAACGATGGTCCAATGCATCGGAAGAGGATAAGAAGCGCCAGGGAGATATTCTTGGAAAAGGACGAGATCAATACTGGATGGATGAAAAGAATCGTGAATTTCATTCTGAACGAGCTCGAAAGAAATGGTATGAACAAACGATAGAAGAGCAGAAGAGAATTATCTCTGCTGCAAACGAAGGGTTACGAAAATTCTTTGAAAGTGAAACGTTCAAAGAGAAAATGGCTCGAGTGAATCGACAATCAGAAAATATGAAAAAGTGGTGGGGGAATGCATGCGATGAGCAAAAAGCTCATATACTAGATGCTCTCAATAAAGGTATGCGGGCATATTTTGAAAATAGAGCTATGTTGCCCAATAAAAATGAAAAATCTTTTATAAAAATGATTACTGCACATGGTATAGTATCATTTCAACAAACATGGTTCAATAAAACGGTAGCTGAAGAATTTAATAAAATATTCCAAAAGAATCCAGTAACAGGATCTTCATTCGTTTCAAAATATCATGCATGGGACTTCATCATCCATTGTTTCAATAAAGATATCTTAGTTGACGTAGACGGAAGTATTCATAATTTAGATCCTGGGATATTCATATGTAAAGGTAAATACGATGCTAAAGATAATATGGCTTTTAAAGATTCAAAACGAATATTACAAACGGATGGATTAGAGGCTTATATTATCGAATGTTATGATGATAATATGATAGGTGAGACATTGGTACGAAACGTCTATACTGATGAAAAACAACGACTGAAAGATTTTCTAATATATCTTGAATGGGAATCTTTATCCGATGAAGATAAGAAAGATGTTATTAAGTTTGCGATGAAGTGATTTCCCGCTCAATGAATCGCTTCACCCGATGATTGAATGTTCAACGACTATCTCGAAAGAGAGTACAGTATAAGTATACTGGAAGTGAAGAGCTATCTAGAAATAGATAGAAGATATAGTCTACTCATAATGTTATCATGTGAGAAATCTTATAGAAGTAAATATGACCCCAGATGCAGATGGGAATAGTAAATCGGATCGTTTCCGTGCATCTAAGATGAAATTAAATGAAGAGTATGTAATCCTATCCACTATGGACATGCGCCAATTGGTGGATCATCTCTATCAGAAGTATGCAAAATATATTTCTCCACAGGAGATTGATTATTATAAGAAACATCTTAAACCATCGCGATTGCATCAAATGATGATTGAGATTTACTTCTTCAATTATACGCAATCTTCTGCAGAATTCAGTCTTCTCGCTAGCACTGATTGGTACAAGTTACTGCTCATCATGCGTCATGATATGATGCGAAGATTCAATATTACAAAAGATACGTTATTGGATTCTTCCTTAGCATTAATCATGACAGCAAATATTGAAGAGACACCAGTTGGTGAAAAGATGTATCTGAAAGATATGAAGTATCTGAAAGATAATACGGATTACGATCTTCTCATTCAGCGTTATTATAATACGATCGTTGATATCAATGAAGACATCATCAAGAAATTTCTGATTACATTTGTTAATTCAAAATATCGTTTTGTATTATATGAAGAACCAAAACTTCTAGATGAAGAAATTTCTCTAAATAAAAGAGAATTGATTGATCAGCTATTAAATTTCTTGATCATGAGCAACGAAAATATTTCCGTACAGACCCGGTTGGATTGTTAAAAGAAGAGAGGTGGGATCCCCCCTCTCTTTTGTATTGGATAAGGAGGATAATAATTTATGGCACGGATTCGTGGAAAGCGTTTGACGGTAGATCAAAAAGCGGACGTGATGCTATCCGGTATCTCTATAGAAGAAGTAAACGATTGGTTGTTGCAGAAAGTCATCTACAAACAGAATGGTTCCAATAAGAATCTTTCCAAATTGGCGGGCAATACGGAAACATATCTACAGATTGTTCACCGTGAAACGGGAGAAGTGCGAGAAATATTAAAGGAGTATGATTGATATGGGGAGATTAACTCCGCAAGAAGTCTTCCAGAAACTATCAGAGGATATCGACGAACATCCGAATCAATATGTTTCATCCTTGGATGTCTTCGATCAACTCTTTCAGCTTGTCGATGAAGCATATGTAAGTGATTTAAAAACAAAATTCTTTGCAGAAGGTGTAAATCATAGTGGTCTCCCAGACCAATTCATTATCGATTACATGAATTGGAAATGGGGTCAGATGCTAGATGACCATATTGGAGAAATTGTAGATATTTCACTTCAAATTTATCGTGATGATGACGGTGAATGGATTGCTAATTTCCACTTCAACGAGGAGTATAAAATATGATGAAGCAAGAAAGGGTTGATCAGCATGCTTGAATTAATTTGTCCTATCGAGCATCCACATATCAAAGAGGTCAGAGAGAATGTGTTGAGCCAGTACCTTTACAACTTTATCGATCGAAATGATCTTGTGAATATAAAAGAAGAAGTGTCGGATGCAATTAGATGTGGATATGATTCTGGAAGGATCTTTCCGCCTGGTGTAAACCATAGCTCAATTCCAGATCAACTGTATCTGGAATGGGCACAAATGAATGATCCATCGATTCGTATTAGTGATATTATCTCTACCGAATTTGACGTTGGATTCGATCCCATCGATGGAACCTTGAAGATCAAACTCACCGTTATGCTTGATCGAGAAGAAGAGGAGGAAAACAAATGCCTGGAGCAGAGATAAAAGGAAAAGATTTTTCAAAATCCATTACAGGCTTTATGCTTGCGCGTACAGGACCTCAAAGATTGATGGCATCACAGATGATTGAAAACCAATATCAACGTCAAAAAGACATTGAGAAGAATATGGCTGAAGCCCAAAAATATTGTGGAGGAATTTTGGAAGAGAAGATGAGTTGAGATAAATATGGAGGATCCATTATGTTTGTATGCGACCTATTTCATCAAATCTTTTCAATAAAAAGTAAAGCACCACCGGATATGAAACGATCAACTGTTATTCGAAACTATCCAATTATCGATGAAGTATTGACACGAAAAATACTTGATCAATTACAAGATGAATTTATGACGACAGACGCATTGAATACAGCTAAACATATCGTATGTCAATATTTGAACGATCGTGTAGAAAAACATCGAACGTTATTTCCTCCAAATGTAAATAAAGTAACGAAACTCATTGATTCGGCAGCACTATATCATATTCAGCAATTTGATCCATCGATATCAGTGGATGACATAGTATCTATATCGATGGATACTGATTTTGATCCGTTTAATGGGCATTTAATGTTTACGCTGAATGTTGTTTTATATAAAAAAGATGCTTACGATATTAGGGAGGAGAAATAAATCGATGCGAATTAAATTCTCACGAATGAATTATGAATCCGAGTGTGCGTACGATTGTATTCATGATAAGGGATTTTTAATTTCAGATATTCCTTTCTCGGATGTAGATAAATCCATTCGTAATGTTGATGGTCCTAGATCTCCGCGATATGGCTCAAGCTTTGGAGATGCTGGTGAATTCGAAGATCGATATCATTGCGCATGTGGAAAATATGTTGGTAAGATATTCGAGGGTGATATTTGTCCGGATTGTGGAACCCGGATTGAATTTCATGATGTCGATATTAACTATACTGGGTGGTTGAATTTCGCCCCCTATAAGATCATCAACCCATTGTATTTCCATATGCTACAATCTGCCCTATCCAAGAAGGTATTAGAAAATATTATTTCGAATGAAAATATTATTACATCCCAAGGAATCATTCGAAAACATAATGAGCATATTGAAGTAAAGAAAAGTTTGTTGCAATATCATAATATTGGTATCATGGAATTCTTCTACCACTATGAAGAAATCATGGAGTTTTATAAACGAAAACGAAAGCAAAAGGCGGAGCTAATTGATAAATTAATCCGTGATAAAGCGAGCGTATTTACTTCAAAGATTCCAGTGTACAGTACAGCATTAAGAATGTCATCCGTAACTACAGAATCATACTATTTTTCAAGCGTTGATAAACAGATTTTCCCATTAACGAATATTTCTATTAATTTAAAGAAAGCTTCCCCTATCGAAGTTCCTTTATATTTATACCAAGCACAAATGCGTCTAAATGAATTATGGGATATAAACTTCTCACTCATTGATGGAAAACATGGATGGGTCAGAGGAAATGTTCTTGGTGGGATGTTTAATAATTCTGGGAGAAACGTCATTGTATTGGATCCAACATTAAAGATTGATGAAGTAGATTTTGCTTATAAATCATTTATCATTGAATTCTCAGGATTAATTATCAAACGTATTGTTCGTGACAAAGGATGGACAATTGTTCGAGCAAGCAATTATTTGAAATCAAAGTTTAAATACGATGATTATATTTACTCCATCATTCAAGACATTGTTAAGGAAGAAGAACCAAAAATCATCATCAATCGCAATCCAACTTTGAACGTGGGGAGTATATTGTTGATGAAAATTCGTAAAGTAAAACCTGATGCGGAAGACTATACTTTGAGTATCCCATCTGCTATACTTCCAGGTCAACATATCTAGGCCTGATAACTCTTTGAATTGCTGGGATATCCTATGATAGGACAATCAGCAACAAATACAATTCGTATGAATTGTCATGTTCAACGACTATCTCGAAAGAGAGTACAACGTAAGTACGTTGGAAGTGAAGAGCTATTCGAAAGAATAGAAGATATAGTCTTGCTATTTCAATAAAATAGCGCTAAATGCCGACTTCGATGGTGATGTTCTCAACAATATTGCACAACCGATGAAAGAGACTGAATTGTTATTTGAGGGATTTGAACCACAGGAGAGAATTATCGATCGTACAAACGGTTCTATTAAATTTTCAACAAGCAATCTAGAATCAATCAGTTTATCAATATTTAGCGATCATTAAATAAGGAGAAAATACAATGTTTTTACGTGGTACTGATATCAAGACATACGATGATTGTATCGCTGATTTGGCAGAATTAAAGTATTTAATGGAAAACTTCCTATGGCGATATATTGCAGAAAATAAATTCCATGCATATGATATAAATAAATTCTCCAAGTGGTTGGAAGAAGATAGAGTCATTACATTAGAACGCAACCAGCAGAGATTTCGAATTAACATAGAGAATCCATACGATGGTATATATACTGGGAGGAAGTATTTACGATTCTATTGTGTTCGCCGAGAAGATGGTGAATCAAGTAATATTGCTAACTCTGTAACACTTGAAATTTCAATGACTGTTGAGAGTATATCAGAACTCATCGGATTTATTATTGGTGAGACCATCAATGGTACAATAACATCATACGCTAATGGTCTTAGTCTCACTGGAGAAAAATTTCTACTGAACAAAGACGCATTAAGACAACTTGGATTGGGCAAAAAGTGATAAATTAGAAGTGGAGGGAATTCCCTCCACTTCTTTTTTTATCGTGTAATTGCTCCTGCTAATGGATACCATCCAACTTTACGAGATCCATATCCAAATGATGGATCGTTCTTTGGTGATGAATTATACATGAACGTTACACCGGTTGCTCCATTGATATAGATGACTCGATCCGTAATATCAACATCTTTAACTTTTGATGTGATTGGATCAACAACACAATCCGTGAATTTTTGATTTGGCTCAGGATCACGCTGAGCAACATGGAGGTATGGTTTTGTCACAGCATTTGGATTATTGCTCGTTGATGCATCATGATTGCGCATGACAGAATCAATCATCGTATCAAGCATGAATTTGTAGTAGTTATTAAAATTATTTGTATCCGGATTTGATAGGAATAATGCTTTGATATCACATGGACGTTCTACACCCATTGGCCCTTGATCAACCCATGCGCCAGTAAATACCTGCACACCGTCTCGGATTACCCAAGTTGGATTCTGGGTATTAATCACATAACGGAATAAGTGAACGTGAACACCCGCCGTAGCATTTCCACCATGTTCATGGAAGATCGTTTGTGACCCATTGATACTTCCACTGGGACCACCGCGACCTGAATTAATTCCGCTATATGCTGGAGCCGCTGCAGTACTGCGAACATTGATTCGACCATCCTGCGTATCTGGACGATTGGTATCTGACCACTCAGAAGAATTATTTGAACGCACGCTTGGGGTAATATCTACATATGCATATAGATTATTTTTAATCTGCGTTGCATTTGTTTTTACCGTTGCATTACATGATACGGCTAATAATGCGCCATGTCCAACTCCGCTGGTATTCTTAAATGGAATTCCAACACCGTTTGTTCCTGGACTCTGTTCGAAGATCCGTTTGCGCAATGGATGATATTTTCCTGTCTGAATTTGACCACCAGAACCAACAGAGGTTACTTCATATAGGAATACATCATCAGCAAATGTCCAACGAAGAATATCGCCGACTTTATATTCTTGCCCAGCCTTTACGATGGAAATGACAACATCGCTGGAATCGTAGGTGATGGAGATTCGATTATATCGCCATTGATATAATTGCGTTGTTTTATAGATATCTCCTTTTTGTAAAAGCTTTGTAAATGGTGCAGGTTCACGTCGATCAAGAATGACCTCCATGTTTGATGGCATCATAGATTGTGCTAGATAAGAATCTTTATACATATATCGATCAAACCAATTTGGACTCCAGATACCATCAAAGATATAGAAATTGTAATCACGCCGTGCTCCAGGAGATTCTTTTTGCGTACGCAATGTTTTCTTTTGTCCGAGAAGATCAACTTTATTTAATTCCTCAACAGAACGGAAAATTCCAGGGAAGTATCCAGATGGATGATCTACCCCACTGAATCTCTTATTGTATCCATGAGAAGTATCTACATTATCGATACGATCTTCAAAACCGAACTGGGTACTGTATGAATTCCGCTCATCGGATTCACCGTAGTTAAATTCACCATTCAGACCGAAGCGTCGATTCGTTAAATATTCACCGGTACGGTCTTTGGCAATCTCAGGATAAACGAAGGTACGGTCATCCATGTTATCAACAACATAGCGATTTGAATCTGTGAAATTATTATCGGTATGACGATAATCTGGATCCGCAACAAAGTCAAGATCATTTTCTAAATCAGTAATCCTTGTTGGAATATCGCAAATACGTGCAACAGTACGTTTTGGGAGTTTTTCTGCTCGTGTTTCATTGTTTGTATATATCGTATCATCATTGGAATACAAATATGCACGACCATCATATGGATCAAAAAGCATGGCAGCAATTCGTTCATCTGTCTTTTTGTCCATTTCCATATCGCGATTTAATCCAAGACCTTCTTTTCCTTTAATGCGTGCCATAGCTCCGATCTGTACTTTATTTACCTGAGCTTTTGCACCCTCTGCAGAAATGGTTTCATCCCATTTTTCCAGATTATGAACAATACCAAAAAGTCCACTATCAACATTGATTCCAGCATAGCCAGCCATACCATCATTATCTGGGAAGGTACGAATTTCCATTCGTTGGTATCGTACTTCATTATGCAATGCTCCACTAAATCTCCACAGATGTTGATTGTCATAAAAGTCAGCATCTTTATTTGGCTTTAATAACCAATGAAGTCGCTCTTGGCGTAACAGTTGACGTAACCCGTCTGGGTTCAAATATTTTAAGACTTGTTCTGGCGTTGTCTTTAACTCTTCTCCACTGGGAAGAATCGAAGTTCCCATAAAGACTCAGTCCTTTCGCATTATATATTCTCTATCTAAGTGCATTATAAAGGGGGTTTTCACAGCCATATATTTTATCCCATGTGAGGGGACCCATTGTTTAACGGACGTACACTAAGAAAAGGGGTTGGGGTACCGGTGGTAAAAACAGATGTTGGTGCTATTGTAAATGCAATATTACCATATGCTCGATCCGTGGAAATCGTTATGATACGATTTCATCCATTTGTGAAAGCATATTGTGGAGACGAACAGTTTACACGATGTGTTATTTCAATCACAGAGTGTGGGGAACGGTTTACAATCTGTCACACAAATGATGATTCGGTGACTTGTCGCTATCTTCCGGTTGCGACACCGAAACCAACGTTTGTTAAAGAGAGTGATTATGCAAAAAATAAATTCCAGGTATTTTTCACAAAAGATCCAAACGTCATTGATAATTTAAGCTGGGAGGAATTGTTATCAGAGATATCATCCATCATATTATTATATGACGTTCCGGAACCAACCGTTCAAAAGAAACGAAAGAAACGACATCGGAAGCGTTCTTCCAATAAAGAGGACGTTACGATATCGTATCATCCATCACGGGAGGTATAAATAAATGAATATCTATTTGAATCGCATTGACGGAATCGATGACGCTATCATCTCTATGTTGATGAGTAAGAGAAGTTGGAATATCTTTACGGATGAAGATATTCGGCGTACATGTAGTATTGTAAATACATCAAAGGGAGAATATGTTCCTCAGCAAAAAAATGATAAGCGGGAAGAAAAATACTTTATACAATATAACGATTATCTCACAAAACTATTTAAGTGGGGAACACAACATATCACTCTATTGAAGTTCATCGATATTTCAGTTACTGTTGAAGGACTACATCGCGCTGGGCAAGATGATTGGGATGCGCATGCCCAGCGGTTCCAGAACCGTATCATTCGTTCAAGTACGCGGCTAGCAAGGTTTAACGAAGGAGAAATCTCCGATTTCTATGCGGATAAGATTATTTCAACGGATGACGCACTAACTCGTCTTGGATTAGAATTCCCGCAAGAGTTAACGGATGAGAATGGTGTGAAATATGTAAAGACGATCAATGGATATATACGGGAGGATCTTAAAGAAAATAAAGATGTTCTTCGTGGTCTCTATATGTTATCCATTCCGTCGAATTTCATCTTCCGTTGCAATCTGGCGGACTTCTCCCATGTATATAAAGAACGTGGGAAGCATGGTGGTGCAAACCCAGAGGTGAAAGAGTTAGCAGAAGGAATTGTTGATCGGTTGGAACAATGGCAACCAATGATCACCCGAGAACTGCTCATGAAAATAAAGTGTTAGGAGGTTTCTATGGAACTCAAGACAAATGAAGAAGCATTCTGTATTCGTCACATCGGTGTACGATACATCTGTGAGTTTTGTCATGAAGGAGAGATGAAATATCTTGCTCCTGGTGATGACAATGCTGGATTGTTCCTCCATCGTTGCACGAAATGCAATAAAGAAATGCTTCTTCCGAAAATGTATCCATATATCGAGTGGATACCAGGTGAGAATATCAATAAGGAGGATATATGGAAGCCAAGCTAATTGCATTCGAAGGAATTGATGGATCTGGAAAAGGAACACAATGTCAACTTCTTGTTAGTCAATTAGAATCGCTCGGAAAAAAAGTTCTTAAGTTCCGATATCCAGCATATCAAGATCTATCATCGACAATGGTAGAGATTTATCTGGGTGGAAGACTTATTCCGTTCGACCAGGCAAACCCATATGCGATCAGTTCAATCTATGCGGTAGATCATCAGATTGCATTCCAGAAATATTTAGAGAAAGCATATTATGATGACGAGACGATCATTGTTCTAGATCGTTATATTGGTTCCAATATCATTCATCAAATGTCACGTCTTGATGAGAGGGAATGGGATTCTTACATTGAGTGGATTCGTTCCTATGAATTCGGGAAACTAAATCTCCCTCGTCCAGACATTACATTTTATATGGATATCGATCCCGACGTTTCAATGAAAATGATTGCTGCGCGGTGCCGTGCACAAAACATCTCTCCAGATATTCATGAGAAAAATCGTGACTATCTACACTCCTGTTCTCGTGCCGGATTATACGGTGCAGAGAATTGCGGATGGACAATCATCAACTGTATGGATAAAGAGAATCAATTCGTTGATAAAGTTCACCATATCAGAAATCGAATTTGGGAGGCAATCCCAGTGGAGATAAAAGATGATTGGAGTGTTTAATGTATGGAGCAGCATGAATTCATTTGGTTGGCAAACAATATGCAAATCGAAACCGTGCGACAAGATGAAATCGGTCACACAGAAGTAGAACTACGACCACACATCAAGATTACCCATGATTATAATTCACATAATCTGATGTTACTTAGTTTTACGGAAACACGAGATTTCTACAAGATTCCATCGAAGGATGCGTTGGAAGATATTTTCCGACTTCATCTAACCAATGAGAATCTTGAAATGCCACTACGTGAATATGCAGAAGCAAATCTAACACGACTCAATTAAACAGTAATCCCTCTCCTTTCGGGGAGGGATTACTATTCTTCTTTCATTTCAGGAGGTAAAATCATGGATGTTTCAATTTATATGAATGAGAACAACTACGTTTGTGTTAATGGAAATAAACATATCTTCATTAACTTTGATAAGAAGGATTTAAACTTTATTGAAACGGGTGGTGTTCGTCGTGATGCGATGAGAACGTTCCATATCTATATCACGAGTTATCGTTCTGCAAATAAATATTTACAAATGTTTGTACGCAAATATGGATCTATTGCGCAGATCGTTATTCACTTCCCGTATCCAGTCCGCATGTTTCGTAGCGGGTTTGATCTCCTTCTCAAAGGATTGGATTACGCGGTACAGATCAATTTTAAGAATGTTGTTTATGAATGCGGGAGTGATCGGAACGATCGTGTGTTCATCAATATCACCAATGAACATGTTTGGGTACAACTACCAAAAGTACCCATTCATATTCATGGAAACAATTTTAAGTATCGTCTTTTCGCAAATGAGGAAAAGATGTATTTGTCTCCTGATTGGGAAAAGAACCCTGATCAGTATCGTGTTAAGATTATGCGGCAATTTAAAACACTTTGTCCAAGAGGATTGTATAATGCGTTTGATGATGAAGATGATGTATGGGATTATATCACGCGAAAGTGTTTAAAGGAGGTAGACGATGTTGTTCCATTGGATTCGCAACAAGATGTCGCCAGTGCTCAGTGATCGAACCATTCTAAATTATAATCGAAAGGGTCAGTTGATTGAAACTCCATTGTCACTGAGTCAAGTGCAACCAAACTCGATCGATTTAACATTGGCAAATGGATGGAAGAGGATAAAGGCGGAGTATGGGCAGGTACTTGATCCAGCAAAACCGATCAAATATGAATCTGGTACGTTCGGTCGCATCTTCGAAGAAACAGAATCGGATCGACCAATCTATCACATTGTCCATCCAAAAGAGTTTGTCCTAATGGCGTCGAATGAGGTCTTGAATATTCCGAATGGAATCATCGCTTTCGTGCAAGGGCGTAGTTCAATTGCACGATTAGCGATTCAGACGGAACAGGCAGGACTCATCGATGCTGGATTCCGTGGAACGATCACGTTTGAAGTATTCAACCAATCGGAATATCCGATCAAACTATATGAAAATATGCGGATTGCACAAGTTTACTTCTTCAAGGCAGAGTATGCCGATCGTATCTATGGGAAAGATCATGGGTCGAAATATAATGGACAAATCGATCCAACAGAAAGTAGATTGTATCAAGATTTCAAATGAAAGAAAAGAGGGAAATTCCCTCTTTTCTTTTTTATATATTCTCTGGATAAATCAAAAATGAAGATTTATAGGAGGAATGGATATTGTTAAAATACATTAACATGCTACCAAATCCATATCGAGAACACTTGAATGAAGAAGTGATGCATAAGAGTTATGATCGACCGTTAGAAGAATTTGTGTATGAATCATTTCTTGGATTGGAAATCCTTGGAAATATCAAGTTGCTTGGATATGAATGGGTCCCCGATGAAGATAAATTCGATATCAATGATCATGTTATTCGACGCAATTCCAATAAGAATAAAGTGATTAAAAACATCACAGAAACTAGATGCGGTGTCATGTATATTGATGTCGAAATCAGAGGGTTGGATAAAAACGGACAACAGAAAGTCCACTACATTAAGAAACCAATTATTCTTCCAATTCAGGATGAAAAAGGCTATTATTTGATTAAAGGGAAAAAGTGTTACCTTATCTATCAGATGGTAGATAAAATGATGTACCCATCATTTGGTGCAGTAACCATTAAATCCCTTATGCCAATCTGTGTAAAGACAGTGAAAGAACGGTTTAATGAAATCCATAAAACTACCAATAAACGAGGTACGATAGTATTCGAAGAAGGAGAAGAATGGACGATTCCCATTTATAATATTCAGATCTTCAAAAACGCAATCAATGTGCTACTCATCTATTCTCATCTAGGGATTACGAAAACATTAAACTTCCTGGAAGTAAATCGATTTATTAAAGTAATCAATAAAGAATCTGATTTTCCTGTCCGAGATGATGTTGTCTATTTTGATTGTGGTAAGCGTTCAGATATTATCGTTGCGGCAAAGCGAAATATATTTGAGAAAGAAATCTACGTACGTTCGATTGTTGGTTGTATTATTACGCTATTTAAAGAAACAAAAATAAAATTCGAGGATATTGACAATTGGGAAGAATGGATGATCATTGTCGGTGGTAAGAATACCATCAGACGAGGGATGTATCAACACATATTTTTCAATCGATTGTTGGATGATGTCACACGCAATGAATTAAAAATCAATGACTACGATAAACAGAATATCTACTACCTGCTTCGATGGATTATCCAAAATTATCATACCTTATGGGCAAAAGATAATCTTTCGATGATCAATAAACGATTGCGGTGTAATGAATATATTGGAAGCTTCGTTACTGCGGAAATCTCAAAGCGGATCAATCGTGTCGTTTCTCTTGGTGATAAAGCGATGCTCAAAGATTTTCTCAATTTATTTAAGTTCCCTTCTGTACGTGTACTTTGGGGGAGATTTCATGAACTGCTGGAAGCCTGTAGAATGGTAATCAGCAGCTAAGGTCCTAACTTATATAGGATCGAGTTCATCGACTATCCTTTCGAGGAGTACAACTCAAATGTGAGTTGGAAGTGTGAAACATGATGAAAGCTCATGAAGATATAGTCAGACCATATGGAAACATATTGGATTAATTGGAAGATATATTTATTACGAAATTATATAGTTCGGGAGTATTACGATATTCAGAAACAAATTCAGATATAGATTCGTACTCTAAGTGGAAAGTCACGAAAAAAGGACCGAATGCATTGGGAGCAACAAATTCTAGAAGAATACCAATCCGACAGAGGGCTCTCCATCCATCCATGTTAGGATGTTTAGACATTTCCTCGAGCTCTTCTTCGGATCCAGGCCAGAGTTTGGATCTATCACCATATACAGATATGAAGTCTCTATATTTTGATGATTCATTATATGAGAATACTATGCATTATAAGATTAAAAAGTATTTAGAAGAAAATCCGCTGGATAAAGAGTATGAAGAACTCATCATCAAATGTGATTCCGAGAAGGAGTATAACGCAGTACTTGATTCATTATTTAAAGAAGCCGATGGTAAGTTCCGTGTATTTGGTGTATCAAATAATCCAATGGAAATTGTGGTTGAACCGGATCCACGAGATAAATATCGTAAATTTGATGAAGATAATCTGATGAGTTCAGAAAACACGAATTTCAAGGAGGAAGCGAAATGAGGCAGAATATCCGATATCAATCTTTAGTTATTCCTTCAAAAATTCGTGTTGAAATTCGTTTATCGATGGATGATCAACATAATCCATTATATCAATATAGTGGAGAGTCCGGAGACCAGAATACATCCATCTCCCTCTTCCCATTTATTGGAATCTCCATTGTTCGTAAAGGAGAACTCGGAGAAGATGGAAAACGTACAAGGGCTCCTTGGAATCCGAATGACCATTTAAGTATGACGAAGTATAATTTACCTATTTTCATAAACGCTTTTAAAGATATCTATCAAGGAATGAAGACGAAGGATTTATATACTTATCAAGGGAAGCGATTGGAATTAAATGAAGAAGTTGGAAAAACAATTCGTCAAGCATTTATGATTGGTCAAACTGCAGTTGAACTTACACCGGTTGTTATTGTTCAGGAGGATGATTCTCGTCTTGAAGGAATCAAGATGAAATTCAATAATGAACAATCTCATGTATTGTTAACACTCAATGATATGTGGTCTTTGTATTATAATTTAACGCGTATACCAATCGATGTATTAGCGCTAGGTATCTATGAGGCATATGCGAAGAAATCCCCATTCGATATAAATAATGTGAAGAAGGTAGAAACACAACCAAAAATAGATATCCCATTTTAACATAATTGAGAGGGTGGGAGAAATCCCACCCTCTATCTTTTATATATTCTATTGAAAATAATTAATGGTTGGAGGAGTTTAACGATGTTTGATATGTTTAAAAACAATGATGTTGAGATTGATCAGTCTTTTAGCACATTGATCAACAATGGTATCACAATTAGTGGAACTATGATTACTGGCGAGGAATCTATTCGTATTGATGGGACCGTTGAGATTGACTCCATTAATATGAGTAAGTCTATTATTGTTAGTCAAAGTGGATCAGTCAATGTAAATAAACTTATCGCGAATAATATTATTATCGATGGAAGTGTGAAGGGTGAAGTCCATGCAACGGATACCGTATACTTACTCGAACATGCGATTTTACACGGAGATATTTATGCGAAAGAGCTATATGTTGAACGTGGTGCAAAGTTCCATGGATCAAACCATGTCATTGATGGAGAGGCACTGCATGTATCCTCCTCTCCAATCATAACAATAGTTAATGAATCAAGTGAGAATCATGCTTATTCTTCAGAGGAAGAAGGTTCATTTAAACCAATTACACGCGCAGCATCATAAAGGGGTTATATAGTATGATTGGCATCATCAGTGGAGTAAATAAAACGTATATCGTTGATGGAAGTTTTGATACACCGAATAAAGTGGAAGGAAATATATATTTTCATCCAACAACAAAACGATTATTCATGTATATAAAGAATGAAAAACGTTCAAATCCACGTACAGGATTTTATCCAACATGGGATGGTGTCAATACATACATTAGTGCTCATAGTGTTGATCGATATTATCCAAATGATGTTATCATTACAGACACATCGGATATGAGTCAACAGGTAACGGCAAAGAAAGCAGAGGAGATTGTTCATCATCAACAACGTTCCATGAGTGGTGGACCATTATCATTTCAAATTTCGGATGAAGATAATTTCTTTACGCAATGCATTAAAGAGATATTAAATAAGAAACAATACACCGTTGTTGATCTTGTTCAATTATCAACCCCACGATTGAATGATAAAATTATTACAAATTATTGCAATGCTTTATCAAAAATATCATTCATGCGATTGGAGAAATGGAATATATGGTTGCATAATATTCTACATATGAAATATGAAGTTATCATACGCAATGGAGAACGAGACATCTGTTCCTATAAAGAACCAGATCAATTTACTTTGATTACTGATCATCATGATTTATTGAAAAAGAAAATGGATCCATTGAAGAAACTTATCAAGATTACAATGATTGATGAACGAATCGACAAATCTGATTTACGAAGTGATGATATCGATGAATATACCATCAATAATATGATGACGATTCTTACAGGACCAAAACCGGTATCAGCCCAGTTGTTTAGTCGATTTATCCATATGGCTGATTTATCCTTTCAATTAAACGTTTATGATCATGATGATATTATCGTTACTTATCGTGAGTAAGATAGAGATACTAATCTCTATCTTTTTTATATTTCATTGACTTATCTCATAATCTAATAAAAGAATAAAGGGGTTGATTCTTATGAAATATTATGACTCGAATGGCAATGTGAGGAACTGGTTTATTGTGTCATTGATTGGTGGAGTAATTTCATCACGGGAGGAACCTGTGATCATTGACGAGGATGATATTGTGATTCCTCAAATGGATGATGCTAAAATTGTCATTGATAATGAAACCCATCAAGTTGTTCTGATGGATCGCAATAATCAAATTGTTAAAAAAGTTCACTTGAATGAGTCATTGATTAATGGGGTTACCGCATTAAAAACGAAATTCCAAGATTTGGAAAAAACCCTTCCGTCGGCAGATGAAATCAAAAACATATTATCAAACGAACGTGTTGGAGAAACAATTAATGCTCTAAATAAAAATGAAACACCATTAACCATGGAAGGTCAATCGACATTAAAACGAATTAGATCGATATTTGGTTTATAACGAAAATAAAATATATGGGAGGGAATATTCCCTCCCATATATTTGTTTTTATATTTTATTCGTCATCGGATTTATCTTCATCCTTCTTCTTTCTAGAAATCTTTGACTTGATCTTTTCAATAAGCTTATTGAATCCGGACTTAATTGAAGATTCAGAACTCGGTTCAATATCTTCTGTCAGCTTAAGAGCAGCCGCATATTTTGCTGCCTTCTCACCCTTTAGATGAATTGTCTCTTCCCGATTTGGGATTGGTGTTCCCTTTTCATTCACAATGAGAAGGTAGTTATTAAAGTAATTTGAATCTGTTCCCTCATCATACTCATCAAGTTCCTTTTTCCCACGAATTGTTGGGTAGAAGAACTTCATTTTGATGATTTCAATTTCATATTTCTCACCGAGTACATCAGCGAATTCATTATTCAATTTTTTCTTTATATCGCCGAGTATATATGATTTTCCATAAAAATAACAGATTGTCTGCCATGCATATAGATTCAGTCGATCATTATTAAATTTCGAAATAAGTATTGGGTCGATGATCCACATATCGAATCCATATTTGATAAGAGTGATGATTATGACAAGTGGGTTAATTGATCCAATGATATCGCTCAAGAGCCGCAGTTTATGTGTTATTGTTGCGCCAATACCATTGATGTTGTGGGCCTGATCCAGTAGTCTCTTACGAAGTCTCTTTGCTAACGCCTTGATTTCATGTTTGTTTTCAGCGCTGACCTTCTCGAAATACGGGCCATCACAATATGATTCAAAAATGGCTCGATCCGTAAAAAAATCTTGTGCAAGATTCTCCGATGTGTGTTCAACGATATTATAGTTGATGGATACATTCTTCATAAATTTCACGGTCTCGTTGAAACTATTTTGGAGCCGAGTCAATGCATCGTTGTACGTCTGTACATCAATCTCTTTCTTGTTTGGAATCGGAATGGAATTTGCATCATAGGGTCGACCAGATGGCTTCTCTCCAATTTCTCCAGATCCACTCTCCATGATCTGATCAATGTCTAGATTAAAATTACTTAGTGTGCCTTCCATGATGTCGATATCCCCAAGCCAGGCTGTTTCAGATACAGGCTTTGAGTTATCCTTCAGAAGTTCGTCAATATCAAACATACTCATTGTTATCTCTCCTTAACTTAAAAATATCGTGTTGTTTCAACAATAAGCTTTATCACAGTGTTCATCACTCGAGCCCATACAATTGTTTGACTAAATTATTGATATATTCGTGAGATACTGTGATAATCAAACGATACGTCCGATGCGGATCCGGATTTGTTAAAACAATGTCACGATGTTTCCAATCAATATAATACGATTCATTATGTAAAACTTCACCATTTTCTCGGAATTGTATTTGGATGAAGCGTTCCATCGGTATGCCGAATTCTAAATGATAATCAATGACACGACGTAAAGATTCATTTAAAATATTATCAATAGACACTTTATTTTCTTTTGGTCCGAGCTTAAAGATAGGCCATCCAAGAACACTCCATCCAACAGGTAGATCGAAATCCTGAAGGTTAATATTATCCGAGAATATTGTTTCAATTACTTTATTTTGATCCGTATTTACTTGAATTGGTTTTTCGAATGTTGGACTATTCAATGCAAAGTACCCAATGGTGTTAAATTCACATCGCACTGTAAAAGTGATATCAAATGCACGCCGGATCTGACCATCTTTTACACCAGCACCTGCTTGCGGGTCTTGGAACAATGCATCGATATCAGCAATATAATACATAAAGAATTCATCTGAATTTGATCCACCTTTTAGTTTATAGGTGATTGGGTGATACCATATTGAGTTCAAATAATTTAAATAGTTATAGACTGAACCGTTTTCCTTTACAGGAACTTTTGCCACATGACCTAATAGTTCACAAAATTCATCTGGGATATATAATTCCAACGGAGCACGAATAAATTGATTATGCCCAACAGGGATCATGTTATGAATATAGGACATATAGGATATCTGTTCTGCGTATGTATTGAATGTTAAGATGATATCTACATACATCACCGCACGGTTATAATGTCCATGCACATATACTTTTTTTCGCGAATCTTTTGCTAACGGTATAAGTGACCCTTCACCCCATAGATTATGTGTATCTGTAATACGTGAATTGATTAATGTATGTGCTAAGAATCGATTGTCATCTTGTCCAAACATAATTCTTGGGACCAATACCATCATCGGCATTTCTTTTTTCTGTAATTGTTTTGGTAAATGTGTTACTTGCCGATTTGCCAATGTTGTACTTGCCGTTATTGTTTTAAATAAATTCTTTGGAAATAAATCGAGTATATATTTTTCCACCACCGACAATACATTCCCATATGTATGCGATGCGGATGAATTACATATCGCTGCCGTATTTAAAATATGATCTCCAAATTCTGCTCCGGGATTGCGTTCAAATGAATAATAATTTTTATTCGCATCGGGATTACCAACATTTGGGAGATTATGACTATTTCGTATCAAAGGAATTCCTCCTTTCTCTCTATAATAATATATTCTCATTATATATACTTAGGAGTGGATGACCGAGTATGAGTTCAAGAAGGTCCTCGAATCGATAATCGACGTTATCGCTTCACAAAGTATTATAGTCGTTAGTGAAAAGATATAGGAGGTAATGAAAATGTATACAGGTCTGTTTATCCTGGGGATTGAATTAGTGCTCTCTACTAGCTTGGTTCATCATTACATCAAGCAGCGCAGAGACACGAAGAAAGCGCAAAAATACTTCGATGAGGTCGTCCGCAAATGTGACGAGGAACTCAAGCATCGCAACAAGAAGGGAGAGGTCTGAAATGGGAGCAGTTGTATTTAGTGTAACGTTAGTTGCTGCAGGTGTTGGTGTTGTCGCCGGATATAAGACGCTCCGCGAGATCGAGAAGGAACGGAATCTCTATAAGGCAGCGGACATCCTCAATGGGATGAACGAAATGCTTAAGTTCGTGCGTAAGCTGAATGAAGAGAAAAAAGTATAATGTCGTTTTGAGGGAGCTTATAATGAGCTCCTTTCTTTTTATAATTTTTTCTCCCGTTTGAAGAATATATTGATTAACTCTTTTACATCTACAGGATTATAGATTTTGATTACAGGTTCTTGGAACTCTGTAATATTTCGCATATTATTAACGCGTAATAATGCTAACCATAATTCTGTTGTTCCATATAATTCTAAACTCACTGTCTTTGGTTGATAAAATAATCGACTGCTGAGATTATAATATTGAATTGTATGTTTTAATTGGTTATGATATCTGGTGAAAAAATCAGAGACTGGAATACGAATGATATGTAGGGGATTGCTCGCATCAGCAGTCAACATGGTATCATAAAATTTATCCAATGATAATACTTCCTGTTGCCCTTCTGTAATGAAACTATCGATATATGTTTGAGACATCGTTGATGTGGCCATAGCTATACTCCCTTATTCTTGAGAGGATTCATTACATTTTCGTTTGCGTCACGATTATATCCACGAACTGCGTCCTCGGTACCAAAGATACGAGAATTATAATCCGTATGACCATTACGACAAATCAGAAGGAACTCTCTACCCATTTGAGTCTTAGGACCATAGAATTCAAGTGGCGCACGACCAACGTATTTTGCTGTAAAAAAATTCTGAGTCATAATCGTTGTATCACATATTAATGCTGTTTCCTCAGCATTGATAAAAATCGATGTATCAATATATTCTGGTGTTGTTGCTGATTGTTCAAATGGAATATTTGGTAATAATGCTGCTGACCAAATGTGAAAGTCGCCAACATCACTAAATTCATAATCCTCTGTTGATTTACACGTTGATTCTTCAACAACAGGAGGAATACTATAAGTTCCTATAATCATATTATCACCACCTTATTATCTGGGTATGTTAATAAATGTAAATAGATGAGGGAGGGAAATTTCCCTCCCCCATCAAAATGTTTATATATAGAAATATTATTCGTTCTGATCGTCGTCATCTGTGGGCATGTTGTCCACCTTATTCTGGAGGAAAGCATCCATGCTGGATGTGAAGGTGTTCTGATATGAAACATACATTGCTGAGATCGTAATGGTCTGTGCAACGACCTTCTGAACATTCTTGAGGAACTCCATCGCCTGGCCAACACCCTCTTTGTTTACAGATAGACCGCTCAGTGCCATACCTGCAAGATTCTTCGCTGCAGAATCAGAGTTGTTGAGCTTATCACGCTCCATATCGAGACGCTTATTCAGACCCTTTGCACCGCGTGTCGGCGTGAGCTTGATGGATTTGATTGCATCCATTGCATCTGTGAGGAGGCGATCAACCATTCCTGCGACCTTATCAAAGTCCTCATCCATCACAAGATAGAAACCCTTAGCACGATTCTTCTCAAGCTTCTTCGTGAGGTTAGTATTCAGGGAATTGAATAGTGATTCAGGATTGCTGCTAATCACCTTTGAGATTTTCATCTTTACGAGCTTACCAGCCATATCCTTCGTAATATCTGTAAGATCCTTTGGTGAGCATGCATGACTCAGCTTGCTTCCAGCAGTAACTGAAATCAGAACAGGATCTTCGAGCACGAGCTTCGTAAGACGCTGCCAGATTGGATGCGCCCCACTCACAACGGTGCGAGAACCGATAGCACGAATGACCTTATCACGATAGTTTTCAGCCACAGGAAGCTTACTCTTCTTGATAGCGTTCTTGTACGCTTTGATAACCATATTGGCATCTGCTTCATCAAACTTCTTGATGCGTGTCGAAGGAAGATTCTTCAGCCATGCACCAACCTTCTTGATCTTCTCCCAAATACTCTTGAAGAAGGAAACAATCGCGTTCTTGATCCTGGAGAGAATAGCAACGATCTTGTCCCAGAGCGACTTGCGCTTTGAATTGAGGCTGGCCATGAGGCCTTCCTTCTTGTCCTTGTCCTTATTCTTTGCTTCGCCGAAATAGGTTGACTCCATCATACTTACGAGTTCTGTATTATCTTCACAGAACTCCATAGACTCAAGATGTGCTTCAATGAGGGTACACTCCATGGTTGTCTTGAGAATATCCATGGCCTCTGCACTGTACTCAAAATTGTCGGCCTCATAAATAAATTCCTGCAGGTTCATTTCAACATTTCTCCTTTACTGTTTACATTATATAATTTAATGATTGGTCTCAGGGAGGAGCTCATCCGCTGCTTTTCGTGCAATGGAAGAATTGTTTGTGGTCGAGACCTTCACCAAAAACTTTTGTGCTAAGGCTTTTGCCTTTACATACTCTGTTTTCTGAATATCGAGTTTCATTTTATTTCGAATCTCACATGCTTTCGCAAACATCTGATATTGTTCTGTATTCTTCTGCTTTGCAATGAGAAGAGCACATACTGAAATCAGTTGTGCCATGCGAGATGCTGAATCGAAATTGATGATATTCTTCTCCAGAAGAACCGATGATTCACTGACCGCTTCCTGTATCTTATCAGATACATCAGTTTCAAATCCTTGCATAACAAGAATTGGGGTAAAAATTTGATTTAGTTCATCAAGAAGTCCATCTTCGGATGGTGCATCTTCTGTTGGAGATACATCAGAATCTGGTCCTTCAACTTCATCAGGATCATCGATAGGTTCATCCAGAATATCATTATCATCTTCTTTCTGAATATCTTCTTTGACTTCATCCATTTTTTCAAGAGCTTCTTTGTAAGAATGCATATGAATATTATCTCCTTCCTCTAATATTCTAGAAACTTTAACCTTTTGTTTCCTCTATTGTTCAACAGTATCTAGATCTTCATCTGTGATTTCTGTAGTTGATACACGAGATTGCAACTCCATATCATTCGCATCTTCGTCCACTCGTTTGAAAATATCATCCAACTCATCAAAATCGAGCTGTGGTAAATACTTCTTTGCTAATTCTCTTCGCAATACAATCCGTTTATAGGTTGGCTTCCCATCTTTATCCTCTAGATCATCCTTTGTAAAATGTAATGATTCTACCACTTCAACAGCGAGATTGAAATTATTAATCATATCTGCTGTAATATTCAGATCCTGTTGTTTGATTGTATTGAATTTGAATAAGAATGATTGAATAACATCATCTTCAATATCCGTCGAATATTTCATAACGCGCTGATATAGATTCGTCAGACCTTTATTGAAGTCGATTTTGTAAGCAGATACTGTCGAGATGAATCTTGAATTTGCCATCTCCAATGTCTTTGCAAAATCTACTTCATCGAGCGCATTAATAACCATAAGGTGCGGTGCACCAGTACCGGCAATTGCTTGACGACGCTGTTGTTCCAATAAATCCATATCAATTGGCTTATTGACAGCTTCTATCGTATCTGTTTCAAGCGCCTTATAATCACCACGTCCAGCAGGAAGAACCATCTCTCCCATACCACCGACTTTATTCAATACACCTTGGTAGGAATAAATATCATCGACCGTGATTCTACGCGCTTGGAATTTTCTCATCGTACGTTGGATTTGAGCAGAATAATCCTTATTCATCCCTGATGAGCGAAGATAATGTACACGAGTGGTTGTATTGTTCAATGTAAATAGAAGATTATATAGATTTAGCATGAGGTAGTTGCGGGCAGGGAACATCGCTGGTTCTAGCATTCCATGTCCTCGTCCAGTTTCATCTTCATTGATGACTAGACGAACAACTTCATTTTCTGGAATATAAACGAATGACAACATTCCCTCTGAGAATTTATGCGCCATAATAACGTCGGCAATTTCTTGCTTCAGTTTCACATTCTTTTGCAGCATACTTTTATCGAAAGATTTGATGATCATCGACGCAAGATTATCTACCATATTTTTATCTCGTGTATAATTCTGATATGATAGATCGACAATGCCTTGTGGTTGTGATGGATTCACGGCGAGATCGAGTGTAGTTGTTATATAATAATAACCAATGACACGTCGATCCATCCGAATGGGAACAACCCGTAGTCCATCGAGGTATTTGATGTAACAACCTTTGATATGCTCGTACGGTTTTGTATTGAGTTCTTGATCATCAATGTTTGAGAAGATGGACCCACTTACACGGTTCCCACCCATCGCCTCGACAAAATGTTGATCTTTCGTCGTAGCTTCATCCATACGAATACGATCATATTCATCTTTCATGAAACCTTCTAATGCATCAACACCGTATTCTTCTAACAAAATAGAATCAGAACGACACACGCGAATATTCTCTAAGATATGCTTTAGATCCTCTTTCACTTGACCATCATAATTCGTACGGTTTTTTGTATCGTCAACGGCATGAATATCTTTTCCATCAACCTTTGTTATCGTGGAAACCGATTCCATGATTGTCTTTAGATTGGATTCAGAATAAAGAGATGTTGATTCATTATAATATGATGTATCAACACTTTCTTTGAATGATCGATTCCCTAACTTATTTTTCTTCATCTCTTTAATAGCTTCAATCTCAGCAAAGATTTTTGAAAAAGGTACGACCTGAATATACATTTCACCCATCATCAACGTTTTCGGAACGATAAAGTTTTTGATTGCCATAAGAAAATCATGTTTATTTTCAAGATCACGTACCTGTGACATATATTTTTCCGAATCATTATGGTTTTGGAAAATAAGTGTTCGTGATACTTCACCGGTCGAAGTATTTGCCTCAATGATAGAGTCACGAGTCACCCATACGACATCGCGCATTTCTGGCATTTGAGTGCACACGTTATACATATCTCGGCGCAGTAGAATTTCTCGCTGATTCAATACAGATGTATCAATGTATTCATTCTTTAAAGTATTTAGAATATTCTTAACGGTTTCTTTGTCTTTCTTATCAACTTCCAATGTATTCATCCTAACGATGAATCCATCATCATCGAATGATGAAGATGAAAACGATTGGAGTGCTTTCTTTAATGCAGCGTCAAAATTATCTGAAATGGCACCGAGTTCGTCATCAATCATATTTCCAACAGAAGTAGAAATATCTTTTTCTAATTGATCTGCGAACTCCTGTGTTTTATCTGCCATAATAACACTTCCCTTCTACTAAACTTATGAAGAAGGTGGATGTAAATCTGTAATAAAGTGAGAGGAGTTAAACTCCTCTCACTAAAATCACATATTACATTGACTTCAGTACAGCATTCTTTGCATCTTCAAGACTCTTCGTAATAGAAGAAAGCTTCTTCATGAGAGCTTCTTTTGCTGAGGAAGAACCACCGAGATCGTCACCGGATTCGTCATCCATCGGTTCATCATCTGGTTCAGCTTCAGCAACCTTATCCTTTACCGCTGATGTAACTTCATTCTCATCTGCTGGTGGATTGTCATCTGCAGCAGGTTCTCCATCATCGGATGATTCACTGTTTCCGCCGAGGGTAATTCCCTCAAGGAAGGAATCGGATGATTCGGTCAGATTATGCTTGGCTTTATATTCATTTACCTTTTTTCTGAACTCCCCAGGCATCATGTACAAATATACATCTTCTGGTGGATTTATTCCCAAATCTTTAATTACTTGGAGCTCCACCTGATCAAATTGATGGTTGACTGGTTTGTGTAGTAGCTCATCTTTGGGTCGGAGTCTTTCAACACCATCCATTTCTGGAGAATCCCCACGAATCTCTCTGAATCTAAACTCATTGAAAAATGCTTCTTCAAACCCTGAATCAACTCTGGTGGAAAGGATATCATCACTGATTGCTTCTCCAGCATTATCTGGTGGAACAGGAAGAACATCAGTCATCGTGTTTGATTTTAGATCGATGGTTACTGAGAGTAAGTCATCATCTGTGAGTTCGATCGGTTCACCAGTCTGTCTTCCAACGAGACTGAGATTATCAAAGTCATCAGATGATCCATCATCAATAGGAGCGTCGAGAATATCATCTTCGGATGATTCTGGTTCAACATCATCTTCAACGTTATCATTGTCATTTTCTGAATCATCAGATATATCTGTATTCATGATATCATCAGAATCATCATGGTCTTCTTTGGGTTCTGTATCTTCAGATACATCATCTGTTGATGGTGCTTCTTCCGGCTCATCTGCTTCATTGAAATTAAATTGAGTGGACAATACCCATGAAAGATCATTAGATTCATTTTTATTCTTGATTTTGGAATCCATTTTAAGTGTGACACACTCTTTATTGTCTTTTGATACAGTGAACCCTACCGCTTTGAATGCAGAGATGAAATCCTTCTGAGTATTCTTACAAAGTTCGACAACTTTATTCGTATCAGCGATTCCGGTAGATACTCTCTTTACAAGTTCTTTCAAGCAAGATTTGTGCTTTGGATGTACTGCACAGATATTAATTTTCTGAGTAGAACCAGATATCGTTGACTGAATGATTCCAACAACCTTATCATTTACATAATATGCGACAACCTCGTTGGTTGTTTCATTGTCAACGAGTTTTTTCATATTGAATTTCGTTGGATCAAGCTTTGATCCTGCCGGTGTTTTGAAGAACCATTTCTTGAATTCATCATTATCTACATTATCGATATATTTCATTGTATCGATACCATTGACAGGTTTTTTACTTCCGATATTATGTGATGCCTCCATAAATGATTCATCATCTGATATCTCTTCAAAACTCTCGCCGAATACTCTCTTCATGATTTTTGTAACGATTGATGGATCGATAATTTTATCTGCATGAATTTCGTTACCAGAGATCTCTAGAACGTTATCAGGTTTCACAACAATGGTTTTGTTTGCATCATCAACATCTAATTTCAGATTATCTTTCTTTGAAAGTAAATGAATAGAAAGAATTGAAGCTGCACAATTCTTATAGGATTTATCTTCATACGATACTTTGAAGGATTTATTTTCTCCACCGACATTCAGAGCAACTTTACTTGGTGTATTGATTGAGAGTTCGATGCCAGGAAGATCATTTTCATGACCACCGATCCATCCACTCGTCATCACCTTAAAGATTTCAGAAACGTCGCTATTGTCGGACTTCAATTTCTTTGCTGTCTTTGAAAATGCTTTTGCAACGAGCTTTACATCGTTATCGTGGTTCCCAGATCCATTCTTATAACTCTGCTGTCCATCAAATATTGTAACGGTTTCTCCGCGCACAACAATTGTCTTTGTCGCTGCATTACGAACTTCGTTAAAGAATGCTTTATTTTCTGAGAGTTCCGAGAGTGATGAATCCGATGAAACAATATCACAAAAAATATCACAAACCTGTTTCTGAATTCCTCGAATATATTTCCCATAATATTTATTAAATTTTTTCGTCTCTTCTGACATATTTGATGAGAATGCACTAAGGACAGTGTCTTTCAGACCGTCTTCATTTAATACAATCAGGTCATCAAGATTATTTTCTACGGTATCTTCAAAAATAATCTTAGATGCTTCAATATACTCCTGTTTTTCCAGGATCATTTTCTTGACGTTATCTAGCATTATAACATCGCTCCTTATCTAAAAATTACTACGAGTATATGTTCAAACGTTATTATTTAGTCAGAGAGTCCCACTAAAGTATACGATCAGACTAAATAATAACGTCACAAGAAAGGGTGTGATAATAATGATTAATCCAGATGATGTTGAAAAGATCTCAGGGAATGATCCAACACTAAAAGAGTTAAAAGAAGAACTCGTTAAAGGCGGAAAGGAGAAAGGTGAAAATGGCAGACAGTCAGTTGGTTGATTATGAGAAATATTCTCCTAATATTTCTAGTCCAAGAAATCATGAAATTGATACAATCTCAATTCATACTATGGCTGGAAATTTAACGGTAGAGACTTGTGGAAATATTTTTGCAAATCCTAATTATGAATGTAGCTCTCAATATGGTATCGGTTCTGATGGACGTATTGGTCAGTATGTTTCTGAAGGAGATCGTAGTTGGTGCACGTCCTCCAGATCAAATGATAATCGTGCAATCACCATTGAAGTGGCATCATATGAATCAGATACCTACGCATGCACCGATGCTGCTATGGAATCATTGATTAATCTGCTAGTAGACATATGTCAGCGAAATGGAATTGATCAACTTCGGTGGCAAGCAGATCCAGATCTCATTGGTGAAGTAGATCAACAGAATATGACCGTTCACCGCTGGTTTGCGCAGAAAAGCTGCCCAGGACCATATTTGTTTGAAAAACATGGATACATTGCAGATGAGGTAAATAAGCGCCTCGGAAACCCATCATATCATCCGACAAATTCTAATCCGGAGTCCAACGCTGATCAATTCGTAAAACATTTTGAAATGATTGGATTAAATCCAGCAGCGCTCTGTGGGTTAATGGGAAACATCTTTGCTGAATCTGGTCTTATTCCGAATAATCTTCAGAATTCATTTGAAGATAAACTTGGGATGAATGATGATGCATACACGCAAGCGGTTGATGATGGATCTTATGATAACTTTGTTCATGACTCAGCTGGGTACGGATTGGCTCAATGGACGTATTATTCCCGTAAAGAAGGTCTACTAAATTTTGCAAAGGAAAAGGGAGTATCTATTGGAGATATGTATATGCAGATGGATTATCTCTGGCAGGAACTTCAAAACACAATTGACATTGCAAAACTAAACGCTTGCTCCACGGTACGTGAAGCATCAGATATCATCCTACATGAATTTGAGCGTCCTGCCAACCA